TTCCGCCAAGGCATCTTGCCCTCTGGTCATCAACGGAGCGTGTTGTTTCCACCAGTTCTACCCTATCCGTACCGAACTCGTCTCGAAGAATTCTGATGAGGTGTGCTACGGTAGGATATATATTTATACCCTTTCTCAGGCTGGAAATTTCCTTGCTCGTGTCGAAGAAGATTCTCCAGCCGTCCTTTCCAGAACCGAAGCTGCCACTACGGTCCTTGATTGCGTATCTCGACTGGTCGAATGGGCCGTAAGTACCGAATGAGTAACCTCTGATTTCCTCATCGTACGGGAAATACGGAAGGTTGTACTCAATGTTTACTTGGGTGGTCTCGTCACCGCTCTTGGTATCGTCAAGACCTACCATGAAGTATTGCGTAGTTCCTGTCGGTGGTATATTCGCCGAGGAATCGACAGATATGGTATGGGCATCTACGATTGTCGCAGATACTTCTCCATCAACATTTGTGATTTTCAGTGATACCTTTTTTCCTGCTTCAAGGTCTTTTGGAATTTCCTTGGTGACAATGATATCGTTTGGCTTAGTGTATTCAGACTCGAACGGAATCATGCGTTGAGGTATCTTCATATCCTTTGGATATTTACTGTACAATCCAACGTTGATGAACCTGATTTCGGTCCAACGAGTACCGATACACTGCATCGTGGTTACAGTCCGATAGAACCAAAGGAAGCGTTTCTTTTTCTTCACCTTTCTGTATATTCGTGTAGGAATCAGCATTCTTGCAGGGAATGTTGCCGTTATCGGAATACCGTTTGTAACTCTGTAACACTGACCGTCTCGCAGGATTCGCTCCTTGCTTTCAAACACTGAGTCGGCAGTATAATACTCGAAGTATTTTATCCTATTGACGACTCGGTTGAACTCTGTCACGCTCTTTTCTAGCGAGCGTAGGCGGATTTTCAACATGGCGGCCATGCCAGGTTGTAGGAATGCCATTGCCACGATTGCGGCATCGAATTTGTCCAGAATGTCGTCAACATCATCGACGATGCTGAGCTTTTTTGAGAGGTGTGCGGTTTCAAAGGATGTGTCTGGCTGGAATGCAGGGATTAACATCGATGCACTATTCTTAGATGTGTCGGTTTCTGGTGTGCCGTCATCTGTAAGCACGGCGCCTCTATACCAGTCTACTACCCTGATTTTAACGTCTTGAAACTTGTTTACATCGGCTAAATCGAGAATCTGGGGCTGGTACAGGAATGTCGGCTGAGCAGCGTATGATACAGGTGTTAGTGATGCTGCCAAAGCGTGGTTCAGGAAATTACGTAACCACATATTTCGTCCATTATCGTCCAGACCCATCCTGTCCTTCAAATAGGTATCAAAGTAGTCTTGAAGCAGCTCGTAGAAATCTACAAAGTTGTATTCCGTATATGAAATCATCGCTTTATCAACGTTGATGCCTTTATACGCTTTATCGAAGCCATCTTGGTCTATCGAACTTACCATTGGCATGTATTGGTAATAGCCAGGATAACTGCTGTTATTGTTGTATACAAATCTCTTATAGCCGCTCCTTGTATAGTAAGGAACTACGATAGTCAAATTCCTGTTCCAGTCGGTCTCAACCACGGGGCATTTCATAGATTCTAGGTCTACGAGGAAATGTTCATCTGGGTCAGTGAAAGCGTATTCTGCTGGTGTTGCGTTTCTGTAATCGGCTGCTGATACATCTTCGATTTTTCTCCGAGTAGACTTTTTCAGAGACTTCTTCAATACCCAAAGGCTCTTTATTCCAGACAGCACATCGTCGAATGCGTCGTTGAAATCGTCAGCAACTTCTTCTTTCGGAAAATATGCCTCGAAAGCATCTCTCAATGAAGGCAGGAACGGGGTTCTGTTGTCTCCAGTGCAATCAATCATGTACCCATAGTTCTGCATATTCGTGCAGAAACCCTGCGTATTTGCTTGGACTACATCTGATGCTTTCATTGAACGGGGAAGCGTAGGATTAGGAACGGTTACGTCAACAGGCCTTTGACCTTGTGGTGGAGGTGCTGCGTTCGGGTCAACTAGGTCGTAGTAAGTAGATACTTCGACCTCGAACTTATTCTCTCTAACTGCCCTTGCGACGTTGCTCATGCGGCGTTCAAGAGTTTTATAGGATAGAACACAGTTCTTCTTTCTGGGCTTGCTGGACTTTGCCCACTTTAATGTTTCGCATCCACTACCGAGCAGGCCGAACATTGCCATAGCGTGAACATACACGTCGGCATCAGTTGCTACGGGTTGTGGGTTAGTGATTAGCGTGTACTTTGGAACGACATTCAGCGTGACAGGAACTTTCTGGTCGATGTTAAAATCATCGTCGTAATGGGCATATCCTGTCACCGTCGATATCAAAGTTCCGTTAGGACGTGGAGCTTCGTACTCGGCGTCACCAAGAGGTGAGCCTATCCTGAATGCGTACCTGTCGTCGCCCTCGTCCCCGTCCTCGTTAATCACAGAACAGCTCTGGACCAGATGGCCTTCGGACTTGTCATAATTGCTACCCTCGAAATAATTGTCGGTTCCGAAATATCGGCTGTAATCCCCGAGGGTTACGCCTGTCACGATGTAGTCAATGTTGCGGGTGACGATTTCGTTCAGCGATGTGTCGCCATCATCTGTGGATACGGATGAATCCGCCTTGATTGGGACATCTTTTAACTCTATTTTTGCGTCAGTTTTTCCTGACATCTTCTTGTAATATTTGCTGAAATCGAACATATTGGCTCACGGGTTTTCGTTTATAGTTTATCAGGCTGGAAATAAAACATTTCGATATAAAAATACCTTTTGAAAAATGTATTTTAACAGCAGTTAAACACATAGGTATACCCATGAAACATACATTGACCCTACATTCCGTTGACCTCAAGGTTAACATCGACGAAAAGAAGGAATTTCTCGACCAAGTATTCGGTCGTGGCAAAAAAGGCCCCGACAAAGAATATTCAATCGGAAGCTTTGACATCTTGGGCCGTGCCCTGACCAGACTCAGCGGTAAGCTGAATCAGGAAGACTATGGCAAGGTGTATGACTTCCTTGAAGCGGTTGAACAGTCCGTTGGCGAAGGGTTCTGCAAAGTCGCTAGCGACCTGCTTACAAGTTCCCGCAACGTCATGAGCGAGATTGACGCAGTGAAGCTCAACGCTGATGGCGATGGCCATGCTGCACAGGAGCTTGACTGCAATGTTCCGTCCCTATACAGAACAATCATCGCTCTTCTTGAAGGAATGAAGATTTGCTGCCACGAACGCCTCTGGAAGGTGAAGTACGCTCCGAGACAAAAGATTGAAGACCCTGAAATCAAGAAATACGAGGCGGAAGCCGCTGCTGAAAAATCGAAGAAGAAAGGTAAGAAGAAGGCCGAGAAGGAAACGCCTGTCCTCACAAAGGAATTTGTCAACAAGAAGGTTATCAAAGTTGACGAAAACCAGCCGAAAAAGGAAACCAAGAAGACTGGTTCGGCCAAGAAAGCAAAGTAAGAAATTACATAATTAAATAAGAAAGCCTCCCCAAATGGGGAGGCTCCTTTGTTGTGGCTATAAGGAGGCAATTCACCACAACTAAAGCTTAATCTGGTCCTTGTAGTCCTTCTGGGTAATCGGCTTGTCGGACGTTGCCGATGCGGTAGTGCAGATAGCGAACCTGTTCTGCCTGAGCGCTCTGAGCAGTTCGTCCTTGTCCCATATCTTGCGCTCCTCTGCGGCTTCACGGTCGTTAACTGCGGACTTGCCGATGTTGCTGGCATCCTTGGGAATGTCGTACTCCATACGGCGGTAGTTTCTGTAACCACGGCCTGGGGTGTTGTTCACCATGTCGTCTTCGAGAAATTTATCCTGTTCTGCGGCAAGCCTGTCTGCGGTGTGCCAGTAGTTCTGGTTGTAGGCACGGTCAAGGAACTTCTTTGCCTTGCCACTGGAAATGTCGCTCACGTTCTTGGCATATTCCTGACACATCGTGAACATGTCGTGGCGATAGTCTGGGTGTGTGTCGAAGTTGTCACCAGCACTGCGATAAGCGTATTCAGAAGATTTTAGAGTACCCATAAAGAATCCTTTTATGACTTCTCATTTAGTTTATATATTCGTTAAACCTTGCCAAAAACGCAAAGATGGATTATATTTGCTTTTATGAGAACTTCCGAAGAATACAACTTTCCAGACCTTCTGAATGACATCAGCGGGTATCACCTCGAACGGTGGAACAAGAAGACCACTGCATCTGGGTTTGAACGCTATGCGTCCGTTGACGAGTGGAAGAACATGGCTTTAATGGAAGTAATTAGCGTGAAGTCCGAGAAAAAGCTGCATGACCTCACCATAGGAATCATAATCAATGTGCTGGATAGGGGGACTGTTCAGCTATGCCTTACCTTCAAAAGTGAGTACAGTAAAGGAAGACATACCTTCAAGGGTGACAAATCTATGTACCGTATGAGGATGGAGTTCCTTTTCTCCCGATTGAAGTGTAAGCAGTGGGTGCGTTTTGGCCTTGTTGAAGATGGTAGGTGCTGGCTTAGTGTTCCGCCATCGCATGCAACCGAGGTTCCAGACCTGCTGTGGGAGATATACAAGAACATTCTGCTATATCCTTGTGACAAGGCGTATGAGGATGTAGGAAAGAAGCCTGACCAGACTGCCACTTCGCTACCTGACCTATCATTCTCAGAGCTGGACGGGGTATAAACTATTGATGATTGAATCAGTGGTTTAGCTCGATGGCGTTGTGCGATGAAATTGCAATAGAAACCCCCTTTATTATCTTTGGCCGTAACTATACAGGTCAGTTTGTTTCTCGCATATATGTTTCGGATTCTATTACCAGTCTGGAACTCGTCGATACGAACGGGTTGTTTAAGTTGACACCTGATAATTTGGGCATTTACAGTCTGTCGTTGTACAGGTGTGCCCTCATCAATGTTCAAACATGTGACTGCCCACCTAAAAACGAACTAAAACTCCGTGTTAACGGTACGGATGAATGTACATTCCAGATATACACGGTAATTCCTGGCCATGTCAAAAATGCGGCGACGGAAGCGAATACATTTGGAAAGCAGCTTGTGCTTGATTTTAATATGCTTCCCGTCCTTGACGCTAATGGCAAGACATCATGCGAAAAGGGCTTTGACCCGTCATCTGTAAACCTGTCTGATTTGCTCGCCTATTTCCATGTCCTTTTTGAAAACGAAGGTGAAAAGTCCGTTGCGGAACACTCTTCGTTCGAGACCCGTTTCTGCCAGATGTTCTATCAGAGCATTAAGATACAGCCTCGATACAAAATCAAGGAGATGTTCAGCCCAGGTGATGTGCTTACCCTCAAATACAAGGTAGGCGTGGATGAATACGGAAACGACATCTACTATGTCATGGACAAGTCGGCTATTTACAAAGACGGCGTGAAGGAAACTGGTCCAATAGTTGTCAAGTATGTCCAGAACGACAATACGCTGACACTTGAACGCCCTGTTGATACTGATGCAACTGATGACAGGAAGTTTACTACGCAGGTTATTCCTAATGGTTCCTACTACGATTATATTGAAGTAGGCAAGTCTATGGTAAGCGGAACCTTCGACACGTTGTCCCACATCTATATCATGAGCAAGGGCAACATCAAGGGGAAGGCAAAATTCTATGTGGATGGTGTGCTTGTCGGTACGTTCGGAAAGGATGTTGTCGGCAACGTGAGGGTTGATGGTGTTGAGTACAAAGTTTGGAAAGTTGACTTTGATTCAACCGTGCGGTTGACACTTGAATCGGTAATAGGCTTGAAGTCTCCTAACGGGGAACAGTTTACGACATTGCTCATGGATGGAAGTGTCGTAATCGGGCAGAACATTGAAGAAATCGGCCTGTTGAAGTTCCCGATTGACCAGTGCCATAACGACTTTATCGTAGAAGGTTCAAGTACCTCCTGCACCGAGCTGCAACTATACGATGGTGTCAGCACGGCCAATGTGCCTGTGTATGAACTTGACTTGGATAACAACCAAATCAAGATAAATCTGATGCAGGGAATGTTCCCTGTGGACGAGCGTGGGCGTGAGGTATGCGGAAAGAGTAACATCGTTATCAGCGGAAAGGGCTGTGGTGAAGACCAACCAGCATACCGTGTTGATTTCCCTGTCATACGTTACGTGTACGACGGTTCTAAGTATGACGGAAAGTACACGACGGGTGCGAACTGCATCTATACATCCCCAATCGAATTGAATACGGATGACTACAAAGGTGATTCAAATACGCCAGCCAAGAACTACGGAAAGGATATGTATGTCAAGCTGCGTGACCCGCAGTCATGCTGTGCGATGAGATATCTTTCAGTCAAGGTGAAGTACAATGAGTATCTCCAATACAAGCACGGCGAACTTACACTGAATGGAATTAAGTTGCAGGAAAACGACTTGGTATGGCTTACATCGCAGTTCATCAAGGAATCCGAAGATGGAAAATCCGTAAACGAGAACGGATTGTGGATTGTAAAGAAGGGTGACTGGGAGTATTACGGAGATGTTACCGAAGATACGTTTATTGACCTTGGCGCCCGTGTCACCGAGACCGTGGCGGCAACAATCGAAAGCAATGTTGGAAGAAGGTACGGAAACTATTGGCTTGGAACAATCAATCTGAGAAGTGGTATGATTGTCAACCTGCAGAATCAGGCTGACGGCCAGAACGGCCTGTATCGCATCATGTGTGGCGAATGGAAGTATCTGGGTGAAGCTGGCCCGTATAGCGGCAATAGCGTCGATATGTCCAATGATATCGTCACCTACAACGACATTGACTTCTGCAAGTGCGGAGTTTACCACATCTGGTATTACTACCTCAATGGCTCTTGCGTTCTGAATACGGCGACAAGGACAGTGAAGGTTGTAGGTAAGTGCGGTGAAAAGGACGGAACCCTTGTTCCTGGCAAACGAATCCGCATAACTGACTATCAGGTGAAGACGGAAGTCGATAAGGACTTGATGCCAGGTAGCAGCGGCGACCCGCTGATAGATGAGTGTGTAAAAAATGTTGAGTCATTTGACCAGCAATACAGATTTGACTTAGAAGATGTTGTTCAGCAAGGAAGCTGCATACAAGACGCTATCTACCCGAACTGCAATGAAGGTGCTCTATGCGACCACGAGTACGCCGCATTCTCCAAGGGGGAAGATGGCAAGTACAACAGCGCTGATGGTACTGGATTCAGTATGGTGTTCTGGCAGGCAACAATGGAAGACGACCGTGTTGACTATTGGACGATGTACGCACTTGTTGGCCGTACCTCGAAGCATCCAAAAGAATATGTGGCATACCGCATACAGCAAGTTGGTGCGGCAACAGTTGAAATGGTAGATGTTACCGACTGGTTCGAACTTTTGCCAGTATCATACGATGATGGCGAGAACACTTATTTCAGGAAGGTTCCGATAACTCGTGCTAACATTGCTACTGATACGATTACATTCGATTTGCCTGTCAACGACTATGTTGACAAGGTTCAGGTAGGCGATGTCCTGAATGTGTCGAACGGAAATGTGATGGAAGACAAGATGCGGGCCAAAGTAACCCGTATTGAAAATGGTGTTGCAACCGCTGACATTACCCTACATGCTGGATTCAACAAAGATGACTACTATGTGGAGATTTATCGCCACAAGATGGTCGGGTATGGCATTGAAATCAGTGACCCGTCTTGGGTTTTCAGCGGAAGTGCCGACTATCCGTTGACGTATAAATCCACCTATGAAAGTAAGGATTATTATGAATTGGTTGTTCCTGTAAGTGGCCGTCTCACGGTTGGCGAGACCTATTATGCCTATTCAACTAAGGGGCAAATACGCCCGATACCGTTTACTATAAAGGTTGATAAAGAGGATGAAAATTATATAACGTATGAGGCTTGCCTGAGTCATGAAGTACCTACCTATGATGTGGTCACCCGAAATGTAGAGGATGGGGAATTGGTTGAAACGGTCGAGAAGAAACGCTATCCTATCCGTGTTGCTGTCGGAAATTCTCTCACATGGAGAACAATAGACGAGAGCTGGACTATAAAATCGAACACGACAAAAGTCAAGATACCTAAGTCTTACGATTTCAGGTTCTACAATACACCGATATCCGTTCAGGAATTTGTCGATTTGTACAATGCGACGAAACCTCAGTGTGTCTACCCTGTCGATGGTGAGCTTATTCTTGCGGACGATGATGACGACCCTGATAAAAAGGAGTATTGGATTAAGGACCTGGGTAACATGGATGGTTACCCGTCAGTAATCTTGCTAGACTCAATCTCCTATGGTCCTGTTGTAGACAATGAGCCAGACCCAGAAGGTAGCTCTACTAAGTATGTTGCGATAGCGGCAGACGGCTACCTAAATCCAGGGTACGAGGATTGATTGTAAAATATCTTTTACATTAACATTTTTAGAATCCCCCTTGACAAGGGGGATTTAATAATCTATATTCTGGTAGTCTGGGGTAAACTGCCTCCGACCAAACATTAAAACAAGGAAATTAAATGTACAAATCCTACAATAACGGCAACTTCGGCTACAAGCGCAATGATGCCCGTGATTTTAACGAAACGAAGACTTTCGACCGTAATGCCTCCATCCGATTGAAGAAGGATGATGGTTCAATCGAACAGATGACCTATGGTCAGGCTGAAAAGCTGGCTCAGGACCAAGGTTTGGATGTCGTTGTCGTGAACGAAAAGGCTGCCATCTTCAAGCTTGGCGACCGCAAAAAGGAAGAGTACCTGAAAAAGAAGGCTCAGAAGGAACAGGAAAAGAAGAGCCGTGAAAACGCTCGCCGTTCCGAAGAAAAGACCATCACCTTTGGCCCGAACATTGGTGAAAACGATTTCAAGACGAAGATGAACAAGGCTGCAGAATTCATTGAAGAGGGTCATCCCGTCAAGGTTATCGTCCAGTTCCGTGGCCGTGAAATTTCCCACAAGGATACGGCGATGTCTACCTTGAAGCCGATGATTGTTGAACGCATGACTGCGGCCAACGCCGTGTGTACCAAGGAATTGCCGATTACCGACAAGAATAATGCCCGTGACTGGATGTTCTTCTATGTGAAGGGTAAGGGCCAGGCCAAGGAGTCTGTATGAGCATGAAAGAATGGATAAACCTTGTTAAAAACAAGGCCCATATCGCTATTGTTGGCTTGAAGATGGCAGGTATCGGTCTTATGCTTGGCATTACCATCATGAATATCGTTCGTAAGTTTAAGAAGGAACAAGATTAATGCGAAAGCAACTGGCGAAACGGCAGGATGGTCCGATAGCGGATGAAACCCATCCGCCGTTATCGGATTCAATTCAGAAACTCAAAGATATCACACAGAATATCGAACAGGTTGACTTTTGGCTGGAGGAATTTCCATCCAAGACGAGGGATAAAATTCTGTATGCTGCAAAGCGTATTGGAAAAATCTTTCTTGACCCGTCGATTGCGGTGAGTTTGATTGAATTTGCCTGCTCTGGATATACGAAGAAGGAAATACGGAACAGTGTTGCACTTAGCTCAATTGATGCTGTCCGTAACGTATTGATGGCCAAGAAGTTCGGTGACATGATAGTAGACAAAATCAATGTCATAAAGGTTACCCAGAAGTCCCAAATGATGGAGACTATCGAGGAACTGTATCCTAACCTGAAAAAATACAAATACGATATAAAATACCCGTTTTCTATCCCGTTCTTCCCACAAATTTACATGTGGTTACTCGGTAAATCCTACTGGACAAAGAAACCAATAAATGTATTCATACGCCAGTTAGAAAAGAATGTGACAATCAGGGTTGTAGATACCAATATATTGTACAATGGCACCACTGGGATTGGTGAGCTTTCCGCAATGGACTCTCGCGGTGAAATTGTCCACTTCAGTGACGATGTTCATGAGAAATTCTTCTACGCTTTGTTCGAACTTGATATCGACGACGATAGATTTCGATTGATGGCAACATATTCTATTAGCAATTTGGAACGTAACACGCAAGACAATCTTCTTCTCCATCTTGACATGTCTTATGGCTCAGCCGCCAACGGAAAAAACAGTGCATATAAAAGACGGTTTTATGGAGAACACTGCGGACCCAAGCATGGCATGACGATTAGTCAACTTATCGGCGCTGCTTTTCTTCAACAATGTTTGGCAGAATATAGGTCCATACCTGACGGGCAAGACGGGTCCGCAGAACCGAGGGATAATGACGGGTATGTACATGGATTTGAGGCACTGGTTGTTAATGATGGCAAAGGAGCTCGCGCATGCACTTCTTTTGTCTCCACCGCAATTCCGTATGTAAACTATGCTGATTCATTATCGTCTGAAACGGATGATGGTAAAATGGTTATGGACGGTGTAAGGTATATCATGGAACACGGTGGCCATCGCGGTTATGCCTTCGTAGGAAAGCCAGGTAGCGGCAAAACAACATTGATGAACCGTATTGTGCAGGAATTTTCCGATAAGGCCGATTTCGTCATATTGGGAAAGGATGACTTGGGTGCGATGAATCCGTATACGGTATCTGGATTGTGCTCCCTATTGGGAAATGTGATAATCGTAGTTGATGATATCGATTCGGTGGACTTTGAGGACAAGAACAACAACGTCGATACATTGATTCGATTGTTTAGCGACCTGAACTCGCTTGATTGTAACTATGTGTTTATCTGCACAGCGAATAATGCTTCGAAAATAAATAAGTGCCTTATCGGTCGTGCAGACAGAATCGACGAAGTGGTCAACTTCGATGGAGTTACAACGGAAGAGGCCAAGAAGTTCTTTGAAGATAAGTTTTCAGGGCAGGATTTCAGCCAATCGTGTGAGCGTCTATTCCAGCAGATTCAAGATGAAGGAATGACTTACTCGGACCTTGGTAACCTCGTTCAGCTGGTTACAATCTATTTCGATGGAAAGGTGACGTGCGATTCTCTTTCGTTCGCAATCAAACGTGTTGTTGATACGAAGAAACTAGCTAGCAATGAGGATACGGTTTGATGAGGTAGGTGTATGATTAGAATGAAAGACGATTTTCAGTGTACCCATGACCTCCTCGATATTTGGGAATGGATGGAAAATGCCTTTATACGGGAGTGCGACCGCAAGGGTATTGACCCTGATGATTACGGCGAGATTACCGTGTCATTTTCAGTGAGTGTAAAACAGAAAAAGAAGCCGAGGAAATAATGGAAGCTCATGTCTATGTTCGGAATGGTTCTCCGTGGATTTGTGCGGTGTGTCCCAAATGCGGTCACGGTGTCTATCAATCTGAAAAATACTGCAAGGAATGCGGTACGAAGATTGAATTCAATGATTTTCTCAAAGTAAGCCACACTCGTGGACTTAAATTTAGAAGTAGTGAATGGGTAAGATACATTCCTAACAAAATGGAGAATCTAAAGAATTTCTTGTATGAATTGAAAAAGCTTGAACAGGCGCATCAAATTGAAGAAACCAGCATGGTGAAAATCATGCGTGATGCCTATTGCAAGACGTGTGCTGATGAATTGTTTAAGCTGGAGGTGCCCAATGAAAGTGTATCTAAATAACGGAACAATGATTGAATGCACCGTAGATGAATTCGAGGAACTCTACACAAGAGGATATCTTGGTGAGAACGGGATGCAGAAAGCGCTAGACGATTTCATGAAAGGCGTTCCAGGCACTCCCATTCAGCCAAAGCCAATCCAGTTTCCTAGGAATACGGAAATAATGCTGTATGGTTGCGGATTTCCGTCGCCTATCGCTGACCAACCCCACGTTTATACCTCTGGAACGCAAGGTGTTGATGCAACTTCGCCAACGGACAGGAGCGACAAATGACAATAACGACCGTAGCAGACTTGGTTGAACGGCTTCAAAAGATGCCGCAAGACTTGCCCGTAGTTGATATGGGAAAGATGCCGTTTGAAGATGTGTTTGAAGACATCAAATATTACGACGATGGGCGAGAAGAGAAAGTCGTTGTCGTGTACTAATAGGAGAATATCTAATGCCGCAAAATGTTCCTGAACGACCGAAGATGGAAATTGTCATCGACAATGGAATTTTCGACCCAATCGTACGGCTATTGGTAAAGCTTGGCCTGTGCCATCAAAAGGAACGGTTTCAAGCCGAACATCCAAATGCCAATGTAAGATACCAATGGGAATACGACAAATAAGAAGAAAGCTCCGTTTGAACGGAGCTTTTTGCGTTACCAACCACCAAGAAGTTTCTCGCAAGGTTGATAGGACGGGGACTCGGTAACGTTGTCCACGCATTCTGGAACTTCGGGAGGCCTGAACAGGACATCCTTTTTGAGCTCGTCCACTGTTGCGTTGACCGCAAACGGGTATTCCGCTTGTGTTGTCGGCTTTGCCGCATCCGAACCAGATTCCATTTCTCCCTTCTCGTAGGTTGTCTTTCCGAGGAGGTTGTTGATGAAGTTCTCCTGGTCGGGCTTCATCAAAACGTCGTCCGATACCTTCTGTCCAGAATCCACTGCCGTATCCACGAAAACCTTCCACCAATACTTTCTTTGCTTGTACTCGTATTCAGGCTGCTCGTCGGAAATCTTGGTCACCTGATACAAGATGTTGTTGAACTCGAACTTGAGCATATCGCCAGCCTTGGGGAAAATCTGCTGTGCGGTATAACCATAGTAACGGAAGTCTTCATAGCCACGCTGATACCAGATTGGGTTGTGCTCTGTCGGGGCGCATGCGGGCTTGATGCCGTGTTCCCTCAGCGACTGGTAGTTGCATTCTAGGAAGTAGGTCATCAGGAATTGAAGTTCCATCTTGCCGTCGAACTGGATGCCGTACCTGTCGTAAAGTTCCTTCTGCGGCTGGAACCCGATTAGAACTTGGAAGTCGAACTCCCTGTCAACAGTACGCAAGTTGTCCTCGTGGAACAGAGAGTTGCTGTCCACGTCCATCGTTACGGTGTAATACTTTACGAATACACCCTGACGCTTTACGAAGTCCGCTGACATCCTGTCATAACGCTCTTGGTCAAGGAATGCGTTGTGCCTGCGGTAGTGGAACCTCACCCCGAGGTTCCTGTCACGGGACATGACTGGGTTGTTAATCTGGGCCTTTTCAGACCGTTCGACATAGGCTCCAATCCTGTCGTTCCACAGATGTTCGGAAACGTTTGTGAGAACCGAGAAGTTCTTTCGCTCCTCGTTTATAGCTCGGCAGTTACCCCTTACGGGTATGATGAATCCGTTTACCTTCATGCAAATAGTTTATAAACTATGTGTATGGAAACGAAACTGTTTTTTGAATCTATCGGAAAGCTCGGCCTTTCCGAGGCCCAGTTGGAAGCCATCAAGCGTCTTCACAAGGCGTGTTTTGAGGGCTATGAACGAAACCTGATGTTGCCGATGGCTGAGAACCATAACATTCATGATGCTATTCAGTTACCTATGGCAACTAACAGTTCTCACTCGAACGAAGTAGGCGCCCAACAGCACCCGATGACCATTTCAACAAACCCGAATGCAAACCGAGACCCTAAGAAGGAAATGAAGGAATGCTTCCCTGGCAAGATTGTATGGAAGAGGGAAAAGATTAAGACTGACCCGAAAATTCAGGAAATGATAAAGACCGCACAGGGTCACATCAAGCAGAATTACCCAGTCCTTAATTATAACGCAAGCGCACAGCCGATGGCATGTGGGTTCGCTGCTCCTAACAGGATGAACTACTCGCCGTACAAGCAGGGTTGTGCCGTTGGTTGCTACGATGGTGGTGGCGGAGCTGATGCAGGTGGCCCGACGGTATAGTATGTACAACGTAACTGTTAAAAAGAACCGCCCGATAGAATACCTCGTTATTCACTACACTGCGGGCACGAGTTCCAAGGGTGGAACTGCAAAGCGTGTTGCAACGTCTTTTGGAAAGCAGTCCAAAAAAGCAAGCGCTGACTTTATTGTAGACCAAGATGAGGTTGTTCAGTTCAATCCAGATATCAGGAACCAGTATTGCTGGGCTGTTGGTGATAAGATTTACAATAAATTTTCCACATCGCTTGGCGGAACGTTGTACAAGACCGCTCGTAATGCAAACTGTATCTCGATTGAGATGTGTTCCGACAAGAAGAATACCAAGTCACTCAAAGTAACTGATACCGACTGGAGTATTTCGGACAAGGTTATCGAACGTACCGCATTGCTTGCAAAGAAGCTCATGAAGGAATACGATATTCCTCTCGACCACGTAATCATGCACCATTGCATTAGCGGAAAGCAATGCCCGCAACCGTGGACGAGGGACGAGGAATCTCTATCCAACTGGTATGACTTCCTTAAAATCATCGGCCCCGAAAAGCGTAAGAGGAATCCTTTGTATTCAGGTGTTACCACCGCCAATCTGAATTGTCGTGAAGCTCCCATTGTAGGAAATGTCGTCACTAAATATGAGAAGGGCACCCAGATAAATATCTATGCTGAAAGGCGTGGGTGGGGCCGAACCACTGACGGATGGGTTTCACTAAATTATGTCGAACGGATATGAAGAAAGCGGGTGTTGAACCCGCCTTTTTCATACCTTGCCCGTTATCAATAGAATTGTTATGACGACGATTGCGAAAGTTACCAGAGGATAAATCATGTAGTTTCGACAGACGACGTTCCGTCGCCGTTGTCCTTGTCAACGGACTTCCAGTCCTTCTCGACGAACTCAGGGGCGTCGTCATCCTCTGGGAAGGTTGCGTCGTGAAGTTCTTCGATGACCGATTCCATTGCCGCTGGCAAGCTCAACTTTCTGATTTCTGATTCGAACATTTGCTTCTTCAATGACATATTGTCCTCCTAGATTGCCCCGAGACGTTTTGCCTCGTCGATGTCTCTCTTGTTCATAATGTAGTAGCCGTTACGGTTCTCTGCCGTGTTGTTCTTCAATGCTCCGAACCTGTACCGATAAGCGTCGATGTCGTGCGGGGCTGCTGTTCCCGTCACTTCAAGTTCATGCATAGGGACGAACTGTTGTGCAAACTGGTTCATGTCGGCTTCGTTCTTGAAACGGATTACGTCCACCTTGCTGTCGTTGTTCTTGTCCTTGATGAACATTAGTCTGGATTCGCTAAGCTCGTCATATTCCTTCTTGTTCTTCATGAGGTCGTCAGCGTGGCGAGCCTTCATGCTGGAATCGTTTGTCGTTGTCACGTTGTATTTGCCGCCTGACATACGATTGATTTCGTTCATCTTGTTGGTGAACGACGTTCCGTGCATGTTCGCACCCCACTGAGCCTTCGGAATGCTTACGTACTGCCAGATATGAATCATCTCGTGGAGCAGGACTTCCTCAGCCTCGGTTTCGGTGATGTCGTTGAAATAGCTTGACAGACGGATTTTGAGTTTACCAACGTAGTTGTCGCCAACCTGTATGCTTCCAGCTGACGGCATGTTGCTGACGACACATGATGCGTCGCCGACAGCGTTTTGCGTTCCAGACATCTCGAACTGGATATCCTTCGGGAGCTTTCCACCGAAGAAACGGGAATTGAACTCGTTGTACTTCCGTTTGGCCCACTCGCTGGTTATCCTAAGGTTTGTGTCGAGCTTGTCGATGCGTTCAAAAAGAGAATTCATTTTACGACCTCTATCTGAATACAGTTTATAAACTCTAATTGTTAAAGGGGGCCACTATGCAAGCAATAATGCAAAACAAACAGATTATAGACCAGAACGCACCGAAGCTGCTAATCAACTACGATATTGCCGAGATGATACAGCTTGCAGTAGATGTTCTTAAACGCTTCGGCAAGAACGTACAAGAAGTTGAACTTATGGGCAAGAAGATGCACGGGATATGCTATCAGGATTCCGTCGTCACTATCCTGTCCGACAGGATGAAACGGCATTTTGCGGTGTATCGCAACCGTACTGGAACGCTCGTTGCAACCATTATGGACGGGATTGTGAACTCCTACCACTGGGAGATAATGTTCATTGAAGCCCATCTGAAACATTTGTTGGGACAGGAAACCGATAAACTGTAGATGAATTTGATTGGTGTCAAATATGGATAATTACAAGATTTTCATGGAAGCTATATCCAAGCTGGACCTTAGCAAGCCTCAGTTGGAAGCTCTCAGCAATTTGTATAGGATTAGTGCAAATCGTCCTAAGATTAACGGCGAGAACATGGGAGATGTTATCAACGAGGTTAACGAACGGATGGATGCTTATGCGTCTTACCTTAGTTCTATGCCTCACAGCAAAGAAGAGTTCTTTGACAAGGTGAATAAGAAGTGGCACGAGCTTAGGGATAGATACAATTTGAGAGTACCTGAGGATAACTGGTTCGATGTGGACCTGCACTCCCTGACGTGGATTCCTAGAATTAAGCACTTGGACGAGGATAGTGTATATAGTGATGAGGAAAAACGCTATGACTCCGATGCACAGGCCAAGGCTTGGCTCAACATGATGTTTGACCGTCGAAAGAAGGATAGGTCTGACTTCAGAAGGTATCTCCAATGGGAACGTGATTGCCTACGGATGAAGTACCCGTCTCGTGGTGCAGGTATTTCCGCATACAAGAATGACCCTGAAATCAACGAAGCCCTTAACCACGGAGGAACTGCCGAGCTTGTAGGAAAGTATTGCTTGGAAAAGGCTCTCATGCACCCGTTACTGGCAGGGTTGGAACAGGCTGACAATCCAGAGACTAAACGGAAATATGCTGATTTGTCTAACAGGATGGCGTACATAGAAGATGTTAAGTTCAATGGAAAAATTCCTTCAATGTATCTTGATGGCCCAGACGAGATATGGTTCGGATGGCACAGGATTCCAGGTGGAAAGAGGGCGTTCACAAAGAAACGCTTTGGCCGAGATTCTGACATGTTCTCGAAGATACCGCCCCGTCAATAAACGAACACCATTGACAAAACGGCCTTCATATCCTATCTTTGGGGCATGAAGGCCTTTATTTTTTCGGATTTTCACTATGACTATTACAGGAAGGAGATGTCTATGGACACGTTTGTGTCCAAGTTCCTCCCTGCTGACATGCTGATTGTCCCAGGCGATATAGCAAGCAAGTTTAATGCTGCCAAAGAAATTCTAAAACGGCTATGCGACATGTACAGTCATGTCGTTTTTTGTCTTGGAAACCACGACATGACAACCCATGTTGACTATGGCAAGTTCAAGACGACAGAAGAAAAGATTGAATGTTTCCACCAGCTGGCTGACTCCATCGGTAACCTCCACTTGCTGGACGGCAATGCGGAAACCATCTGTGGCGTGACCATTGGAGGATGTACTGGCATCTGGGACTATACCTACCTGAGATACCTCGATACGTCCCATACCCAGCAGGAAGTTGACAGCAACTGGGTCGCTAACACGTATGACGGCAAGTTCTGGAACTACATGAACAACGACATCACCCGTATCAGGGAGAGATTGAACCAGCAGTGCAGGTCCGTCCTCGCATTGAAGCCCGACGTGATGGTTACTCACTATGCCCCGATAAATTTCCGAGTGCCAGACGAGCATGCCAAGTTCAACTCGGTATATTACTATTTCTCGCCTGAGTATATCAAAATGTTGAAACCAGGTTCCATCTGGTGTGCGGGCCATACACATACCGCATACCATGTTGGAAACCTCTATATCAACCCGTTGGGATATCCAGATGAGAAACCCTACGAGTTCAATTCTTTAGACAAAGAAGATTTTGTTATAGATTTGCCTCACAATAATTTATTTTAGTAATCGAATCAAGGAGACTCAAATGCAAGAAGTGAACAATGCTACCGACAGCGTGAGAAATCACAATGTAGGCAACTCTGACTACGCAAAACATAAAATACAGCCGTGGGATGTATGGATTGAGTTCCAGCTGAACCCGTTCGATGCAGACCTTGCCAAGAGGACGCTCCGCACCAAGGCGGAAGGCGGCATGACCCAGAACGAAGCAAGGAAGCTCGACTACGAGAAAATCGTGCATATCGCTTCCGAGCGCATCCGACAGATTAAGACGGGCGTCACATGGCCTGTATCTGCCGTTGCGTGTCCGACGGGAGCGAGGGTCGATGATATAGTACAAGAATACAATCTTTGTGCGAGAGATGCGATGATTCTTGACAGCATCCTCATGAAGGAACCTACGGATGCTGGTCGCATCAGGCAGTATGAAGATGTCATTCGCTTTGCTAAGGAACGCATTGAAGAGCTTAATCCGCTGATTGCAGAGGAAAAAAGACAGGCAAAGAGCAAAAAAGTACCCGATAAGCGTGATTTTATCATCGAAAATGCCGCTAAAACCATAAATGCCTGCCTCAAAAAAATTTCGGCGGAACAGTCAACATATAAACAAATAACAAAGTCGATGGAATCGCTGTTGAATGAAATCGCTTCCAAAGACCAGTTAGACTTGTTTAACCATTAACCTGAGAGGGAGACATCATGAGCGTTTACGAAGATATGAATGTCATCAACCTGTCCGTACTGGATGAGGCTGCCCTTTCAGAGTTCTTTACGAACAACGTAAACAAGCACTTCTGGTTCCAGCGTACTGACATCGGTCTTGAATTGAAGTATAATACGGTATTGGAACAAACAGGGCATCTGTGGTGGAAGAAAGTTAGACGAGCCGCAAAGTTGGCTAACTTCACACCGCCAGAAGGGGATGACTACAACGTGTGTTCCGATATCGCCAAAAAATTTGGACATCTTATCGAAGAACACTTGCCAAGCGGTTACGAAATTACTATAATGGCAACGTTGAAGTTCATCCGAATCGATTGCCCCTACAAGGGAACATATCGACAACCAGTCTACGATTACAACGTAGTGAACGTGGTGGACAGAAACAGTAACCGACAACTATCGATGGAAGAAATCATTGATATCTGCGGCAAGACCAAGCTAAGGGCGCCCGATTTCGAAGTCGGAGAATACATGTTCCTAAGTCTTGGCGAGATGTTCAAATCCTTTGAGTCGTTCAAAAAGTACGTTCGAGAATGCGATAAAGACCATTACGAACTAATAGCTTTCAGGGCGACACAAGAAATTCGATAAAAATTAAAAAAAATCGAATTACCCCTTGACAAAGATTTTGAATATTTCTATAATTGACGACGTAAAGGAACAGTCAAGGTTTCAAACCTACTTTCCTGCGTCAGATTGGACCGTGAGTCCTTTCAGAAGATTGACATTTCGGCTTTGCAAAAGTTGCTAGGTTGATAACCTTACTCACACATGATAGTCTTGGCAATGGACTGTGTTGGGTGATTTAAACAATCATGACGTTAAGAACGGTGTACCCGTAGGTGAGGGAACCGTCAGCAGCAATGTTGAAGACGCCTTGTTCGATACAGGTCGGAAGGCATCGTTCTTGCGTTTTCTTTTTTAGGCTCCTTCATATGGAGGGGTCTAAATAAGGAAACGCTCACGTTTCCTAGCGGCTAATAACCGCTATGCCGTACAACGGTGGTGCTGGAAGCACCTTAAAAACTTGCGGGGTGTAGCTCAGTCTGGTAGAGCGCCTGCTTTGGGAGCAGGATGTCGTCAGTTCGAATCTGGCTACCCCGACTATTGTCCGAGTGGAGATGATACAAGTAAGCCCGTTCAAGGTATATCCTTTTGGGGCTAGTGCAGTAGCATAAGTTGCGGGATAGAGGCTGGGAAGGCTGTATGGATGGCCCAGTAATGCGCTACTCGGATGATTAAAGTGGTTTTGTCAGTTTGGCGGCTCCTATGTGGTTAACCATGGGATGTCGAGACCATCACCTAAAACAAACTGAATATTATGGTACAGGGTTGAATGGCTGGTCTGTTGCCTCCATACGTGGTTTACCCCAATGTTAAAAGTGGTAGGTTCGTGAGCTTTGAGTAAAGCTCTCTGCGACCAATCCTGTCGCACCCATGACAACATGTGAAAGGGGTGGTGCCCATGGATATTATTGACATGTAGCTCAGTTGGTAGAGTAGCGGACTGTTAATCCGTTCGTCACTGGTTCGAGTCCAGTCATGTCAGCTAAATTTAAAAGGATGTTGACATAGGTTATGGCATAGTTCCCAGGTGGTAGTTAACTACCGCATATACATCCGCTGAAACGAAATTTGTAGGCCAGTACGGAGTGCGCAGGAAGTCTGGTCGGGACGGTAGGGACAGTAAAGCAAAACGACGCCCCAAGTTTAGATTGGAACTCTGGGTAGCTCCCAGAAACATCCGCAGGTGAAAAGCGGCCCCTAATAGGTTGTGATAATCGTGATGGTAGCTCCATCGTGGGAACCCAACCGAAAAGGGCGGCCTATTAGCCTGAGCATTTAAAAACGGGGCTTCGCAGGTGTTTAGCATTTACTCTGCGGAGAAGATGAAGGTACTGGCGTCCAATGCTTGTATAAGTCAGTTATACCATGCATCAGTGAAGTTTTTATCCATTTGTGCGGATATCGACCGTTCTTCACAGTTTTTTCGTTGTAGTTTAGTTGGTAAAACGGGCGAAAGTTGAGTTCTGCCTTGCCAGTTAAAAGCACTAATCCGTCTGCTATAGAAATGACGGAGAGACCTTCTGACAGTTAATACGGGAAAGTCCCAAACCAGGGTTAAGCTGTCATTTTTGCCTGGGTAGCTCAGTTGGTAGAGCGACGCATTTGTAATGCGTTGGTCGGGAGTTCGAGCCTCTCCGCAGGCGCTAATTTATTTTCATTCACGTTTAGCTTAACTGGAAGAGTTGCCTGTCTGCAGCGGGAAACAAAGGTTCGATTCCTTTAACGTGAGCTATTTATTGCCGATTCGCCAAGCTGGTAAGGCACAGGATTCTGAATCCTGTATTCGGGCGTTCGAACCGCTCATCGGCAACTATGAAGAAATTCGCGGGGTGGAGCAGTTGGTAGCTTGTTGGGCTCATAACCCAAAGGTCGCAGCGTTCGAGTCCTGCCCCCGCTACTAATTCGATTGTCCAAGGGTCGTCATGACGGCATTTGGTAAAGTTCGAAGCCTATCAAGTGGAAGGTTAAATTCCTTCACGATTCTTGGACAATCATTTTTGCCGCTGTAGCTCAGTGTGGTAGAGCGTTGGTCTGAAGAACCAAGCGTCAGAGGTTCGACTCCTCTCGGCGGCACTACACATAGGTGAAATAAAGTAGGTGCCCACCGTGTGGGATTTTGGTGGTTCTAAACCACCCACCTATGTCGTTATCCGCAGCTATAGCAATTGGTTAGATAGCCACTCTGATAAGGTGGAGGTTCCTGGTTCGAGTCCAGGGTTGCGGACTACAATTTTTGGCGCTATCGAATAACTGGCCTAGTTCATCGCCCTTTCACGGCGGCAATACGGGTTCGAGTCCCGTTGGCGCTACTACATTCCGACGTAGCTCAGCTGGTAGAGCAGGGCTTTCGTAAAGCTCAGGTCGTAAGTTCGAGTCTTACTGTCGGAGTTAGAAAACATCTGGCTAAATGTCCGTCATTGAGGGCCAGACCCGTTTCGTTCGGATATCGATGGACGGGAGGCGTGATGAAGCCTGCTATTAAAAGGTAACGATACCCATCTAGGTCTATGTAAGGGCTGGTAGGTGAGCCCGTTCGCAACATAGATGACAAACCGATGGCCTCGGCGACAAGCGGAAAGGATGCCGTAACCCCCGCAGCTCCTCGAATTCATCAAACTTCGGAATATAGCTCAGTCTGGTAGAGCGCTTGCTTCGGGAGCAAGAGGTCGTAGGTCCAAATCCTGCCATTCCGACTAAAACACAAATGAGTAGAACCCGTGTTGCATCATTCTTGATTTCATGCTAGCGGGCTAACCCAGATGGGGAAAACTCTGGGATGAGGAATCTGTCTCTGCGAATTAGATGAATACCAGAATGATGGTCGCAGAGGTGTAGTATTGGCTCTACTAAAATATGCCACGTGAGACCATTTGAAATAAGAATGGGGGAGATAAACTTTGGGTTAACCACCAAGTGTGCTCCTTAATCCGACCTTGAAATTAGGCCGCCTGTAAGTTTGTGTTTTCATTTATGGCTCCATAGAATAATGGCTTAGTTCGCTGCCCTCTCAAGGCGGAAATTCGGGTTCGAAGCCCGATGGAGCTACTATAAAATCTGGTGCTTATTATATTCTATTTTGCGCTTCTATAAAAGTTATCTATGATAACTGAAGCTGCCAACTGTGTTGGTGGAGGGAATATTGGTTCGAGTCCAGTCAAAACGTATAGTAAGTACCTTCTTTTTGCAGCCATGCTGAAATTGGTAGCCAGGCCAGCCTGTCACGCTGGTGTCCTATGGGCGTGCGAGTTCAAGTCTCGCTGGTTGCGCTAATATACTTCCATAGCTCAGTTGGTTCAGAGCGCTTGCCTTACAAGCAAGGGGTCATAGGTTCGAATCCTATTGGGAGTACGAATTTACCCCCTCAGTAGTGTAATGGCAGCACAAGGGATTGTGATTCCCTTAGTTCGAGTTCGAATCTCGGCTGGCGGACTAAAATCAAAAACAGTATAAAAATCGTCATAGTTTATCCGCTGTTCTATGACAGAGTTTTTGCTCTTGCAAGGCGGTCTCCGTCAATTAAGTCAATCATGTCGAGACGGACATGGGATGTCGGAGGGCGTGACCCCTGCTCGGTGTCAGGCTAAAACGCCGCCATTTTATGCTCTCGTAGCTCAACTGGATAGAGCGCCAGACTACGAATCTGGAGGTTGCAAGTTCGAGCCTTGCCGAGAGTACGAGTTTTAGAGGTGAGTTGGCTGGCGCATCACGCGGTCTTGAAAACCGTTTGGGGTTAATAGCCCCTCGCAGGTTCGATTCCTGTCACCTCTGCGAATTTTGAAAAGGTTCATTAGTGTTCTCCTCGCAAAAGAGCTAATGACAGGTTGAAAGATGCGAGGTCTTTACGAACCTGAGGTTGCAACGTACTACAACTGGAGAAGTTTGAGGTTGCACATGATGACGTACCTGATATGAAAGGGAAACCCAAAAGCGTCATCTTCCCTGCGGTGTAGCTCAGTTGGTAGAGCAACGGAATCATAATCCGTGTGTCAACGGTTCAAGTCCGTTCTCCGCAACTATGCAGCTCGGCAGTTAAATAATGCCGTTTCTGACAAAGATAAGGTTGGTCAGTATAAAGCGCTTCAACAACATAAGAACCTAAAGCAACGGGGGCTGCTATAATTTTAAATCGGGTTGTGGCGGAATTGGTAGACGCGCACCGTTCAGGGCGGTGTTCTGAGAGGAGTGTGAGTTCGATTCTCACCAACCCGACGCTGACAAGTTTTTGACAAGCAAAGATTTTTGTCAAATTTTCAACTTTTTTGACAAAACGGGTTGACAGTTGTCAATTATCTTTCTATATTTCAGGACGTGGTTGACACGAGATGCCAACTCGCTGATTTACAGTTCGGTTTTGCAATTATGGGGTATTAGCTCAGTTGGTAGAGCACCTGCTTTGCAAGCAGGGGGTCAGGAGTTCGAATCTCCTATGCTCCACGAATTTTAATGATACAGGCATACAACCGATTCATTGGAGCAACAATAATCGGTGGCGATTAAATCGGCTTTGGATGTGCTAGTCCGAGACAGAGGTATTCAGCCGATTGACTGACTGGGCGACCATTAATGTATGCTGAATCGATGTGGACCACAGGTGTGCGGTGCGACAGGGGAAGGTTAACCCTTCTTACGAGTCCCCTCGGGTCGAGTATCATTATTTCTTTTTTCTTTTGGGTTGACTGCGAGGATGGTGGTTTCGCAACGGACTGTAAATCCGTTCCCTCTGGGTAAACGCTGTAGGTTCGACTCCTATTCAACCCACTAAAAGTCAGTGTCGTTTGAAAGCGTTACTTAGGATGAAGCTAAAAAGAACACGCTTTCTCTTTTTACCTGACTTCTTTTGTTCCAGGATAGCTCAGTTGGTTAGAGCACGTAAAACACCTGTTCGCCTTTTTCTCCCGCAAGGGTTGCGATAGAATGGGTTACTTAGCCTGTTAAGCTCGGGGTCGTAGGTTCGAGTCCTGCTCCTGGTACTAATAAATTTCATCCAGTGTCGATAGAAACCGTTACTTCGCTCTGTCTTTTACACAGATTTGCCCTAACGGGCGTAATCGGTTTCGCTTTTTACCTGGATTTCCCCAGTGTAGCTCAGTTGGTAGAGCGCGTAAAAGACCTGTTTGCTTTTCTCCCGCAAGGGTTGCGATAGAATGGGTTACTTAGTCTGCAAAACTCGTGGTCACAGGTTCGAGTCCTGTCGCTGGGTCTAAACAATCTTTCCGTTTCAGCGTAGCAGCAAACGGTGCCAAATCGCAGGTGGCACACCAAACCGTATGAGTATCCATTCCGTGGCTGGATGTGGTGAAATGACACAAGGTGATTCTTGCGGATATATCGGTCGCTCCGATGAAATTTCCTTTTGTAAACGGCTGTTTCGCACAGCGCAAGCTCCCTTTCGGAAACAAAAGTTAAAAGGGATTATGATAGCGGATAACCAACGCCAATGGTGATATGCGAAGGAACAAATGCGAGGCTAGGGACCTTAGCTCAGTTGGTGAGAGCAGCGGACTCATAACCCGTCGGTCCCCGGTCCAAGTCCGGGAGGTCCCAGAGTCTTGCTTTCTTACCGTTTGTTTACTGTGACGACATTGCAAATCAAACGGCCTCTAAAGTTGGAAGTAAAAAGGGCAGGAAGGATATGGCGTCGAAAACCGTATCTGGTAATGCGGGTGAACTTCACATGAGGATAGTTCTATGCCTCGGAGAGTTTCAAATAGATAGCGTTTCGCACCGTCCCGAGATGAAGGTGGGGTGTCAGCGACCCAAAGAGCTGATGGTGCAATAGATTGGTGCACAAATCTTAGCCTCCAGGTTTGGTGCAGTTCGGACTTCGGCTCGTCCTGTGTCGTGACTCGATTTCACGAAGGTTAACTAATATGCGGATGTAGCTCAATTGGTAGAGTTCCTGCCCTCCAAGCAGGTTGTTGTGGGTTCGAGTCCCATTATCCGCTCGAATTTGAGTTCGTAGCTCAGATGGTAGAGCAATAGACTTTTAATCTATGGGTCGCGAGTTCGACTCTCGCCGAGCTCACGAAAATAAGCTTCATTAGCTCAGTTGGTAGAGCAGTTGCCTCTTAAGCATCGGGTCCAAGGTTCGAGCCCTTGATGGAGCACTACATTACTGGGGTATCGTCAAGTTGGTAAGACATGGGATTTTGATTCCCATATTCGTTGGTTCGAGTCCAGCTACCCCAACGAAATAGGCACTGAAAGATGGTCATGTGTTGCAAGACACGTTATAAAATCCAAAGGTTGCGGAGAAATCCACATAACGGGTGCCAACACGAATTTCCACAATCACTAAAAATGACTGCCGTCTTCGCCCCAATGCAGTTGGCGGTAGTTATGGATAGGACGCAGGTAGTTCACAGTGACTGGCATGCTACTATCCGTGTGATTCACAATGCATCATCCCGATGAGTTAAACCCTTATCGGTGAGGGCAGACTGCTCTCATTCCAGGTGTGGAAGTCAAGGGAAGACGATGATGTACAAGTTCCTGTTCTTTCTAACAGGATATATTGCTCGAAGAAATGTTGGTATTGAGGGCTATGTATTCAGTGAATACTTGCTGCAACCATATAGCATTACGAGGAAGTTCCTCGGACATGTAATGGTGACAGCAATGTCAATGGATATTGAGCCAAGATAACATACGTCTCCGTGTTTTCAATCAGGTACTGTTCCCTGCGGTGAATCCGAAAACTGGCCGCATTGATTTGCGCATAGGTGCGGATGATTGCCTCTATAAGAGCACGGCTTACCATTCAGCTCGTTACGAAAGAGAATGGATTTCGCGCAAGTACCCAAGTGGTCGAAGGGGGAGGTCTGCAAAACCTCTAGGCCGAAAGGCTCGCGTAAGTCCGAATCTTACCTTGTGCTTAATTTTAACAGTAATGGAGACTCTATGAGTACATTGGATAACGTTCATGTGGCGCAAGCTGTTGCTGCGGTAAAGGCTGCCGTTGAACCTCAAATTGAAAAGCTGGCTGAAAACAAGCTTTTGTTCAAGGATGGCGAAGCTTCCAGACGTGAAATTCTCGATGCCGTTTATGACATTTATCGTAAGGCGACGATAAACAACGGTGTTAAGATGTGGCGTGCTTGGGACAATTTCGACAAGGATACGCACACATGCACGATAACGGTTGACGTTTTTGCTGGAAAGGAAAAGGTAACGTTTAAACACGTTGTCGGCCCGAAACAGTAATTCCGATTGTGCTTGTAGCTCAGTTGGATAGAGCAACAGTTTCCTAAACTGTAGGTCGCCAGTTCGACTCTGGCCAAGCACACTAATGGAGAGATGGCTGAATTGGTAAAAGCGGAGCTTTGCTAAAGCTTTGTCGTAACAGACGCGCAGGTTCGAACCCTGTTCTCTCCTCTAATTTCCCCACAGTAGCTCAGTCTGGTAGAGCGCTAGTAAATGAACAGCCTTTCGCTTTTTTCCCTGCAAAGGTGACGTATGGATGGCTTACTTCGATAATGGGAACTGGATGTCGTAGGTTCAAATCCTGCCTGTGGGACTAAATTTTTTCGTGGTTATAACATAGTCTGGTCTAATGTGTCAGCTTGCCATGCTGGAGACATGGGTTCAAATCCCATTAACCACTTAACACATGCCGACGCCTCCCCGTCAATCTGGCGACAGGTTGATTAACGGTAGGGGAGGGTTCCTCTTACAACTTTCTCGGTGAAAATCGTTGCGACGTGAGAGTTACTTAGATTGCCATAACATTAATCTTGTGAAAGTTCGACTCTTTCCGTCGGCATGTTTTTTCTTTTATGTCAGATTAGCTCAATGGTAGAGCTCCAGGCCCAAAACTCAGCCACTTTCGCTTTTCCCAATCCATTTGGATTGTGGTGTAGAAACGTGCTACTTAGGAATCATCCAGGAGGTTGTCGGTCCGAGTCCGACATCTGGCAATACTTTTTTTAACAACATCAACAATTCCTAATCACAACAAAGGAGATGATTATGGCGTCGATTAACAAGAGAAAGGTATCTACCCCTGTGTTTACTTACGAGGGTGGAAAGGCTTCACGAATCGGTTTCGAGGAGAAGTTGCAGCGTACTGTGCTGTGCTGCCTCCTGAACGAGGATACGTTCTATGAGGACGGCGAGTCCATCAAGGACCGCATCAAGGAATACATGGGCAAGGTCAGCCCAGAGTTCGCAATCAAGACTCTGAACAAGGCCAAGCACGAGTATCACCTTCGTCATACCCCGTTGTTCATGCTTACTGTGCTCGCAAGTCAGGGTAAGCTGACTAAGGAACTTGTTTACTCGACGGTAACCCGTGTTGATGACATCACCGAGTTGCTCGCCATGTACCTCGCAGACGGCAAGAAGAAGACGCTTCCGAAGCAGTTGCAGAAGGGCTTGGCTATGTCGTTCGACAAGTTCGACGAGTACCAGTTCGGTAAGTACAAGGGTAACAAGAAGAATGTGTCATTGAAGGATGCAGTCATGCTGTGCCACCCGAAGGCACCGAATGACGAGAAGAACGCTCTCTACAAGAAGATTGTAGACGACAGCCTTGCTACACCGCTTACTTGGGAGACCGAGTTGAGCGCTGGTAAGGACAAGAAGACGGTCTTCGAGAACCTTCTTTCAACGAACAAGCTGGGTGCCCTCGCCCTGTTGAGGAACCTCCGCAACATGGAGCAGGCAAAGGTGTCACAGCGAGCAATCGCAGACGGCATCTCGAAGATGAACGTGCGTGGTATCATGCCGTACAACTTCTACACCGCAAACAAGCACAGCGACGGAACCTACTCCAAGCAGATTGAAGCAGCAATGCTCAGGGCAGCTCGTGAGACGTTCGACAAGTTGGAGGGTAACACCCTGTTCATGGTCGATACGTCGGGTTCTATGGACAACCATTTGGCAGGTAAGAGCGAAGTCACTCGTGGAGAGGCTGCCGCATCTCTCGCTGCCATCATGGATGAGGTCTGTGAGTTTGACAAGGTTTACACCTTCGATATGGATGCACATGCAACCACATCCAAGGGTTTTGCACTTGCCGACCGCTGTTCTCGTTGCACTGGCGGTACTGACCTTTACGGTTGTACCAACAGTGCTGTTCGCGCTAACACCAGACCGTTTGACCGTGTGATTATCATCACCGACGAGCAGTCTATTGGCGGTTGCTTCACCAAGGATGTTCTCCGCATCCCGCACAAGTACATCGTGAATGTGGCTCCGCACCAGTTCGGAATCTCTTACGGTGACTTCATCCACATCAACGGATTCAGCGACGGTATCTTCAAGTACATCGCTGAGTACGAGAAGATGGGTGCAAAGAGCGAAGAGTAATTTCTTTGTTCGTTAGACATTAGGGTGGCCGAAAGGCCATCCGTTTTTTAGGGCGTTCGACCAGTTGGTAGGTCTGCAGTCTCCAAAACTGTTAGTCGGTGGTTCGAGTCCATCACGTCCTGCTATATCGGTTAGTGGTGGAATGGAAGACACTCCAGCCTTAGGAGCTGGTGCTCGAAAGGGCGTGTGGGTTCGAGTCCCACCTTGCCGATTATTTTTCTCACCTCGGTAGGTGGCGGAATTGGCATACGCGCCAGACTCAAAATCTGGTATTCGCAAGGGTGTGAGGGTTCAAGCCCCTCCCTACCGACTAATACCTGTGTTCGCCCGAGTAGCTCAGCTGGACAGAGCGTCTGCCTTCTAAGCAGAGGGTCACAGGTTCGATTCCTGTCTCGGGTACTATTTGCAAAGCCGAAAGATAAAATCTCAGGCCCGACTGGTTTCCAGTCGGGCTTTTTTAGTTGACATAATAGGTATATTTTACTATATTTTCTAGCAAGAAAGGAAATTCTATGCAGAACACTGACTTTATTGAAACTCTTTCCGCAAAACTGTCTGACGGTGTACAACCAGCTATGGATTTAGTGGTAGAAAACATCCTAAATGAATCTGATTTTGCAAAGTATGGGAACGACGAAGAGGATGTTTACTACAAGTATTCAATCCTCCTTCGTGCATCTGGGTTTCGCCCGAACGAGTTCGAAAATGAACTGAGGGCATCCGTGAGTGCCGCATCCGATATTGCGGTCACATCTAACTCTAAGAAGGGAAAGGCTTTGGACCGTGAGTCGTTGCTGTGCGAGGTTATTGAATATCTCGCCAGGGAATACTACAACGGTCATGAAAAGGCTTCTGACGATTCGTATGACGGTCTCGTAATGGAACTTCGGTCTATCAATCCGAAGAACCCGTTGGCTGCGGGTGGGTTGGCTGCAGCTGACGATACGGGCCGAAAGAAATTCCAGCATTACCTTGTTACTGGTACTCAGCAGAAGTATGCCAACATGGACGCATTCAAGGATGAATGGTTTCCGCAGTATGGTGGCAAGCATCGCCTTATGCTGAATGGCAAATGCGATGGTGCTGGAAGCGAAGTCATGTATCAGGACGGCAAGATTGTCCAAGCGATTTCCCGTGGTGACGGTTTCCAAGGTGAAGATATAACTCAATCTGCTTTGAAGTGGAAGGGGCTTATTCACGAAATTCCGAACTTCACGGGTTCAATCCGTGGTGAGTTCATGTTGAAGGAAAGCGTGTTCCTCGAAAAGTATTCCCAGACGATGAAGACTGCTAGAAACGCTAGCTCTGGTTTGTCAAAGCGTCTTGACGGCAAGGGTTCCGAGGATATGTCCTTTGTCGCCTACGATGTTCTCAACAGGGCTCCGACCCAGTTCAAGACCGAATTGGAAAAGATGCAGTGGCTGGAATCCTGTGGATTTGAAGTTCCTATGTATGAACTTGTCGATACGCTTGAACAGGTCAATGCGTTCCGTGAAAAGGTGTTTGCAAGCCGAAAGAAATCTATCGACTATGGCTGTGACGGCATTGTGGTCAAGATAAATGACATCGACTATGACGACCTTCGCCGCAAGACCCCGATGACGCAGTGTGCTATCAAGTTTGAACTGGAAACCGCCATTGCCACTCTAATTGGAATAGAATGGAGCTGCAAGGGCAGGTATCTTTCTCCCGTAGCCATCCTGACCCCGACTGAACTTGATGGTGTGACGGTAGAACGAGCCTCCTTGTCTAACCTGAACAAGATGCAGCAAATGGGCATTCAGATTGGTTGCAAGGTCCAGATTTCCCGTCATGGTGAAGTTATTCCTCAGGTCGATAGTGTTGTAAAATAATTTTTACAATATAGGTGTTGCCAAGAAGTATTTAATTAGGTATATTTTAGGTACAAACAAAGAGGTAACATCATGAAAAAGCTTATCGGTATCATTCTTGTTTTCGCTGCAATGGTGTTTGCGAAATACGATGTGTACGGTGGAACGGGATTCTTCGTAAATAGCGAGTATCTCGTGACTGCATATCATGTCGTTGATGGTTATGAAAATATCTGCTATTACGACATAAAGAATGATACATGTATCAAGGCTCACGTCGTGGATTATACGGTTGACTCGGATGTTGCCTTGTTGAAGCTTGATGAGGAACCTGTGGAAATGCCTATGGTATGCCGTCTTGCTCACGGTGAATTGCCTATCGGGGAAAGACTGCTGTCGTATGGCTATCCTGACCCGATTAACGACACTTCTTTGACTGTTATCCCGTTGAGTATTCGCATGCAGTATCGGTATGATGGCAATTACAGTTTCTATCGAATGACAGGAACGTTGCGGAGTGGAATGTCTGGCGGGCCTAACTTTACTAGGGACGGTCGAATCGGCGGAATGAGCAAGTCTATAATTGTGGAAGAGAATACTAGCAATGTGGTTAAGTCTACCGAATTGGTTCGTATTCTCCGTAAGAATGGTGTAACGGAATATCCGAATACAAAGAATGTGAAGAAATGTGTTATAAGCATCTTGAGTTCAGATTCAGAGTTCAAGTCTGCTCGTCAAAAATGGGGTTACTAATGATTCCTGAAAAATACAAAGAATATGTGGCATCGAACATTGCTTTCCCGAAGGAATGCCCTGTCTGCCACGGTGAGTTGAATGTGTTGGACAACGGGATGGTTTGCTGTGTGAACCCGTCCTGCCCTCAAAAGATTGTCCATAAGTTTGCCAACTTCTTCGATGTCTTGGCGATTGACGGTGCTGGAGATAGCTGTGTTTCTGCCCTTGTCAATGAAGTCGGCATGAAGAAGATTCCTGAACTGATTTCCGATGCCGTATCTGGCGGAAACGGGCTTGCCAAGGCAATGAATAGCCAAGTGAACGGTGCGAAGCTCCGTAAGAACATGTTGGCGGCGATGAACGAACCGATTTCCATGAGCAAGTTCCTGTCCCTGTTTGACTTTGACGGGTTCTCCGAAGCGAAACTGTCTGGTTTGGAGCGCCTTGAAGTGTTTGGCGGATGGTATGACAACCCGATGTCCACATTGGCGACCATCCGTTCATATACTCCTGAAAAGCTTGCCATGTTGGTCATCCCTGGGTTCAGCGCTTATGAAGTTAAGTTGAATTTGTTTACCCAGATGTTTGACGCTATTGATGAAATCACGGGAACTGTTGAACTCGGAAAGTTCACTTTCAAGAAGTCTGTGGAAATGGATGCTCTTGGTGGATTGTCTTTCTGCTTCACTGGTGCGATGGAATACAATCGTGACGACCTTGAACGCACCGTGAAGGCGTTTGGTGGGCTTGTAAAGGGAAGTGTCAGTGCAAAGCTTGATTATCTCGTGCAGGCTGACGAAAACTCCACCTCTACCAAGTCGAAGAAGGCAAAGCAGCTCGGCGTGAAGATTATTACGCCAGAAAAGTTCTTTGCCCTCTTGAAAGAAAAGGGTGTAAATACTATATTGTAGTTGGAGGTTCTCATGAATGAAGAAGAACTTAAAGATTTGAGCGTCGATGTCAAGGAATGGTTTCAAGACCAGGTCGAACTTGATTGCGACTGCATGAATGTTGAAAGCGAAACCGAAGGGGATGATGATAGCGATGTTGTCATCACGGTAGGCTACCATTCAAAGGAATGGTCTGTCGCAAACCCTGACGGAAAGATGTTTGAAACGGAAACTGCTCTTGAAGAGTATCTGAAAGAGAAGATTGGTTCCGACCTTGAAGACGTACTTAATCAGTACGATGTGGAATATTCCAATGTGGACGTAAGTGTTACTTCGATGTTTGATTTCACTGCAACCATCGAAGGAAAGTATGCTCCCAAGGAAGAGAGTGACGAAACGGATTCGTCTGACCTTTATTAACCGAAGAGGATTAAAATGAAAGAAGTACAAATCAAAATCAAGTATCTTGATGACAGTATCACCCGCCTTACCTATGTTGATGGCAAGTCAGACTGGATTGACTTGGCAGCCGCTGAAACTGTCACGTTGAAGAAGGGCGAATTCAAGCTTATCCACCTTGGTGTTGCGATGGAGTTGCCCGAAGGTTACGAAGCACATATCGCTCCTCGCAGTTCTACGTTCAAGAACTTCAAGATTCTTGAAACTAACAGCGTTGGTGTGGTTGACCGTTCATACTGCGGCCCGAACGACTGGTGGAAGATGGCTGTTTACGCAACGGAAGACACCACCATCAACAAGGGTGACCGCATCGCACAGTTCCGCATCATTGAAAACCAGCCGAAGCTGAACTTTGTCGAAGGTGAACTGACTGGCAAGGACCGTGGCGGTTTTGGCTCTACGGGCAAAAATTAGTCGGAAAAATTCGATGTATAAACATTAAAGTGAGTGCTAGCGAAGTGTGTCGCCATCATATAGGCATGGGACCGTCGCTGGCACTTATTTTTTAGCCTATCTGCTAGTGTAGAAAAGGTTTCTGGGGTCGTCAGAGCAATCTGGCGGCCCCTGTTTTTGTATGGTGGCTCCTTAAAATATATAAACCCTTAGTAGGTGCAAAGGAGCCCTCATGAAAGAGCTAATCAAATCGCTTACCTCCATGGGCCTTACGGTGACCAGGGATGGGATGATAATCTATGATAATATCACCTTCGGCAAACTGGACTCAAACGGGAAACCCGCAATCTACTGCTATCCCTTCATCTGCTGGGATGACGAGCAAGACAAGGAATGGCTCGATTCAAGCGAAAGTATCAGCGTAGATGACGAGTTCTACGACTATTACGAGCAATTTTGCGCGGACTACCATAGCTTGTTTAACTTTAACAAAATGGGCGGAGTTTCCCTTGTAGGAAGCGTCTCGAAGCATGACGTGAACATCGTCGAGCTGTTCCGTGATGTCCTGCAAATTTATAAGGAAATTGTACGCGATTTAAGAGAAAAAGCTATTCAAAATTTTTAGTCTATATGGCCAAGAATCTATAAACTAATGGTATGGTTAGATACCCGAGGATAGGTTTATGGCAGAAATGTGGATAGCGGCTTTGAAGACGAATAGTCCAGCGTTGCTGATATTCACGTTGGTTGCTCTTGGATTGTTTTATCTCATCAAGCGGATTGAAACGCAAAGGAAGGACACAGGAGTTAAACGTAACGAGCAATTCAGTCAAGTGGACAAGAAGTTCCTTGAAATGCAACTGGAATACCAGAAGAAAGAAGCCTGTTACAGAGAGCAGATGCTTCTTCTGGAAAACAAGATTTTATTGACACAGAAAGATGTAGATGCTGTAAAGGACAAATTGAAGACTGTGGACTATAAATTAGAGCAGATTACTACGGCCCTAAATGCAATCAACGAGAACCTGTCGGGTATCAAATCGACTTTAACCACATCGTTGAATACGATTGAAAAACGAATTGAAAGATTGGAAAACGCAAAAGATGAGTAAAACTGAGGGGGATATATGAGCTGCGGATGTCACAACGGAATACCGAACGAGATTTATGACAGGATGCCTTACATGAGGCAGACACCGACACATCGTCATTGCTGCCCTCCGCCTCCACCACTGTTCATGCCGTTCCAACCACCTCCTTGGTTTGGACCGTGCTTCCCGCCTCCGCCTAGACAGGCAGGCCCGTGGGAATACACCCCGTCGAGGATGTACCCAGGTCCTCCGCCATGTGGATGCGGACCTCGCCCGCACATTCCTCCTCCGTACCCCCACTTTTGGCCGCATCCGTGGCACCAGCCTTATTTTGGCGGTCCGACCTTCCATTACCAGTGTATGCCTCAACAGGCTCCTGTATGCGGCTGTATGGGCCCGATGATGCCTATGCCGCATCCTCCTCATGGTTGTGGATGCCATCCTAGACCTATCTGGCCGAATCCAATTGGCCCGATGCCGCCTATTCCACCGAGGCCGCTTCCGCCTCCTCCGCCAGACCCGCCTGAGATTGCTCTTCACCCGAAGCGCATCGTCGCTGCGGTTCCTACGGAACATCATGATGCTACCATCGTGGAATACAGCAACGGTCATTTCGACGTGATTGCAAACGGATATGTTCCTGTTGGCGGTGGACGCAACAATGGACCGAAGTGCTGGCATGCTCAGGACATTCGTGGAGACATTTCCGATTCCGAAGGTCTCGATACGGTCAACTTCCAGTTTAACACTTCTGAAGCAGGCGCTAGTTTCTAATGGATAAGCATTCAACATTTGTCGATACTATCAAGCAGCTCGGGCTGGATGAAGCTATGTTCGAGTGTATTGCTGGTATTCACAAGGCATGCTTTGAACAGGTTGCGTTCGATGTCAATGCAAAGCCTAATCCAGAATCGCCTATCCCGTGGAGGCATACTGGCCAGATAAACCGACTTCCTAGCCTTATTGGTAAGAAGGAGGTTGGCTACGGCAATTTCAACTCGGAGTGGTTCCCAGAGAGCAGAGTGGCGACGACAGACCCGACGGTTAAGAACCTGATTGCCTCGTCAAAGGAGAGCCAGATGGGTTATCGGGTTGGAACATGGGGCGGACCTGGCCGCACGGTCCTCGGTAAGAGTTCGGCGCTGTCGAACGAAAACATCTGTGCGGACACGAGTACGAGTCAGTCATAAATGAAAAAGCAATCGGAAATCCGATTGCTTTTCTGTTTCAAATGTTGTTCCTTATCGGTTCACATTTTCCATTATCTTGCAAAGAGATTCGAACTGAGACTTAGGAAGGTCCTTGTACTTGTACAGGAGGTTGGCACAACGGTTCTTGTATTCGTCAGTATACTTTGACATACCCTTCATCTTGTCAACGGTTGCACGGAACTGCTTGATGGCATCCTTTGCGTTCTTGTCCCAGTCATCGCAGATGAACTTTGTGTTGACTGGAATATCAAGCTCGTCATAGCCAACCATATTGTTGTTCACGGCCTTCATCTTTTCCACCTTCACCTTGGTGACTGGCTGTATGTCCTTGACTTTCAGGAATTCTGGGTTGTTCTTTATTTTCGGAAACTTTTTCTCTTCGGTAGTGGGGTCAGTGACTGCGTTGATGATGTTTCTTGTTTGTCTAGGCTTTGCGACCTTTGAAACATTGTCGTTAAACATGTTCTTGACTTGGTTTGCCTTGTTGTCCCATGATTTTTCGTCGGAAGCGTCATTGCGGATTTTGGTGAGTTCTTCCTTGACGGTTTCTTTGATAGATTCTGGAATGTCGGAATCGGTGACAACGCCGTTCTTCTTCATTACATCGGCTGCACCAGAAACCTTGGGTTTAAGAGCAGTCTCCTTGCTGGGCTTCACTTCCTTGAAGTCCTTCTTTTCTTCGGTCTCGATGAACGATGCGCTTGCTGGGTCGTCTTCATCACCTCCATCAAACTTTTTTGCTTCGGGGGTCGCCTTCAATTCGACGGGCCTCATGAGGCTCGTGTAACTGCCGCAAGGGTCGTCTTCAGGAAGGTCGGCGACCAAGTCAAACAAATTCTTGTAGTCTTCAATGAATTTCATAATATACCGAGTGGTTATATTTACCAATAGTTTATAACCTTATTATGAATGCGGATATGGAAGTGACTGTATAAACTATATACGAAATCACAATTGTAGGATGCCATAATGTCCAATCAAGTCGATATGTTTAAATACTATGCCTCTCAACTGAATTTGAGTAAGCCTCAGTTGGAAGCTGTCACGAATTGTTTTCAGGCTTGCTTTGAAGCTGATGAAACTGCAACAAACGCAGAGACTGGCACTGAGCCTAATGTCACTAAGCAGCCCGAGGAAGCCGCTCCGTCTGAAAACAGGCAGCAGAAGGGTTCTTTCCAAGATAACAACATGTGGAGTGATGTTCAGATGAAGGAACTGTTGAAGACCGACAATTCTCGTCTGAAGCAGATGATGAACAACAGGGGTAGCAGGGGCGTTGCCAAGGTTAGCAAGGGTGACGAGAAGGCTATCATGAATGCTGGCCGTGATGTTGTCAACGGAAACTACCACAACATTGTTAACAATGAAGAGGCTCGTCAGCGTAACATTCGTTGGCAGAATTTCCTTAACAAGACGCTTGGACTCAATCTTGATGTCGATGGAAAGTGGGGCAAGGAAACCGCTGCTGCATATCAGCAGTATCTGGACTCCAAGAAACAGGCTTAATCAACTTCGCTTTAAATTAACGAAAAGCCCTTCCGATTGGAAGGGCTTTATTTTGATGAGTTCGATTTATTGTACAGTCACATAGCTTCGGACCTGATATGTGCATTTTGCCATATCTGTCGTATTGGGACGGTTTTGCTTCACGAATCCAGAAAGGAGCATGCCGTCATAGAAGAAAGATAAGTCGGATTTGCGATTGCTGTTTCTGAAAGTCATTCCGATTACTTTTCCGTGACTGGAAATTGCGGCTCCGCTGAAACCACCTGGCAATCGGACATTCAATGCACGGGCGACATACTCAGGAAATGTCGAATCGGAAACGACCTTTGCGGGAAACGCCTGTGACTGGACCTTGGGGTTGAACTCGTTGAACCCTGTTACTGTTACGGGTTCACCCGATTTTACAGCACGGTCTTCGATTTTGCATGCGTTAAGGAATACCTTGTTGTCAACCTGTACGATAGCCAAGTTGACATATTCGTTCTTGGCTTTGTCAAACACGGTGTCTGCGGAGTATTCAACTCTTGCGATGATGGGGAGGCCGTTTACCATCACGACGATGGAATCCAGTTTTTCGGATGCTCGTGCGACATCGCCTGATGTAACGATGTAGTGCTCGTTGAATGCGATGCCTGTACCGTATACCTTTGTTATTTTGTGCTTTTCCGTATCAGCGAACAGGGAGGTCGCAAGGATGCAGATTAAGAGGATGAGTGTTTGTTTCATGATGTACTCCTTTTGTGTTTACAGGTTTAATATACATAATTAAAAGCGAGCTGTCAAGATGTTTTTATAAAAAAAATATAAAAAAGTAACAAAATCTAATTTTTGAGTTGACAATAAATAAATAATTAACTATATTCATAACACAACCAAACACAAAGGAAATATCATGGCTGAAAAGAAAGAAAACTGCATTGATTGCAGTAAGGGTTACTATTCCATTGCGTTCTACTCCAAGACCGAAAATACTGAAACCGTCGATTCGTTCGTTCCTAAGGACGAAACGGATATGCATGATTACTTGAAGCGTACTATCGGTCACTTCTTTAGTAATTATTGCTCGACGGGTGATACCAGCATGGTAAAGAAGATGGAAGATTTGAAACTGTTTGACGGCTCTCCGCTTGCCCTGTCTCACGACAAGGTGTCGCTCGAATATCATTCGGGTACGGTCAAGTATTGGAGTGTCATGTTTGACTATTACATCTGCATAAACGGGTGCCCTGGTCACAAGGAAGCTGCTTATATGCTTGTTCATGTTAAATGGAACAGGACTTGATGCTATGCAAGTCTTGCTAAAAATGTATTTTACTGATAGTTTGAAACTAATAGACTATCATGAGTACATTGAGCGTTTGCATCATTGCTAAGAATGAATCTGAGGTAATCGGACGGTGTCTTGACTGTGTAAAGTCGTTTGCCGACGAGATTGTAGTTGTTGATACTGGTTCTACCGACGACACAAAAGAAATTGCTTCCAAGTTCACCGACAAGGTGTTCGATTTTAAGTGGATAAATGATTTTGCCGCCGCAAGGAATTTCAGTTTCAGCAAGGCCACAATGGATTATGTCATGTGGTTGGACTGCGATGATATAATCGATGAGGCCAATCAGAAGGCGATACGTGATTGGAAAGATGCTGTCCCGTCGAATGATTGCGATACGTTCATGGCGAAATACGATGTCGGCGGTTCCATGACAACGATGGTAACTCGTATCATCAAAAGAGGTACATGCCAGTGGGAAGGTTTCGTTCACGAGTACCTCGCATCCACTTCAAAACGAATCTGTTTGGACTTTACAATCACCCACAGCAAGCCGACTTCAAGTGTAGAGCGTGATAGCGGAAGGAATCTGAGGATTTTCCAAGAGAAGCTGAAAGAAAATGTCCAGTTCAGTACAAGGGATATCCTATATTATGCGAAAGAACTGTATTGGAATGGGGACAACGAGAATGCCAGTATATGGTTCAATAAATTCTTCGACCAGCCTAATGCGTGGGTAGAAGATAGAATAGAAGCGGCTCGTATGAAGGCTGACATTCTTGAAAAGGAAGGGAAGCTGGATGAAATGATAGGCTTCCTTTCACAATCAATTCTCAAGTATGGTATGAACAATCGCCTTCTGTACATGTGTGGATTGGGACTTTATCACGCAAAGAAATACCACGAGGCGACAATGTATTTCCTTGCGGTTGTAAACGGGTTGGGAACAAACAGCGAGTATTTTGCTGATAGCACGGACTACACTTTCCTGAGTCTGGTTTGGCTCAGTTGTTGCTACTGGTATTCTGGCGACAAGGTTACAGGAAAGCGTTTCCACGAGATTGCCAAGGCGATGTACCCTCAGGCGCCAGTGATACAGACCAATGAACAGTTCTTTGGAGCTGTTTAGGCGGTAAGCAGTTTAATTTCGTCGTCAGTGTAGCTCAACCAAGTAGGCTTCCAGTTTTCAAGGAGGCCTTCTTCTTTTAGCGTTTTTAGCAGGGCTGACATTGGAATCAGCTTATGCACTGGGTTGAACACGTATGTGTTCTCCGTGCTTGAATCCAGAACACATGTATCGTCATCGTTGAATGTCAATACATAAAAGCATTCGTTTTTGGGGCCGACATACTTGACATGACGCATGTCGGACATGCGCCAATGCTCTTCGTTGTTAGCAGTAGGTCCTGTCAAATACTTCCACCAATATAGGGGATTCGCAATCATTTTTGCCTCTCATGTAACTGTTATGCGAACTTGATGAAAAAGTGCTGCCACATCCTGACCAGAGATATCCATATTCTTTTAGGCAGGCTGCGTTTAGGCAACCCGAGGAAGCACTCCGCTATCACCCAATAGAGTAGAACTTTTACGTCGATGCTTGTCTTCAATTCCCTAAGCGGGATGTTGACTGTTACGGTATTGGCGTAGAATGACAGGTGGAGTGTCTTGAACGGATATCCGCTGATGTCGATGTTGGTGAAGGAGATGGAAATCTTATCATTGTCTGACGGGGATATGGTGATATTCCGATGCGATGGAGTTCCATCTATTATGGAGTAACGCCTTCCCGAGTTAGTGACGTTAACTTTGGAAAGCAGTCTGCTCTTTTTCATTATATTACAAAATTTCTCGTAGGTCATTTCATAATCCAACATTCCTTCTACAGTTTATCAGGAAGCTCAGTGTTTCTTTTTGGCTTTCTTCTTGGCTTTCTTGGCCTTGGCGGCTTCAAGCTTCTTTTTCAGCGCTTTCCTGTCGAATGGGATTTTCTCGTACGGGTCGAGCAGTAGGTCTCGTCTCATGTACTTGCAGTTTTTTACAGAGTCAGGAAGGAGCTTCTTGTTGTAAACGCAGCAAATCCCAGTAGGTGTTTCCATGAATCCGACAAGGGCGTTGTCGCAGTCAGGAATGTACGTGAGCATGTCTCCTTCCATCTCTTTGAATTCCTCTTCGGGATTCTCGGGAAACTTGACAGGCGTGATGTGCTTAGGAGTCTGGGGGCCCATGTAGCAGCAGAACGTGTTGTAGTCGAGTGCTTCCATCGCTTCTTCATACGACATGTCGCATTCTTCGGCACATTGAGCAATCATTTCCTCGTCATTATATGCAAGAATACCGTTCCCTAGGAGGCCAAGGAACGCCTTGTAGTAAGTGCATGCAGGAAACCCTTTATCGTCCCAATAGCCAAAACTTGCGTTCTTGCCGAGACGGTTCTTGCAGAAACGCAGAAGTTCGCTCAGTGACTTAGGACGTTCTCTTTCGGGAAATCCCATTTCGTCGAATACGACTTTTTCGTGTTCGTCATTGTTCTGACTATCGGTATTCGACGGGTTCTGCTGCAGAGAGTTCTTTGATTCGCACATTGTAAAGCTCCTTGATTTTTGTGATAAGTTGTGTGTATGCGGCATGTTGCGCTGCGGTGTCGGTTTGGGTTTTGGTAAGTTCGGTGATTTTTTCCTGAGCCATGCTGTAAATCTTTTGTGCAAAATCGGACATTGTTTCAGCCTTGCCCATCTTTTCCTTGAAGAAATCGACCAGGTCGGCAAGATGCCACATGTCAGCATTTGCTGCTTCAAGCGCCTTTCGGAGGAAGTTGTAACGACGGGTGTCGCTCATCTTTAACTTTGCCGTTGCAGACTGGTTCTTTCCTTCCTTGGCCTTGGAAATCTTGTCCTTGGTTTCCTTTGATGGGTGTACACCTGTGCGGGCCCGCCTCATGGCAGCCTTTGTCGCTTCGGAGTGATGGTAACCTTTTTTGCGCCCGCGCTTTTTTGGTTCTTTGTTTTGTGTAGACGCTTCGGTTCCACTTGATACTTCAGTGGAACCATCCATATCGGTCTTTTTTATATCAGGTTCATTTTGCATAGTGTACCTCAATTTATGTGTTCACACCCTAATATACAAAATTAAAATGCCCCTGTCAAGGGGTCAATATAAATAATTATTTATGGGGTCTGCTGATGGTCTGAAATAGCTTCCTGAACTCTAATCCATGGTTCTCAATCCAACGGCGGGCTAGGTCGTTCGATGATTCATCGACGCCCTCCCCTCGTTTTCTCAGTATGTAGGCTCCTATGACCAACATCTGAATCTTCATTATTGTTTTGCCATGGTCCATACATATAGTTTATCGGTTCATTCCGAGGAGGTATTTCGGTGGATTTGTAACCAAAGATTTACATTTGATTTAATTAAAAATATTAATCACCCTATTGACAGGTATGATATAATTATTTATATTTTAAGTAAACACTCATTTGGAGTAATTATGAAGGCAAAATTTCTATCAGACATCCATTACGATTTCGCTCGTAAGGAAAAACAAAAGCAAATAGAAGCGTACGGCAAGGATGCAGACTTGCTGTTGATTGCTGGTGACTTCGGAAATTCTCTCGAAACAATCAAGGAGTGTCTGAATGTTATCTCCAAATCGTGCAAGCGCTTTGTATTCGTTCTCGGAAACCACGACTTGACCGTGGAATGGGATAAGGACATCGACAGCACTGCCGAGAAGATAAAGCGTATAGCTGACTTTGCAAGTACGTTGGACAATGCTACCCTTTTGGGTTATGACAAGAATCTTACGATGGTTGATAATATTCTTATTGGCGGAACGATGGGTATATGGGATTTCCATGTAGAGGACACGTTCACCCAGTATGACTGGCGGATGCATTGGTTTGACGGTAAATATTGGGGAAAGGATGTTGACCTCCTGAAGATAAAAAGTGACGAAATGAACCGTCTTGAAATAGTTACCTCAGCCAAGCCCCATATTGTATTGACCCATTTTGCACCGTGGCAGTGCAGTACGAACCCGAAATATCATGGTTCTAAGGAAAACCAGTATTTCTATTTCAACATTGACCATTATGACTACTCTGGTATCAAATACTGGGGTTGTGGACATACTCACGATGCACACAAGCTGATGATTGGTAATACGCAGGTCATGTTGAATCCTCTTGGTTATGGAACCCATGAAGAAAATCCGTACGCCTTGCACAACCTGTCCGCAGATGATTTTACCGTGGAGATTTAGCCGCAATGACTGCACTTGAAGTATTGGAAGGTCTTCTTGGCCATCAGGTCGCTTGTGCGTTTATTTCTGTTGCGAATCAGAACCAGATGGAGATTTCCGCCGAAGAATATTCGGAGTGGACGGCGTTGCATTTCTACGGCAAGAATGCCCCAACATACGATATCGTGACGAACTCGTTACCGTCTGACAAGCGAAAATGTGCGGAAGCATTGCTTGACTACATGTTCCCTAAACGGGTGGTCAAGCTGGATGACTTCCCTGAAATTGCAAACTTATTTAACAAAGAGGAAAAAGTATGAGTATGAAAGTGTTCCATGCGTATCTGTTCAAGGAAAACGCTGAGTTCAAAGACCTTCAAGAAGCAAGGCAGTACATCAACGACTTGCGAGAGAAGTTCATCAAGTGGGTTCCGACCGATATGATAAAGTGGACTACCATCATGAAGCTTAGCCGTGCCGAACAGATGGAGAAGCTTGAAAAGGATACGCAGGACCCAGAAATTGGTGGCGTCTGGGATTATCAGCTCCAGTGTGTTATGTATGCACGAGAAGTTGATGGTGTCAATTACATCGCATTGCAGTTTTTCCCGAGCAGGCCTGTCGTCAAGTTCTTGAAAGAGAACGTGAAGTTGAGGGAGTTCTGGTATGAAAACCAGACCGATGACGGATTTGATTTGCCCGATTGGGAACAGCGTGAAAAGTTCTGGCATACTGTCTTCAACAAGTATTGGACATCTAGTCAGGCGGGGTTTGTGTGTGATATTTACAACGGAACAGAATGGAATACAACTAGCTCCATTATGAGCGAGTTGGCTGTTCTGGCTGACAAACAAAAAGAGAAAAAGGAGTAGCCTATGTACGAGGCGATGTTCAAAAGAATCAAGTCGCAGGATTTTCCGCTGGAGTGCAGAGGGATGTACTATTTCAGCAAGGGACGGCATGCCCATCAGGAACGCAAGGGGTCAGGCTTTCCTTACTTTGTTCATCCCCGTGGCGTAGCGTATATCGTCATGGAACACGGTGGCTCTATCGACCAGATTAATGCTGCCTTTGCACATGACTTGCTCGAAGATACGGGAACCTCCTATCTTGAAATCATGAAAGTAGCTAATTCCGAAAAGTGTGCCGACCTCTGCACGGAACTCAGGAACAATGAAATCCGTAAGGAAGAAATGGGCAAGGAAGCCTACATCACGGAAAAGCTGCTCACAATGAGCGAAGAAGCGTTGCTCATCAAGCTCGCCGATATGGTCTACAACTCGTATGACCAGCCTGCAGAAAAGGCTTTGAACAGGATGTACCGCAATGTGTGCGAACTTCTGTTGAAGCGCAAGCTTAATGACAAGTGTAAGGAAATGGCGGAACTTGTTCTGCTTGCATAAGGAAAACATCATGGCGAAAGTTGAGATTGACATTAAGAAGAAGCTTGTTATTGATTTGGACATCCATGCGTTCAGCAGCTTCGGCCTTTCCGAAAAGGAGATTGCCGACGTTGTTGCGAAAGACCTTGTATTTACGATACAGGAACGCCTTGATTACATGGGCGGTGAATGTGGTTGCGCCAATGATGGCAAGGCGTTCGGCTACAAGTTTGAAGCAAAGGGATTCAAAATCAAATAGCACGGAAGGTTTCTTAATGAAAAATTCGCAAAAGGATAGATACTACAACAGACTGCAAAAATGTCTGAAGGAAATCGACTCGGTTATCCCGAGAAGGGTTACTGTTGCCGAATGGGTTACACATCGTGATAGGGTATTGAAAGAGTATGGCTTTACTACGGACGATTATTACAGGATGTGCCGCCTGACTGAATCCAACACGAAGAACCGATGCGACGAAAGCGTTAGGACGTTCAAGGAAAAACAAAAGATTAAGCTTGACAAGAAGCTTGATGAATGTGAAATTCAAGGAGATTGATATGTTGAACCAAGTAGATTGTTCACCCGATACCCCCGTAATCCAAGCTGCTGCCGAACGAATGGCGCTCAAAGAAATGGATGACAAGAAGTTCCGTGATACGAACGAGATGTCTGGTTTCCATACTGGGTATATGACGGGATTCCTCGAAGGGGCCGAGTTTATGCGCTCGTTCTATCGTTATAGGGACACTCGTGATAGACTGGACAGGGTTGAACGTGAAAAGAAGAAGCAAGCCGCTGCTGCGAATGACGACAACCGCCTCAAGCCTGTCAGCATCCCGCCTAGCAAAGATATTTCTGATTTTTCTACACTTCTTCGGAGGTAACGGTGGACGAAGCGTTTGCCAATAGTTTGAGGACTGAACTGTTCAATCAATATAACACCCTCGATGCGGTTTCTGAATACATCGCCGTCAAGGAAGGGATTATGGAGATGCATGAACATGGTCTTAAATTGATGGATGTCCGACTGGAACCGCTTGTCGAAATGGTGATGGTTCACTACACGGTCGTGGTGGACGGAAGGGTTTTATACCGTACGGCCTATCCTATGCATTGGGAAGTGCTCCAGAAAGTTACGGAAGAATTCAATACGGTAGGTCATAACCCGTGGACGATGCAGACGTACAGGAACAACCCCCGTACATTTGAAATGGAGAAGGAAAGCGGACCTAAACTAAGGGAGGTGACACCCGAAGAGGCTATCGCAATCTTACAAAAACAGACTGTAAACCCTCAAAAACGGGTTATAAACCCTCTTGCAAAGTAGAAAAAATATACTATATTGCACGATGAATTATTTATCAAATAGAGGATATTATGAAAAGCATTTACGATATCAAGACCACAGGCAAGTTCACCCCGACCCAGACTTTCCGTGAAAAGAAGGCTGGTGTAAACATTGGCCGCATGGAAAGCTCCATGAAGAAGCTGAACAAGGGTTTGGCAAAGATGGCTAAGGAAAGGCACGATGCCCGTTCCAAGAAGGAGGCATAATGAAAACGGTTTTCGCAATCCTTTTTGCTGCAATTCTCGCCTTTGCCAGTGAAGGGGATATCAAGTACGGTGTTCGTACTGGTAGCGTAAAGACTGAAAACGGTTACATCGGTACATACCAGTTCCCCGACACCACGCTTACAATCCGCTTTGCAAAGCATGCTGTCAGCCATGTTCGGTACGACTTTGCAACCCACACGTTGTACACGAATAGCAATGATGCAGCAAAGGATGGAACCGTTGTTCCTCCGCCTCCTAATGAACCGAAAATGCAGGAAATCCGCCAATGGAATCCTTAATTGTATTCGAGGAAGACTGTACAGACCTTGCCGAGGACTACGATTACGGCGAGGAAGAGTATGTTGAACCTGAGTTCATCACTCTTCCTGACGTAAACTACGACCCGAGCAGGGTTAGGGAGATAGTTCATGACGGCACTCCACCGATGGGGTTCCGCCTGATACTTCCTCCCCGTCCTTACATGAAACCGTCCGATATTCCCCTGAGTGAAAAGAAATTCATTTACATCAGAAGGGACACTGACGAGGTTAGGATTTGCGACGTTCTTCCTATTGTCGGGTACAACATAACAGACCATTGCTTAGACCTTTCAACCGAATATGTGAGAAGACAAACATGAAAATCATAGACAACTTTGAACAAATCAGCAAGCTCCTGCGTTTCGAACGTACGGGTGACTGCTACTACCTTGAAATCTTGCTTCGTGCCAAGGATGGAAACAATGTCCAGGGCAAGCATAACAATGGCGACCGCACGATTCGAGAGATTCTCTTGAACCACGAAGGCCACCTTGAAGAGCTCCGTGACGAAATCATCAAGCTCTGCCATGAGTTCAACGCCCGTGCGTATATCCGTTTGAACCGTCGTAACTATACGGCCATCGGATGGCACTATGTCAGGGAGTTCATCTACCGTGCCAAGGAGAACGACACCAAGCAGTTCGAACATCATCAGCTTGACCCGCAACGCAACCCGTTCCGTGCCATGAGTACGGCATGTGGAAAGGTAAGCTCCGAACCGAGAGCTAGTACGACATGGCTTATCGACCTTGACGACTGCACGGTTGATAGCCCTATTGTAAAGGCGTTCGAGGCGGAGATTATGAAGCCTGGTATGAACGTGAAGGTTGACCCCAAGGACATGATTGTGGCTCATATTCCGTCAAGGACTGGCATTCACCTGATTGTCCGTCCGTTCAATGCTTCGAAGTATATCGACCAGACGACCGTTGTGAAGCCGACAGAAGAGTATCGTATGTTGCATGCCGTGCTAGTCTGGGCTATGCAGAACAAGGTTGATATCAGAACCTTGAATGAACTCCTTCGACCCGAGGAACAGCTTGAAGAAACCTCCGACCATCTTTATTTGACGGAAGAGGATATCGACCGTATCGAGAAGAATTACAGAAAGGTTAATGAAAAGATTGACGTAACTGGATTCAATATGACGGTCGGCGAGTTCAGTGCTGGCGTCCACAAGGACCAGCCGACAATCCTGTATGCGGAGGCTGCAGAATGAAGTATCTGTTAGTAGGTGCTGGTCTCTACAACGCTGTAATCTATCAGCGTTTGATTCACGAGTTCGGCGTTAATCCACTTGACATTACCATCATCGAGAAGCGTCAGCACCTTGGTGGCAACTGCTATACTGAAAAGATTGAGGGCATCACCGTTCACAAGTATGGAGCACATATCTTCCATACTTCTGACCCTGCTGTATGGAAGTTTGCGAACAAGTTCGCTACGTTCAACAACTTTGTGAACAGTCCGATTGCAGTGTATTACAATCAGGATAGTAAGAAATCGGAGACATACAATCTTCCGTTCAACATGAACACATTTGTTCGCTTGTTTGAAGGTAAACTGGCGGTAAAGAGGGTTACCCCGAACATTGTCAAGGAGGCTATCCGATGTGAAATCGTGGCATACAAGCGTTCCCATCCTTTTGATACTCCGAGAAATCTTGAAGAACAGGCAATCTCCCTTGTTGGAACTACCGTGTATGAAAAGCTGATTAAGCACTACACTGAAAAGCAGTGGGAAAAGCCGTGTACCGAGTTGGAACCGTGGATAATCAAGCGTTTGCCGCTTAGGTTCACCTACGACAACAACTACTTCAATGACATCTATCAGGGTATTCCCGAGGAAGGATATACCAAGTGGATTGAGAACATGTTCGAAGGGCATCCTATTCACTATGGTGAAGATTTCTGTGAAGATATATTCAACCACAGTGTACATGGAATGAGCACGAACAAGTTTACACAGGTGTTCTATTCTGGTGATGTATCTGACCTGTTGAACTCTTTGATGAACTACAGCAAACTGTTTGCTGGACTTGTTCACGAGGACGGGTTTGACGATTACTGGCTTGACTGGCGTTCATTGAAGTTTAAAGAGAAGCTGCTTCCTACTGACAACTGGCAGGGAAATGCTGTCGTGAACTACACTTCGCCAGACGTAGATTGCACGAGGAGCATTGAGCACAAGTTCTTCAACAATGAACAGCTTGATGAACAAAAGACAATTGTTACTTATGAGTACCCTGTGAAGTACGAGCGTGGCAAGTGTGAACAATACTATCCTCTTGCAAGCGAGAATGAAAAGTACCAGAAGATACTTGGTTACTTGCCGCAAAAGTTTGTCCCTACTGGCCGTCTCGGTCTGTACAAGTACATGGACATGGATGACGTTATTGGCGCTGCGCTGGCCGATACCAGAATTCTGGCTGACCCTGTGGTTGAGCCTGGTTGCATCTTCTCTACTACATCAGTTTAAAAAGACCGCCTTAATCGGCGGCTTTTTTTAATGGTGATGATGGTGAACAGGATATTTTTCTTTATGCCTGTGCGACCCGAGAAGGAATGAATGCCAAGAGGATTCGAGAGACTTCACCTTCTTCGAATTTTTGAACATGAGTATCACGACTACCACCAGCAATAGCAAAGAAATCGAGGTGATTATTGCAGAATAGATTAAGAGTTCGTAGATGTACATGTGAATAGCGTCCATTGTATTTCCTTTTGTGTTTGATTTACTGTAATAATATAGTTAATTTTAAAAAAATGTCAAGTATTCAGTTGACAAAACGTATTTAATATGCTATATTGTTAAAAAACAACATCAACAAAGGGTTCATATGACAAAATCTAAAAACGTAAGAAGTCTTAAAACGCTTAAACATATTGCTGACAATTTCGGTAAGGATAAGGGCAAGTCTAAAAAGAAGGAACACCTTCTTGACAAGATTTTTGACAAGTCGGAGGCAGAACTTGCGAAAGAACCTGTGGAAATGCTGGACGAAGGCGAGTCTCCGATGGACGACCTCCCGAGTGAAAAGGAAGTGGACCTTGAACCCGCACATGAAGTTACCCCTAGGATGCTTGACGTAAGGCCGATTACCAAGCGATACGACGGGATTAAGCAGAATGTCGTTGTGTTCAGCGGTGGCTTTGACAGCACCCTGATTCTTGTTGACTTGCTCGAAAAGGGTTTCAAGCCCAGACTGCTTACGTTCCAGTGCAAACAGTTTGGCGACAATCTTCATTACGTGTCTGAAATGGCTGCACAGCAGAAGATTCTCGAATACTTGGCAAAGAAGTACGATTATACCCCGAGCCGTGATTACATCAGGCTCGAAGGCGACCTGATTGGATGGACAGGTTCTGAACCCGCCTTGTTCCAACAGCCGTTTATGACATCTATGGTGTCTATCGGCGGTCGAAACAACTCTTGTTACCACTTTGGGTATCATCGTGGCGACGACTTCTGGCACAGCTCCCACAACATCCTTGCAGCACAGGAACATCTGTTGGCAGTGGCAGGGCAGAAGAACATCATGTTCAGCTTCCCGTTGCAGTATTTTACAAAGGCTGACATCATCCGCATGCTGAACTACTATCATTTCCCGACAGACCTTTGCACATTTTGCTATTCCCCGACCTACAAGGGCCGCTGCGGTCATTGCGTGGCTTGCCAGACTTACGACAAGGCGATTGATGAAATTACCCGTACATCGGGTGCTTATAAAAAAATGGGTGCGGACCTGTATTACCCAGAAGGATTTATCGACAGCGTGCCGAAGAAGTCCTCTTCTTGGGATGACTAATAAAGATAGGTATTGAAATGGAAAAGAAACTTAACACATATACAAACGGAAACCACAAGGTAACCATCTACTCTGATGGTACAAAAATCAAAGAAACCATCGACCCCAAGGCCGACCATTTCACTTATGATTTTCCAGAAAATTTTGACATCAAGATTACCGACCAGTGCGACGGTGGCTGTGTATATTGCCATGAAAACTCCACTGTGAACGGAAAGCATGGTGACCTCAAGGCTTTGGAACCGATGATTGCAACCCTGCATGCTGGTACGGAATGCGCTGTGGGCGGGGGCAACGCTTTGGCTCACCCTGACCTCGTATGGTTCCTCGAACGCTTGAAGGAACAGGGTGTCATTGCGAACATCACCATTAACCAGCGTCACCTGAGACCGTACAAGGACCTCATCTGCAAGATTGTAGGCGAAGGCCTTGTTCATGGAATTGGCATTTCCCTTGCCGATGCAAGCAACACGGAAGACTTTGCTTTCATCGACACGCTCGGCAACAATGTCGTTATCCACACCATTGCGGGCATCCTTTCCGAAAAGGATGTTTCCCCGTTGATGGGCCGCAAGATTCTTATCCTTGGCTACAAGGACTTGCGCCGTGGGCACGCCCTGCTCGAAAAGAAGTCCGACGAAATCAAGGCGAACATCAAGTGGTTGCAGAGCCTGTTGGTTCGGATTGGTTCAACCAATATCAATCCGTTCAAGGTAATCTCGTTTGACTGCCTCGGTATCGAACAGCTTAACCCGAAGGCGTTGCTCGACATTTCCGACGCCCGTTATGAAACCCTTTTCCAAGGTTCGGACACGGATGTTAAGGACGCTGACGGAAACATTGCCTGTGCGACGATGTACATCGACGTTCCCAACATGCAGGTGGCCCGTATGAGCACTGCTGCGTTGGACAAGCGTTATCCGTTCACGGGTAAGGAAAACATTCACGACCTGCTTCAGATTACTACACAAGGATGGTAAGTATGAGAACAATCAGAGAACATGTGTTTGAAACGAATTCCAGTTCGTGCCATAGCCTTACTGTTTCCGACAAGCAGTTGCCATCGGATTTGAAATTTCCGAAGACCCTTCTGATGGCGGGGACCAATTGGTACGATGCCAATTCTGATTTGGTTAATCCAGAGGAAAAGGCTGACTATGTGGCGGTATGCCTTGCCGAGTACCTTGAATGGGAACTCGACCTCCGTACGGTGAAGTTTTATCGGGAGTTTGTTCCTTCCAAAAAATGGGGAGCGTTTGAACGTGCGGTAGACGGGCACTCTTGGTATACATGCAAGGTTGACGGTGTGGATGTCCCTGCAATGTATAGGGCGACCGATTCGTTGCGACCGCCAAGGAAGGTGGTTGAAACAGTAACCGAGCATTTTGAAACCATCAAGAAGAATATCGAAACCACGTTTGCCAAGCACGGCGTTCAAGTGAAATGGTTTGACAAGGATAATCGTGGAATTGATTTTGATTTTGTTAACGGTGGCGTAATGGTCAAGGGAAGTATCGACGACCGTTCCTCGCCCAGAAATTGCTATCAAGAAACAAAGGCGATTATCGAAATGCTTAACGAGGACGAACCCGAACGCCTGTTCAACTTTATTTTCAACCCTGAATCAATTGTTCACTGTGATTCAGACTCGTAAGGAGACCAAGATGAAAACGATAAGACAATCAGTCTTTGAAACCAACAGTTCTAGCTGCCATGCGTTCAGCATCACTACTGAACAAAAGTTTGACCCGAAGAGATATCCTCGCATCCTGGTATCTGGCTGCGGTGAATATGGGTGGTATGGCCCAGATGTGGAAACACCTGACGACCACCTCGACTATGCTCTCGTGGCGGGCAAGTATATCTTCCACGAAGGCCTCCGTGAAAAGCTCCCTGCTATTCAGGAATACTTCGAAGAGCATGGCGTTATCGTCGATTTCGACTTCAAGGATGAACCGTCTGGTTACATCGACCACCAGAGCGCTCCTAGCGTAGACGAAGATAGCCGTCGCATTGGCAACATGCTTGACGACCCAGAGGAACTGTTCACCTTTGTGTTCAGCGGCTCTGTAATCTCCATGGGAAACGACAACGATTAGGGTAACTCTATGAGAACCATCAGAATGAATGTTTTTGAGACGAACTCGTCGTCCGAGCATGCGTTTACCTACCCGAAGGGAACGGAACCGACAATGCGTGACAAGTCGGAGTTCCCGCTTCCTGACGAAAACGGGCTGCTGGAAATCGAACTGGATACGTTCTGGCAGTCGGGCAACCCGAAGTGCTACACTAACGATGTCAAGCGGATTATCCAGTATCTTGCCGCACAGTCGGTATATTCCGTTCTTACCGAATGGAGAATTGACGGAGACAAGGGAGTTGTCTACAAGGTGCGGAAGGATATCAGGGAAAAGAACCATAAGGATTTCCTTGAACTGCTCAATGAAGTGTATCGGGAGTTCGGTCTTCCCGAGATAAAGGACTACCGTTGCTATACATTGACAGTGGATGGCGACAAGGTTGTCATCGACGGGGATGAACCGCAGGATTACAGGAACTGCGAGTTCGACCCTGCCGACATGGACCGTGACGAATACGATGCCATGGTCGCTAGGTTCCATGAGAATAGTGACTATCCTGACTGCCCTAAGCTGGCCCATTACATTGGAATATCTGGTAATTGCCTTACTGGAGATTCCTTCATGGAAGCTATGCAGTATTTCGGTCCTGAGGACTGGCGAGATGACTTGTACGATACGAAGTACGAGATGCCGCTTGACCTTCTCAGGAGACACATAACCCTAACCTTCTGGCACAGCTAAGAGGAGATAATGAAAAAACTAATATTCATATTAGCTCTGTTGGTCTCGATGGTATCAGCTATCGAGATACCTGCCATCCCGCAAAGCACCTTCGTGTATGACGGGGCAGGAATCATGTCGGCGAATCAGGTCTACCAGTTCAATGCGATTGCATCTGACCTTGCCAAGAACGCTCATTTCGGACTTGCCTTGGCCACATTCAAGTCGATTGACGGCCAAGACCCAGTTGAATTCAGTTTGAAAGTTGCCCAGAAGTGGGCGATTTGCAGCAAGGATTCCAACGAAGGTGTCCTAATCTATGTCGTGATGGACCCGCACTACCGAGGGGTACAGGTCGGCTACGGTTCGGAAGGGTATCTGCCCGATGTCCTTGTGGAGCATTTGCAGCAAGCCTCGCTTATCCCCGCATTGCAGCAGGGCGAGGGTGGCAAGGGTGCAATCAAGTTGGCCAGCATGATTGCACAGAAGGTGCAGGAAGAGAAGAAGATTGCACTGTCTGCAACTCTCGATACGGCACAGCTCGCTCCTGTCAAAAAGGAGGAGAGCATTCCAGGTTATAAGAAGGCGTTGATTGTCGTCGCTGTAATCGTCATCTGCGTCATCCTTGGTATCATCGAGGCTGTTACCGACATCCCGTGTTTGAGCTTCCTGCTTCTTATCCTGTCTTGCCTTGGTGGAAAGGGCGGTGGAAGCAGCGGTGGCCGAGGTGGGTTCGGTGGAGGAGGATTCGGCGGTGGCGGAAGTCACGGTGGCTGGTAGCCTTGACAGGAATCCAATTAAATACTACATTTTAAACAACCAATTAAACAAAAAGAGGTAAACAATGTCTACGGGCAAAATCATCCTTATCGTTCTCGTTCTTTTCGCATTCATGTGCGGAGGAGCATTCATCGGCCAGTTCAACGAAATCCGCACCCTTGAAAACGGTGTGCAGGTGAGCTGGGCAAACGTCGAAAACCAGTATCAGCGTCGTTACGACCTCATCCCGAACATCGTCGAAACTGTGAAGGGCGAAGCTAACTTCGAAAAGAGTACGCTCACCGAAGTCATCGAAGCCCGCAGCAAGATGGGTGGCGTGATTAAGATGGACGAGAAGATGCTTGGCGACGAACGTGCTATGAAGCGCTTCCAAGAAGCACAGAATAGCCTCGGTGGAGCCTTGCAGCGTCTTATGATGGTTACGGAAAACTATCCGAACTTGAAGGCCAATGCCGCTTTCCGAGACCTCCGTGTGCAGCTTGAAGGATGCGAAAACCGTATTGCTGAATCCAGACGCCAGTTCAATACTGCTGTGGGTCAGTTGAACAACAAGGTAAGAACCTTCCCTGGTGTCCTTGTTGCAGGTTTCGCAGGTGTTACCCCGAAGGTCCCGTTTGCAGCAGTTGATGGTGCTAATGTGGCCCCGACGGTAAAGTTCTAATTTAATTTAGAATATTTTTGAAGCGGATGGTTGACAGCCATCCGTTTTTTTGTTATATTTTGGTAAGAGGTAATGTGATGGGAATTTTTAAACATCTTGAAAAAATACCGATACTTATGGCATCATTTATTCTTGCAATTCCTGCAGTTATAGGATTGCTGCTTGAATGTATTCCATTGGCTGTCTTCGGTATTTTGATTTATAAAACGAGGGATTAAAATGAAAACCATTAGATTAGGCGTATTTGAAACCAATTCGTCTTCGGCACATGTGTTTACATATACCCCGAAGGATAAATGGGAAAGGTTTGTTGCGGGTGACCCAAACCTGATTTGGCTCAGGTATAACCCGATGACCGATAATACTCCATATGACAAGTCTGATAACATTGTCGAGGTGAAGGACTATGCAAAATACCTTCGTGAGCATTATCCTGACGACTTTGGCGAATTGTCGTTGGAGTTTATGGAAACCTTTATACGGATTACCGTAAATCATAAAAACTCTGGTGGAAATCCAATCAGTGAGTTGCTCTATAAATTAGAGGACGACCACAAGGCAAGCAACTATCAGGAAATGAAGGACCTCTCGGATGACTTTACTCAGACTGGCGATTACGATTGGGACAAGTCCGAAGTCACTGAAGTTAAGGAAGGTGACAATACCTTCATTAAAGCCCGTGCCGTATGGTTCGATGGTTAATGGAGGATTGTATGAGTCTCATAGCCAGATTGTGGGAAGGTATATGTGAAGGTGGGCCGTCTATCCTAGCGTGTCATGAACGGATAATCGGCGGAATGGTCTATGCCTTTAAGAAGGCGTCTGAAACTGAAATAACTTTGGACGTATATTACGGAAATGACCATTACGATTTTGGCGTGGTGTTCAGGTCGGTTGTAAATGACAAGGAGCACTCCCCGTGTGTGACCATGAAGTACCCACCGAAGGAAAAATACGAGTTCATCCATGTTCAGGATGCCGTTGGACTGATTGGAACATCGTTGCTTGGTGACTACAAGGAATGGAGTGACGATTCCATTAAACAGTGGGTTGAAAGCATGCTTGATGAGTACGGGAAGCTTGCCTCTTGGAGGATATGGGTTTCCCAGAAGTTCAAGGAACTGGAATCATCCCTGCTTGAACCTGACTGGAACATCGTTGCGGCGATAACCAAAGAACTAAAAGCACATGCAGACCTGATTTTCAAACCTGTACATGTTACATGTTCAGAAAGTCCCGAAGGCGAGAGAGAGGGATAAGAGCATGAACCCGAACGACTTGTTGGCGAAAAGTGATGGCACTACATTGATAGCTCATTCCAGAGCAGTGGCTGACATGGCAAAGAGAATTGCTGAAACACTTGGTTTCGACAGTGTGTTAACACAACTATGCTATTTTGCTGGGCTTTTACATGATATCGGCAAAGCGATATCACCTTTTCAGGAGATACTGCGTGAAAATGAGCATGGACCTGGTAAATTGAGCGACGATTGCAATGCTCGTCACAGTGCGGTAAGCGGGTGGTTTATGGCTAACCATGCAGCAACGTTCAATAGAATGGTTCCTGGGGTGAATGGCGGAGCTAGTGGAATCTTGTGCCGTGCTGTTACATGGCACCACAAGCCATATTTTCCTGTTGAGAAAAGTCGGTTTGCTTACGATGAACAGTTTGATACAGAAATCAAGTCGTTTGTTGATGCACTCGTTGATAACCTTGATTGGAGCATTAGTTCTGACGACGATTTTGATTTTTCTGGTGGAGATTTTTCTTATTTCTATACCCGAAATCTTTCTGGTAAAATCAATTCTCGAATCCATGCTGTTAGGTCGGTAGTCATACGTGCTGACTATCTTGTAAGTGGAGGAGTTTCTGACTACTCGATAAGTAAACTTGCGCCTATTGATATCGATTCTATCGCATGCCCGATTGATTTCAATGAAGACCGATTTGTATTTCAGCGAAACGAAATTGCAAAGAAGGCAATGGAATCTGGCAAGAAAACTGTTGTGATAAATGCACCCGCAGGTTTTGGAAAGACTATTATTGGTCTTCTTGCAGGCCTTCATCGAGGGGAAAAGATTTACTGGGTTGTTCCAAGAAACGTTATTGCCGAAGAAGTGTATCGTTCTATTTTGAATTTGCTTTTGATGTTGAATATATCGGAAACATATTCTTTGAACATGATTTTTGGCGGAAAGGTTCAACTCGGCCCAGAAAATGCCGACATTACAGTAACTAACATTGATGCTATCTTGCAGCCGATGGGTCAACATGGAAATATGGGTTTGCAGTGTGATATGTTGAGCGGCACAATGATATTTGACGAATATCATGAACTGGTAGGAAATAGCCCGATGTGGTCGGCATTTCTTATCCTCATGGCAGCAAGAATGGAGGCAAACGGTCGGAATATCCTCGTTTCGGCAACACCGTTAGATATCATGTCGTGTTTGAAAGTGAACCCTGATGAGGTGCTGTATCTTCCAGGTAAGAACACACATTACCAAGCACAGCATTCAGTTCCATACCACATTGAAACGGCTGACAGAATGCCCTCCTTGGTTAGTGGAGATAGTTTTGCTATCAGCAACAGCATTTCCCGTGTGCAAAAAGTGCAGTGTGGAATTATGTTTCATAGCAAGTATACTGACGAAGACAAAAACGGCATCATATCCCAATTATTGGATTCGTTCGGAAAGGGAAAGACCAATGTGGTCGATGGGGTATCAGCAGGCCCGATTTTAAGCACTTCGCTTGACCTGTCGTGTACTCATTTGTATGAAAGTGTATGCAGCCCTATGGATTCCATGCAACGAATTGGTCGGTGTAACCGCTTTGGCCACAAAAGTGGATGTTCGGTAACTTTCGTGACTGGAAGCGTTCCAGGTGAACGAGACTATGTGAATATGAAATTTACGACGGAGCTTCGCTCAGAATGGTGTGACACTATCAGTCGGGAATTCAATAAAAAAGATATTACTCTTGATGAAATGTATTGTTTCTACGATAAGTTCATGGAAGAAAATGCTGCCCGTATTAAAAGCTGGATGGTTGGTCTTCAGCAAGAGAGTATCAACTGTCTCGTTACAAGCTGTGCCCCATGTGCTTTTGAAGTTGTTTTACCGAAAAAGAACAAAGGCAAAAGCGGCGGTACTATACGAAACCCAGAACCAAATATGTACTACATAGTCCCGTCGTCCGACGAGAAGACATACTATGGGCCGTTCAGTATAGACATTGCCACGGCAAACGGACCGAAGTATGGTAGAATATTCAGACAGGTGAACAACTTAACTGAATACGAAAAGGCCAAGTTGGTATCACCTACACTTGTGAGCGGGACAACAGAATATCTATCGGGTGGAAAACGCCAGAAGAATTGGTATAAGGAGAATGCCGACAAGTTGGCTAGAAACTCGGAAAGCCCATTTGTCGTATCTGCTAGGTATATGACATACGACTCGTTCAATGGCGTTGTGTTCAACACGAATATGGATGAATAAATATAGTAGTTTGTAAATATATTTTTACATAATACGCCTGACATCCATGATTAAATTAACTATATTTAATATCAAATCAAACACAAAAAGGAAACAAATATGTCTACACAGCTGTCAACAATTAAAATTCAGGTAACATTCAAGGGTCAGGGCATTGTCAACTTTGACAGCACCGACCAAAAGTGGATGGTGAACAAGAGTCTTGGAGCGAATGTCATTTCTCATGACAATACCAAGATTGCCAAGGCGTCATATACGAAGGATGCCGATGGAAAAATTGTTCGTACACTGAAGGTGTCTTCTCAGTGTTTACGACAGGCTATATATGGAGTTAAACACAATCCGAATATAATGTATAGCGCTGAATTGTTTAATGATTCTATAACATCCAAGCCTGCTCTCGTTGGCGGTTACATGTATGTTAACGAAAAGAAGGGGGCGGCAAGAAGGAAAAGTCCGCTTGCTGTAACAGATGCTCATGAAGTAAGCGGTGCGATTTCTATGTTTAACGTACATAGTAACAGCGGAGACCGCAATGATACAAGCCTCTACTATGTTGAAGAAGTAGGAGCAACCCGCTTTGTATCAGACATGTTTATTGACCTTTCTGAGCTTAAACACGTTCCCCTTTCGGACACCTATGGACGCAACAGTGTGTTTCCAGATGGTGAAGAAGTGTTCAAAGCAAAACTGACTGAAAAGTATGGTACAATCACCGAAGGTTTCTTTCATATGGACGGTGAAGAGGGTGTCGTTCCTGAATATGGGGTAGATATTTCTGATGCCGCTGTTGTGGATATTTTCCGTGATTTGATTGCCCATATCAAGCAACTCCGTATAGTACGTGCCAATGGTTATCTTGAATTTGAATCAATGAAATTCTTCAAATTTGAAAATGGTTCGTGGGTACAAATGAATGAACCTGTTGAATTTACAGTTAAGAGCCGTTATATCCTTACAGAAGACCAGGATGCCGCTAAAACACTTCATGACGATGTGTGTGGACAGGCGAAGCAGGACCAAACTTCTCGTAAAGAAGCTAAGGCAGAAAAAAAGGCTAAGAAGGCTGCGAAGAAGGCTGAAAAGGAAAACAAGTAATCATGGCATTTCTTGACCTTACAATTAAACTTACCGATGGAAAGCGTGTTCGGATGTCAGACCGCACTAACCGAGGGAATCGAGATTGTGCTCAAAAGAAGTATGTACAGTACATTCATGATGACTGTCCTGATGATACTATTCCAATGACATCGGTAGCCAACATTTTGGCAAAACTTGCTGGGCAACGCCCGTGGAAACGCTTCGACATAGAAAGTGGAAAGGTTCCGTCAGCTTTCTCCCGTTTCATGAACATGGTGACTGATTCCCGTGTTGATATATTCACAACGAGTAACAACAAGGAAATTATTAGAAGTAGAAAACTCAATCATTCTAGTACGACCGATACATGGGAGCTTAACCTTAATGGGAAGTGTTTTCCCATGGAAGTACGTAATCGACCCACGTATGAAACAGTTCGTGCTACTCTTAAAGATATAGACTGGAAAAATCTGGATTCCATGCTAACGAAAGTATTTGGCGCAGATTACCGTTTCAACACAGCGTCTGGGGCGGCCACTGCAACATCGATGATTGAGAATCTCTGTAAAGAACATAAGCGTGGAAACAAAGATGTTATTGCATTTTGCGAATACTACAAGAATACATCAACCAAACTTCGGGATTTGATTATTGTCCCAGTGACAGCAGGTTCTCCTGTACGTGATGGTAAAGGATACAAGGTATTCCGTATTGATAACCCAATAGGTAATAGTCCGATTGAAAGAGTGTTACATACTAAGACAAATACTCATGGTATCATCAAGGTGCAAGTAGTATCTGGTGTGTTGCATGTGAAGGTCACCGAAAATGAATTGGAAATGTTTCGAAACGGGCCAGGGTTCGCCACATTCCTGGATGGAGGTGTAGCTGAAATTGAAACACTTGACCTAGACTACTGGCAACCCGAAACAGATGATTTACCTCATCCGTTCACAGGAAAAATACAACATCAGGAGTAATATATGCAAACAGTATTCTACTGCACTATTCATCATGGTCATTCCGCTACCCACAACGATATTCACAAAAAAATAACTGCTATTTACCAACAATCCCCTGGGCCTCGTTGGTGTAGCAATGGCTCACTTGTTGAGGTAGTTAGCGATAAAATGCCTATACGTTGCGACCAGGTTTCATCTGTTCGTGAAGTCAGTGTGCCTACTGGGTCACTTACACTATCGTTTCAGTACCCTGCAATACGTCGTAGCAATGACGGCAAGAAGGAGCACGTAAAGATATACGATTCCCCTGCTATTGCAAAAAAACAAATTTCTGAGAAGGTATGTGTCCGTCTGAGCGAACTTGGAATGTCTGATGTTCGTATCGTGGAATATGTACACAACGTGTGTCGTCTCGACTTGCATGACCGTAAGAATGGTATATCAAAAGTTCCCGTGTCGTTCATTGTGGCCAAGTGTGTTTGTACAGATGAGGATAAAGTACGAAATCTTATGGTGAACGGAATAGGAAAGTACCGTTTTGGTGGTCTCGGGCTGATTTATGTGACAGAAGGGTAAGTTTCTCGTGTAAATGGGAATTGAAACTATCTGAAGCTACGGAACTTCTGCCAAAATCAATGTTTCCCGCATGTGCGGGAATTGAAATGAGTAAAAAGCTCTGTCGTCTTCATTGAACATATGTTTCCCGTTTATGCGGGAATTGAAATCACACAGGACCCAATGAGGACTTCCTCGATAGATGTTTCCCGCATGTGTGGGAATTGAAAGAACGCCAACGAGTGTCTCGCTTATCAGATGGAAGGTTTCCCGTGTGAGCGGGAATTGAAATAAGAAGTTTGGTACTACCTATAACATTTACTATATTTCCCGTTTGTGCGGGAATTGAAATATGGAGCTGACTACCAAGGACGTTGTTGTCGGATGTTTCCCGTGTGTGCGGGAATTGAAAGTACTTAGGCTTGATAACCCCGTGGTGTTGACGATGTTTCCCGTGTGTGCGGGAATTGAAACTGGGAAACTACTGCTTGCGCTGGTTTGATTGAATGTTTCCCGTGTGTACGGGAATTGAAAGCACTTTCACGGTGCCGACTATCGCACTCACCGATGTTTCCCGTGTGTGCGGGAATTGAAAAAGCCCACACCTTAATGGTGTGGGCTTTCTAACTTAATTTTCTTATGACGCTTTTCGTTCTTGTATATTGAAGTGCTCCACCACCATGTCTTGCGTGATGTGGATTTCCTTCTGTTCGCTGTCGGGGCCCATGAACATTGCGTTATGAAGCAACTCTTCGACGATTGAACGGAGGCCACGAGCGCCAGTATGACGGTCGATGGTAAGCCTTGCAATTTCACCAAGGGCTTCTTCGTCGAACGTGAGTTTAATACCATCGAGTTCCAACAGCTTCGTGTACTGCTTGATGATGGCATTCTTCGGTTCGGTCAGGATGCGACGGAGGGCTTCTTCGTCAAGTTCATCGAGGGCGACGGTAACGGGGAGTCGGCCCACAAGTTCAGGCATGAGGCCGAACTTCACGAGGTCATCGGGTTCGCACTTCTCGAAGAGTTCGCTGAGGCTCAGCTTTTCCTTCTTGTGGATGGAAGCGCCGAAGCCCATGCCACCCGTTTCGGTGCGCTCAGAAATGATGTCTTCCAGACCCTCGAACGCTCCACCGCAGATGAAGAGGATGTTCCTCGTGTCAACTGAAATAAGTTTCTGTTCAGGGTGCTTGCGTCCGCCCTGCGGATTGATTTTTGCTTCTGTTCCTTCAAGGAGCTTCAACAGGCCCTGCTGAACACCTTCGCCAGAAACGTCTCGGGTAATGGACGGGTTGGAACTCTTCCTTGCAATCTTGTCGATTTCGTCGAGGAAGATGATGCCGTGTTCAGCGGCGATAGCGTCCATGTCTGCAGCTTGGAGGAGACGGGAGATGATGCTGTCCACATCTTCGCCCACATAGCCTGCTTCGGTAAGTACGGTTGCATCGGCGATTGCGAACGGCACGTCAAGCATCTTGGCAATAGCTCTTGCAAGCATGGTCTTTCCGCAACCAGTCGGGCCCACGAGGAGAACATTAGACTTCTCGATTTCAACATCGTCGTCCGAACGGATTGCGTTGTAGTCCAGACGCTTGTAATGGTTGTACACGGCGATGGAAAGGGCTTCCTTCGCCTTGTCCTGACCGATTACGAACTGGTCGAGGTGTTCCTTAATCTTGTGTGGGGAGGGCAAGGCAGCAGCTTTCTTAGGCTTAGGTTCCTTGGGCATGGGGGATTTTGCACCCATCATGCCACTGGCGAGCTTTACGCAGTCTTCGCAAATCGTTGCGTACATCCCGCTTACTGCTTTCGACATCGGGGTGAGAGGCTTTCCGCAGAAGCTGCAGGACGGAGTATTTTCTTGTGTAGGTTTTTTATTGGCCATGTGTAATTCCTTGGTTCTGACATTTAATATAGTATATTCTGTTTATCTTGGCAAGATATTTTTTTGAAAATAATTAGGTATTTCCCTTGACAATCGAAAACGAAGTATGTATATTTTGGAAAAAGAGGTTTATATGGCAAAAGAAGTAAAAAGACTTACCGAAGAACTCGAAAAGCTGATTGAGCTTCGTAAGGGTATTGCAGACGAAATGGAACAGTTCAACAAGAAAATGGAAGGTGTTCTTGGCGGTGATACCCGTTCGATGTATTTCGGACCTAGACAGTTGTTTGAAGATTATCTAATCAAGTGGCTTATGCGAAACCTGAATGAAACCAAGTGTGGTGCAGAATGGTTCCTGTATGAGGCTTTGAACCTAATTTCTAAAGGCGGCTCGACTTTTGTTGTAGCCAATGGTAAGAAATACACTCTTCACAATGTCACTGAATATGTAAGTATGTGTGTAAACACTAATGTAAAAGGGAAGAAGAAATGAGTCGAACAGTGGAAGAAAATAAGGCTCTGTTGGAGAAGTACCCTATACTTCGCCAGAGGAATGTCTACACGGGCGAGCCTATTGACAACAACGACGAGTACACCTTTCTCGATGCAATGCCTCAGGGATGGGCGAAAGCGTTCGGAATCCCGATGTTCGAGGATATCCAGAACGAGGTGAATACTTGGTCGAAGGAAGAGCAGGAACACTTCTTCTTTACCGACATCAAGGAAAAGTTTGGAGAACTCCGTGTGTACACCTCGCACATGACGGACAATCTGTTTAAAATACTCGAAGCGTACTGTGCAATCTCCCGCAATGTTTGCATCGTATGTGGAAAGCTAGATGTGCCGATGGTGAACCGTGGATGGATTAGCCCGTACTGCCGAGACTGCGCTTTGCATGCCGACATCGAATGCCTTGACGACTACGATGATGCTGTCAAGGATGAACGCAAGGAAATCGTGGAGAACCTTTTGTTCAGCACGTACACCGACGGCAAGTGCTGCCCCCATGCAATCGACATTTCATCCTTTGTAAAGAAAGTGAGAGAATACAATGCAAATCGTGCTTGATATTGAAAACACAGTCATAAACAACCTGAACTCGTGCGACATCTTGCAGGACAACTGCGACAGGATTAGCAGGTTCATCAAGAATAACAAGCCCCGTTTCGTGCATCTGTTCACTTGGGGTTGGAAGGAACCTGATGACATCCTCCACTCTGTTGTGGATTGTATCTATGACAGGTTGGGTGTTGATAAAGAACAGCGTGGCATTGTGTACACGAAGAGCGATTCGGTCGCCTATGCAATCGACCGTGGCTGGTTGAAACAAGAGGACAGGGAAGAAGTCCTCCACCCAGGCATGATGGCCGCATACGGCCTCGGCAAGATTCATCTTGTCACGGAACAGTTTGCCTCGAACGACCTTAGCAAATACATGGGTGAAGACTATGTTATCATCGACGACTTGGTAACCGATGAGGAACACATGTCCCTCCCGTATCACAACATACTGTTGATGAACCCAGAAAGAATGTAAACAAAACAGGAGATACAAATGAAAACAATCAGAAACTCTGTGTTCGAAACGAATTCGTCTTCGATGCACGCAATCGTTATCCCGAGGGGTAGCGTATTCAACAAGGAACCCGTCAAGGTCTGTATGGACGGTGACATGGATTTTAGCGAGAGAACGCTTATCGAAAGGAAGCTGCCTGACGAAAAGGCTAGCTACTGCTTCCTAATTATCATGAAATACTGGTGCGACAAGTTGACTTGTGGCAAGTGGTCTGAAAAAAAGAGGGGCTACCTGAACATTAGCAAGAAGGATGTTAAACATAATAACGAGATTATTGCGGTATACAAAAAGTTCATTGCGTACATGAAAAAGAGCTTCAAGAAGCACTGGAATATCAGTCTTGCCATCAAGAATACCAAGGTAGAGTCCATGGAAAATGGTGCATACATTGGGCCGAAATATTGGGCTACGAATGGATGCTACGGGCATGAATCCTTCCAGTCTATCATTATGAGCAACATGCTCAGAACGATTGACAAGATTACCGAGCCCAATGCAGACTTGTCTATTCTGAGCGTAGATGACAGCTGCAATTCTTACTTGGACTTCTGCGACCTTGCGTCCTTTATCCTTGACCCGAATGCTGTCATTCTTCAGAACACCGACGAGTGCAGTGACAAGGAGTACAAGCAGATGCAGCGCATGATTATTTCCTATGTGAGGAAAAATCAGGGTAAGTGCTTCGTTGACTGGCCTGCAGGTGGTTAACCTCTTGCCAACCCTTTTTAAATTTACTATATTCAAACTACAAAACTATCAACCAATCAACAAAGAAGGACCTATGTCTTTTATCAAAAACAAATTCCGTGCGCTGTACATGGCAGCGTTTATCATCTTCACCGTCATCTTCACCATCATGATGCCTGACGGCCATACGGCGATGTGGTTCGCAATGCTCACCGCTCTGTTGGGAACGGTTTCAACCGTGATGTTCGCTCAGAAGAACATCTGGGCTTACGTACCCAGTTTCGTGTTCAACTTCATGTACATGTACATCTGTTGGGAAAGCCGTCTGTGGCTTGAATTTGGCGAATACATCTTCTACAACGTGACTATGGTTTATGGTGTCTACGCATGGCGCAAGCAGCTCGAAAAGGACAAGACTCACGTCATTCCGAAGCGTCTCTCGCCTAAGGCATGGGTGCTTTCTATTCTTGCCACCATCGTCCTTACGGTCGGCTTCGGTACGTTCGATAAGTTTGTTCTTGACGGTGCAGTTCCGTACATGGATGCGTTGAGCATCAGCTTCACTGTTATCGCCCAGCTTCTTATCATCACTTGCTATCGTGAACAGTGGTTCTTCTGGTTCGTGCTTGATGGAATTTCTATCGTAACGTTCGCACTTATTGGCGAATGGGCAATGGTTGCCATGTATGTCTGCTGGTTCATCAACACCATCTACGGATGGATTGAATGGTCTCATAACGAGAAGAAACTCGAAACGGACACCGTGGAGGCTTAAATGTTGGACGACGTGATTAACCTATGCGGTGGCCCTCGTGAATACGGGGTTGTCCTCGGGTCTTTCAGCCCGATGCACACAGGTCATCTTGACCTCGTAATGGCAGCGAAGAAGCTCTGCTCTAAGGGCGCTATCATTGCCGTTTGCGGTCTTGATGGTGACCGTGGCACGAGAATTGGCCTCCCTATTGAACGCCGCTATGAAATCATCAAGAAGATGTTTGAAGGCGACCCGCTTGTTCACGTCGTCATGATGAAGGATAACGATATCGGCATCGCAGGTTACATGGACAAGTGGGCTGAATGGATTGAAGCCCTCAGCTACAAGCTCGCTGAAATCGTGTACGGCAATGCTGATGTCAGCAAGCGAAAGTGTGAGAAATTGCTTCAACGAACGACTATCTTTACTGGCGAACCGTCGTACAGAAAGGCAATCTTGTCGGCGTTCACGAAAGGCCCTAATGTGTATCTGTTGTCAAGGGAGTTAAACACGATTTCTGCGACAAAGATACGCAAGGAACCGATGAAGTATTGGGACGAAATCATTGGCCATGAGTTCAAGGCTCAGTTTGCCAAGCGTGTCCTGATTATCGGTACAGCATCGGAAGGCAAGTCTACTCTCACGAAAGACCTTGCCCGATACTTCGATGCGGGTTGCACCGAGGAGTATGGACATGTCTACCTTGCCGCTACCAACGGTAAGGAACCGATGCCAGACGATACCAAGCTGACCTACGATGACTACATCCGTTTCCTTGACGAACAGTATCGTGTCAACTCGGCAAGTTGGCACAAGGTAAACATCTGTGACAGTGACGCAATGACTACGCTCATGTATGCCAAATACTATTCGATGGATGACAGATATGCCGTCACCGAAGAAGATTACAAGCGTATTGAAGCTCATGCGAAGTTCCTGAAGTACGATGCAATCTTTGTTCTTCCCCCGAAGAAGGACAGTTGGGTGCAGGACGGCAGCAGGGATTGTCTCACCAACAGTTTCGAAGACCGTAAGAAGCAGTATCAGGTATTGATGAACATTATTGGACAGCACTACTGCACCGAAGATATTGTCTACCTGAACGGCACTTATCATGAGAACTTCATGAGGGCCAGAGACAAAATCAAGAGTTTGCTTTCTGACTAAATTGAATTGGTTCGGGTAGTAACCCAACTGGTAGAGGAATGGGGTTTAAACCCCCTTCAGTGTGGGTTCGAATCCCACCTGCCCGATTAAAAATATGGTGTAATTATGATTGAGATACAGGGAAAGTTTAATACAGCCAAGGTGTTCACCGACAGTATCGAACCCGAGGCTTACACACAGATATTGAACATGATGTGTCAGTGCTGGGCTAAGGACATGCAGGTTCGCATCATGCCCGACGTACATGCTGGAAAGGGGTGTACGGTCGGAACCACTATGACCATCAAGGACAAGGTTGTTCCTAACTTGGTCGGGGTGGACATTGGATGTGGTATGCTTGTCGCCAAGTTGAAAGACCGTTCGGTTGATTTCGACAAGTTGGATAAGGCAATCCGTGAACGGATTCCGTCTGGTAAGAGCCACCGTGAAAGCAAGCATTCGATGGCAAAGGACTTTCCTATCGAGGATATGATTGTCTACAAGGAAGGGCAGATGGAGTACACCGAGCTGTTGTCTCTCGGCAGTTTGGGCGGAGGCAATCACTTCTGCGAGTGCGACAAGGATTCCCACGGTAATCTGTACATCGTAATCCACTCTGGTTCCCGTCATCTTGGGTTGGCAACATGTGATTACTGGCAGGGAATTGCAATCGACGAATGCAACGACCTTACGCAGCAGCGTGGGGCCATAATCACCAAGTACAAGAGTGAGGGCCGTGAAGATGAACTTCCCGCAGCGTTGGCGAGCATCCCTCATTTCCCGCCTCCGAAGGAACTGTCTTACCTCACTGGCAAGTCGTTTGACGGATATCTGCATGACATGGCGTTGGCTCAGGAGTTTGCAACACGCAACCGTGAAGCGATGCTTGAAGAGATTGTCAGGGCGCTTCGCCTTCATGTTGTGGACAAGTTCTGTACATTGCATAACTACATCGACTTGAAGCACATGATACTACGCAAGGGTGCAGTATCGGCTCAGGAAGGCGAGCGTCTTATCGTTCCTTTGAACATGAGGGATGGTTCTCTTATCTGCACAGGTAAGGGCAACCCTGACTGGAACTTCTCTGCTCCTCACGGTGCAGGCCGCAAGATGTCCCGTTCCAAGGCAAAGGAAAGCATTTCCCTTGAAGCTTACCAGAAGGCAATGCGTGGCATCTACACGACTTGTGTAAACAAATCTACTTTGGATGAATCCCCGATGGCATACAAGCCGTCAAAGGAAATCATCGAGAACATCAAGGATAGCTGCGATGTTGTAGATACTATCAAGCCTGTGTACAACTTCAAGGCATCTGACTAAACGGAGGTAACTATGGTTATCAAGAAAATCGACCTTACATCTGACAGGTTCGCCGAACAGAAAATCGTAATTCAATTGAATTACAGCGAGCTGACTAAGATTGCAAACGCAGTTCACAACATTAAAGTCAAGGACAAGGATGATGCTTGGCTCAAATGGGAATTTGCCGCTCTCCGTGACTTGTGCCACGATGAAGGGTTTATGACAGATTTCGCCCCTGCAACCATCTTCCCTAGAATAATGAAAGAACTCAAGGCTGTTGAAAAAAAGCAGAATAAAAAGGAGACAACCAATGAATAAAGAAGACGCAGTCTTTTTTGCTGGACAGATGGAAGATTTTCTGGATATTCCATCTATGTTCTGCGAAAAAATCGAGAAAATGCTGACCGAAGGAAAGGCAATGGAAGTGTGCGAGTACATTGTACGCCGTCGCAGGGAACTTGTTAAGAAAAAGGATTAAATATGAACGTAGAAGAACTCAAAGCCAAGCTCTGTGAACGTATTTCCGATACGGAATTGGACAAGAAATACAGGGTGGTCGTGGCCCGAAAGAAGAAGCGTGGTGGATATGATATCTACCCCTGTGTAAAGGATGTTGAACTGGCATACATTCCGATTCCAGGTGAAACTAATCCATGTGCCGCAATCGTATTTGAGGATTAATATGTCTGACCGTAATGAATTTCATAATGACCTTGAAGTGTTTTGCTCTGCAAAGGAACACAAGGGAATGGTTCTTGAACTGATGAGGGTGTACGGCGAGTCTGTCACCTTGAAGGATGTCCTTGATAGCATCAACTACCAGATGGACAAGTACGAAAACCTACTGTTCAATCATCATCTTTTGAAACCAGCAATCAACCTTGCTACTGCGGTCATGTCGTCTATCAACGACGTGAAGGAAACCAAATGAAAATCTACAACGTGTTCGCAGTATCTGGAATGGGTTACCACATGTATATGGCCACTTGTAAGACACGGGAGGCTGCTAACAAGTATATTGCAAAGCTCTGTAAGAAAGACCCTGCAATATACAAGAAATCCTACTTGAAGGTAAGGGTTGGGAAAATATTGGAGTAGTTCATGTGTAAGTATTGCGAACAGTTGGATGGACTTGGTTGCGGTGAAGACTTCACAGATGACGATAGTTGGACTGACCGTTTTCATCTGAGTAGAGACAGCGACGGTACATATCGTATCGAATGCTATGCAGACCAAAGTTCTCCAATCAATTTCTGCCCTAAGTGTGGGAGGCCGTTATGCGAAAAGAACTCATAGAAATTTTGCAGTGCAAACTAGAAGACTTTGCAATCGAATATCGCAACGAAAAGGCGAAGGGTAGCGAAGGAATCAGCATCCCCAATGCCGAACTCAAATACTACAAGGGGTATCTTGATGGGATGTGTTGTGCTTTGAATTGCAAGTCTTGGAAACTTGAAAGCGGATATTGGGTTGTTCGGGATGCCCGCAACCGCATCATAGCCACTTGTCAGGAATCTTGGGACGAGGAGTAAATATGAGAAGACTGTTTATTATCAGAAAGGATTTGCAGCTGCATCCTGGAAAGTTGGCTGCAATGGTGGCCCACTGTGCCGAAGGGTACTGGCTAAACGTATTTAAGTATCTGAGCGTAGTCGAGGACAACGAATACGATACACTGCCAGTAGAAACTCCGAACGACCCTGATTACTGGATGCGTTATCGTCATCCTGCTGTATTTGAGGCGGCGAAAGCTGCTCACGAACGGGGTGAGAAAACATTTAAGTTCAAGGCGGAAAACTCCCGTCCTACGAAGACGATTTCGTTTGAAATCCCGAAAGAAATCTGGGATGGCTACATCAATGATATCTTCACGAAGACAATCTGCGAGGCAAAGAACCTTAACCATCTAATGAAGGTGGAAGAGGTCGCCAAGGAACTTGGTCTTGTCCCGCTCGTTGACTACGGGTATATCGACGATGTTTGCAAGACCGATTTGACCCCAGAGTTCACAGACGAGAACGGTGTAGGCCGTTGCCGTGTCGGAATCTGGTTCAAACCGCTTTCTGACGAAATCAGCCATAAGCTGAGCAAGAAGTACCAGCTTTACAAGGGGTAAACATGAAGGATACTAGGATAGAAGACTTGGTCAAGACCATATTGCAGGCGACCAGTGTCAAGGAAGTTATCGACTCTGATGGAAACCGTATGAGCGTTGGCTCAAACCGTCTCCATCTGAGCGTGACCGATGATGTCGATATCATTATCGAGACAGATATGGGGCCGATGTATGACGTGTGGATTCAGAACCATACCGAGGGAGAAGGATGCACAGTCGCCCGTACTGCTGACGTGAAGAAGGTAGCTGCATTCATCCTAAGCGTGTTCAACCTCTGTGGAAAATAGATTATGCAGAGCCGTCAAGACCTAATTCAATTAGAACTGACAGAAGATGAAGCTCAGGAAATAATAAACTCCCTGCCCGAGAATAATTGGGCGGGGATGAGTGTTAAGACCAAGTTGAAATCCCTGTTGGAGAAAAAGAAACAGCGGGATAGCCATCCCCACAAACTTGCCGATGAATACGAGGCGATGAAAAACTGCCCGTATCGTGGAGACTGGCATTACTGTTGCCGCTGTAAATTTGATTTAATTTGCACTGGTTCTGACCACTACGATAAGAACATGGTCAAGAAACACATAGAAGAAAATCGTGGAAAGTAAAGTTAATCTTTTTTAACCTCTTTCACACCGAAGCGCTGCATGTTGTATTCCCGCAGCGCTTTTCTTTCCATACGGTTCTTACGCATTTGAAGTTCGGCGTTCTTTCCGTGGCCCAGTACACCAAGAACGAATGAAAGGTCTGTCTTGGAGTTGCGACGGCTGTTCAGCATCTTCTTGACAAGATGGATGGCATAGTCGTATTCTGTATCGAACACGAGGTTATGCTGTACGTCAACATGGTAGGGGTTTCCGATAAGGTCTAACTGGTGTTTTGCTTTTTTCATGGTATATCCTTTTTAAGTTTCTACACAGAATATAGAAACTTAAAAGAAATTTGTCAATAGTTAATTAAATAATTCCGACAGTTTCCTTGATAGCTTCAAGGTTGCGGTCAATTCGCTGCATGTATTGGCGAATCATTGTAATGGCATTGTACTTCTTACTTTGGACGGCGCCAGGGTTGAATTGAAGTTTCCATGCTTCTGCAGGGTCATCCGCCTTGTTGAACTGGATTACTTCCCATGACATCATCTGCATTGCCTGACGCATATCATGGTATTCCCCACCCAAATGGAATTCGTTTAGTCTGTATCCTAGTTCCACCATCATACGGGTTCCGTTCGGGGTGTTTGGAAGGTGGTGTTGATGCACATTAGCCATTCTGAAAGGTTCAAGCATGCTGTCCAACTGTTCGATGATACGCTGGATTTCCTGCTTGTTTTCGCTAACTTCCTCAGACGGTTCCTCAAAGGCTGAACCCTCGGGTTTTTCGTCAATTTCTCCGCTAAGAGCGTCCTGCATATCGGACGGGTTTTCATCGGCTATGAGATTTGTTTCGTCTTCGTGCGTGGCCTCGAACAGGGAGATGATGGCATTTTCCTTCTCTGGGCCTAAGCCAAGTTTGTGAACGCTTTCCAAGAACAGTTTTTTGCGATACATAATAAACACCAGTGTAATTCAACTAGAGTTTATAAGAAAAGCCCGCATGGAAATCCATACGGGCCGTTTTAACAGGAGGTAATTACTTCTTGGTGTCCTTCTTCAACTTATTGTTTTCACGAATGACAGCAATAAACTTACAGAAAAGGCACCCTAGGGCAAATCCTAGGCAAAGCGCGAACAGTACAAACATTTTATTCCACCTTGCTCAAGTTGATACCCGAGAAGTTCGGGGTGATTGTGTTGGCATCTGCACCAGGCATCTTGCCGTTCCACTTTTCGAGACGGGCCATCGTTTCTTCATGCTTCCATGCACTCTGCTGAATAGCATAGTTGGCTGCAATAGCCTTGTTCTTTGCGGTAATAGCCTTGGCTTCTGCCTCTGCTGCCACAATTAGTGCCTCAGCATTCTTCTTTGCGATTTCAAGCTCATTTTCAGCCTTGTTGAGGGCGTTGCGGTAGGTGGCTGAGTCAGCCTGCAACTGGGCTTGTGCGGCAACAACTTTCTTCTCGTTGATAGCACGTTCGATTTCCACGTCAGCCTTTGCGGTCTTTTCCTTCTGGGTCTTAATCATCGTTTCCTTAATCTGGTTGTCAAAGTCACCTGTCCAGTCCCAGTTGGAAATGTTGACATCCTGAATGGTAATCGGGAACTTTGCACACTTCTTTTCCATCAACTTTTTAACTTCTTCTGCAATCTTGTCGGTTTCCTTCGTCAAGTCATAGATGGAGTACTTGCCGATGACAATCTTTAATGAAGTCTTCATGTTGGACTTGAAGAAGCTTTCCATAGAGCTTCTGGTATAGTTGCGGACGAAGTCTTCCGCTTCATCTTCGTTGAACACGTAGATGATGGATGTGGAAACGCCGACAGTCTGCATGTCCTTCGTGATAGCACCGTCATCGCCAACTTCGTATGTGAAGTCGTCCTTCTGCGGGTCAAGTGGGATTGTGGTGATTGACTGGATGAACGGAAACTTGAAGGTGTAACCGTTGCCACGAGGAATCGTGCCCGAAATAGAGCCTGTCGTCTTGACAACACCGACTTCGGTCGGTTCCACGCAAGTGAAAGAACCGAGAGCAAGAGCGAAAATTGCCACGATTGCTGCGATGAGGATGATGATTTTGGTATTGCTGTTCATTGGGTTCTCCTTTGAGAGTTTGATTGTTGATTAGATTAAATTGTCGAACGCTCCAAGCGATGCGTAAAGACTGATTATCTGTCTCGACCTCGCCTGTTCACGGTGTTTCATACGGGCTGCAGCCTCTGGGTAAATAAGTTCGTGGGAACCGTCTTTCAACCCGAAGATTGCATCCCTTAGGCGGTCGAAGTGTTCCTCGTCTGCTGCGAAAAACTTTTCACACCAGCCGATGTGAATCCACTTGTTTCGAAATTCGTATTGGAGGTAGGTGTACTTCATTGTAGCAAAGAATATAGAAAGTTAAAAGAGGATTGTCAAGGGTGAACAATGTATTTTACATAGGGGTTTCTTATGTAAGTCCTGCGGCAAATTTCAGAAATAGGACAACTACAAGAAAGATAAACAGTCCTCCCAATAAGGTGTCTCCGATGTTGTTCTTCGGATATACCTTGTCGAAGTCCCTCCGAGCATCTTCCAGAGTATCGAAACTTCGCCCGTTGTCTCTGCAATGGTGCCACTTGCCGTCACGCTGATAGTACATTTCTCCACGGCGTTCTCCGAAATATTTAGGCATGGTTATCCTCCTTTATTGTCCGTAGACGGTTTTCATCCAGTTTCCGTGCATATCGCCTTTGCGGTATTTCGGGTCAGTATGGACGTTTTCTGATTCATGTTCCTTGCGGTACTGTTCGTTAGCTGCATGTTCTTCTGGACTGATTGTTTTCACTGTTCGTTCGCCAGTTTTACTGTCGTACGAAACACCAGTAACCACCCCCTTTAAGGTCGGTTCAGGGGTTGTTGGCTGACTGTCCTTCCAGAAGCAATAGAGGCAATTATGAGGGCATCTGCCTGGTTTCACTCCGAGAATCTGCTTCTTGGCGAGGCACTGGCAGTCGGAGCGTTGCTTCTTTGCAGGTGAATTGTATTCGACTCGGTCAAGGCTTTCTATACCAAGCAGGTCGAGGTCTTTGGTGCTTGCACATCCGATAGGTTCAACCATAAACCAGTTTAACTTGCGTTCTGCACAGGACTCGAAGAAAAAGCCAGGGTTCTCGTGGGTGTTGACATACGGGGTAATCAGCTTTTCAATCCGACGGAACACTGCATCGGGGGCGGTAAAGGTATCGTAGAATACTTTGATACCCGCCTTTTCCAGTCGTTCCTTGACGTGCGGGTACATGTCCACGACGGATATGCGGCACCTGATTGAATTCTTGTATGTCTTTGCCACGGAACTCCACAGTTCAAGCACCTTTACCACATTGTCCTGAGTTTCCTTTGAGAGCAGGATGATGGGGTCGAGACGGAGGACATAGTGGGTGTACGGGAACCCTCGTTCAAGGAGTTTCTTGAACTGTTCGAACTCGTGTTCCACAGTAGGAACATTCGGTTCGAGAATGGTTCCGCCCTGACCTGTGACGGTATGGTGCAAGATTACCCTGTCTTGAACGATGAGGAGCTTTTCAATCATCTCGTCGTTCAGCTCCTTGGTAATGATGATGTTGGCATCGAGGAGCTTGGTTTCCCAATCGGGTACGAAACACGGGTCGTATGTTTCGGTAATACCAATTTGTTTAGGCATGGTTATCTCCCATGAAGACTGTGAATGAAGTCGTCGAAGTTGTGGCTTTCAGGCCTGTCTGCCCTTCCTGCGTAGAAGAGTTCATCTGGAATACCAAACTCCATCTGCTCAAAGTAATCCAGTTCGGCAAACTCGCCTTCCTTCAACGGGGCCCGCTTGATGATTGCGTAGAAATCAAGACCGTGGATGAGGCTGATGTCGCCCCATGTGCCTTGGATGGTTCCAGTATCGTCAACGCTCTTGACGACACCTTCCTCGCCAACGTACTTGCTGTCTGCCTCGGGGCGCAAGGACAGGATGCGGATGGTGTCACCTACCCTAACCGAGCTGGTGTACTGGGTGTCGCCTACCTTAACTGTGTCTGTGTATTTTAACATGATTCACTTATTGGTTTTATGTTTTAATTGATTCAGTTCAAACAACGCTCGGTCAAGTTCTGCCTTGAAAGTGTTTCGCTCATTGCGGAGCTTGTGACATTCTTTCTTTGCTGAACGATATTTTTCACGATGCTTCGCCAAGTCGCATTTGAGTGAATGGACGACGTTTTCTGAAAGTTCAAGAGCATGTTTCAGCTCTGATTTTGTCATCGGTCTTTCTAACATAGTTACTCCTTTTGGTAACGCCATGCGACAACTCTATCTGCAGCAATCGGGTCGGTATTCTCGTCGATGAAGAAATATTCCTTGGTGGCATCTTCAACGACATTTCCCTCGCTGTCTGTGTAAGCGAACGGAACTTCGTCAGGGTACAACTGACCTTCAAGTATTTTACCTGTGTCCATGCGGTACTCGACATTTCGCCATTCCCAATCGCCACGAATGTCCTCGGGGATTGATTCGTATAGGGTAGACTTCCCGATTTCAATCCAGTCGGACCATACTTCTTTTTTGTCTTCAGCCATTACTTGCTTACCTTCTTTTTGTCGTGGACGGTGACTTCGAGCTTGGATAAATCGCCGTTGAAAATGAACGAGCCGACCTTGAACTCGCTGTGGAGTTCCTGCCCGATACGCAAGGTATTGTAGAAATCGCAGTCAACGGGGATTTGGAGGAACTGCTTGTTGGCCTCGTTCTTAAAATGCTCGCTGATGCTCAGCGTAAAGGTGGACTGCTTAATCTTGAAAGTGACCACGCACAGTTCACCTGCGAAAGAGGAGAGTGCAAACAGCATGATGATTGCAAAGATTTTCTTCATTTTACTTTTCCTTATATTGATAATGTTTCTTGACATAAGTTACAAACGACCTGTCTATAGCCCTGCGGGCACCAAAGTCGGAGAACTTTTCGACAGGCATATTTGCGGACGGGGAGGTGAGCTTGACAAGCTGAGCGAGGTTTTCAAGAGGAATCGGCTTCGGTGCGTTCGGGTCAGGACCGCTGTCCACACGGTAGCCCTCGAACAAATCTGGGTTGATACCGTGCTTCTTGAACATGGCGTTCATGGTTTCCTTGTAATAGTCGGGTTGCATAGGGAGTGTGATGTTGCTCATAGGTGTTCCTTTTTTAGAGAAAGTGGTGGCCGAAGGAATGATGTTCCTGTTGGCGGTGGTAGTCATGCAGAGGGTCGTCATAGAGGTTCAAAACAAAGTCGCCGTGTTGAATCGGGTTGTTTGTTATCTGCCTTCCGCATTTCAGACAGAAGTTGATGTGGTCTTTGGTTCCCTTGGACAGGTCGTCGTTCAGATGGTCGTCGCCAGGGAACCGTTGACAGTAGGGGCAAAAGTCCATAACTTATCTTTCCTTCCAGCTGGAATCGTTGTCAAGATGGGACATGGCGACGATAGTTTCCTGCATCGCCTCGCCGCTCAATCTTCGGTCGAAACCGAGGTTGTCTTGGCATTGAAGCTGCTCTTTGTTTTCTTTTTCAGCCATGTTGGCCTCCTTGGGTTGATTACATGATTAAATATACATAAATAAAACGCCCATGTCAAGACATGAGCGAAAGAAAATTTAAATGTTTACTCTTTTTTACATTCACTTGATGAAACTTGCCTGCTTCAATATGCAATCCTTGCAGATATAGAGGGAGGTCTTCCCGATTTTCTTATTCTCGGCTTCATCTACTGTGGATATGTCGATTCTGATGCTTGTTGCTGACCCGCAGAAACGACAGTTCTTATAGATGTACACACGGGGCTTTCTACCCTTGAACTTGTTAGGGTTGTATGCCCCAGGCCGCCTCGTTTTCAGAGCTATTACGAGGGTTGTCGGGGACACACCGAGCTTGGATGCGGCGTCCTTTGCACACATGTTTTGGAGGTTCATCTCTTCCCACATCGTGCAGATTTTTTCGTATTTAGCTATTGTCTGTTCCATGCATTCCGTATACGTGAATAATTTTGTTGTCTGCGTCCCAAATCTGGTACTTTGCATTTGGTTCAGGATTCTTCAGATATTCCCGAACAAGCAAATCAGCCTGCTCGAAAGTTAGCGATGGATAATCTCCGATGATTACCTTGTGAGCGACCAATTTGCGGCAATCGTGCCTTTGGCCAATAAGCTCGCTGCAAAAAGTTTTCGTTATTTGCATTGTTTACTCCGTGTTTTCGCTTTCTGGTCTTCCCACTGTTGGAAAATTTCCGTCGGGTGTTTGTGGGGGAATTTGAATTCATTTTCCTTTTCGTCAAGTTCGAACTTGTACGCTAGGAAATGCTCGTGCTCCCTTACCATCTGCTTGAACAGACTGTCTGTTGTGCCCGCCATCTTGTATGCGACACGCTTCCAAAAATCGGCTTCTGACATAGCGTTAAAGCCGAATTGATTGAAAGCACGGTGCGCCTCGTTCAGCCTTTCCGTGTAGGTGCCCTTAAATTCATCGTACGCTTTGTCAAGTTTGGCAATTACGTTATCATAATAAGCACTGTTTGCTTTCATGTACGTGTCTCGTGCGGGTTGAGGCAATACGGAAGATACAGCGAAAGAAACCTGAGCAGATTTTACTATCTCATATTGATAGGTATTGCTGAGCCATTCGATTGCACGTTTAGTGAGACAAGCGACTTCTTCATCGCTCGCCCCAATACCAGCGCTCTCGAACGATGCCTTTATAGATAGCTGGATTTTTTCTGGCTTGAAGGATTCTGTACGAAAATCTCTCTTGATAATCTTTTTTATTTCTACCATAGGGGTTCCTTTTTTGTTTTTATTAAAATAGATAATTAATTTCTAATTGTCAAGGGGGTGGTCTATCTTTTCTGCATCACGCTTCGCCTCTTTGTATGCAGCGATGAGGAACGGGCTTACGATGGCCACTCCGAGCATGAGGGCTGTTGCGATGATTGTATCTGCTATTCTTTTGAGCATTTCTTTCCTTGGATTATTTTCATACTTAATTTATAATTTTCGGTTGACGAATTTAATTGAATAATGTATATTTAAACGTGTCATTAAATTACGAGGTATCGTATGATTGAAATTACCAAACCTGGGAAGAAGCCAGAACCGAAAAAGAATCCAGTTATGGAGTTCACTTGCCCTACATGTGGATGCGAGTTCAAGACGGACGAGTATAGCAAATGTGCAGAGCGTTGCCCGAACGGTCGCCGCTGGATTGAGGTCAAGTGTCCTGAAAATGATTGCGGCAACACTTTCTCCGTGAAAGACAAGGCGGCCAAGGCTGTTCTGGGATAGTCCGATGGAAGAAGAGAGCAAGTTACCGTTCCACAAGAAGATGAGTACTCTCGGCGGGGCCGTGCTGTATGCCGAGAAGGCTCTTGAAACCTACCCAGAAGCAAAAGCGACGATTGAACCCATCGACGAGGGATTCTGGAAATACCTCATAACGGTTGAAGAGGCTACTAAAAAATGAAACGTGTATTATTTACATTGTTCTTTCTTTATATGTGTATTCCTGTTAGATTGGTTAGTTATGTATTTTGTGCATTTCAGGAATGGCTATGCTTTGAAAGAGCTTTTTGGAAAACATTACTGCCTTGGCTGAAGGATGAAGTAATAGCGTGGGTTCACCCCTTTAAATTTAGTAAAGGAAATTAAAATGAGACAATTTGTCACCGTACTGAAAAAGCTTATCGAACTGTCCGAAGACAAGGACCTTACGGACGCATTGAACAAGATTGTGGTGGATGCAAGCTACACCGCACCCGAAGCCCAGTGGGAAATCCGTGGCGAACAGGTGTCTGTCGCCCTGAACAACTATCTGGCTAACGGCAAGGAACGCAAGTCCGAATGGTTCGCAAGGGTTCTTTCAGAGTTTTCGACCCAACCCATCGAAAAAATCCGTGAGTTTCAGGAGACTCTAAATGAAACTAATTAAGATTAACAAGGACGCCATCTTCTATCCAACTGTCGGATTGTATGCGTTATCGAACACGTTCTCGTTCATCTACTGGGGTGATTTCGCCCTCATGTGTTCAAACATTGTGTTTATCCTGCTCTTTGTCGTCCTCATCATCTTGAAGAAGGCGATACCTCGTTTCAACGATTGGCTGAACAGGGATTTCCATTAAGGAGAATTTATGGACATTGTCAGGCATGAATCCTGTGATAATAATACCCTAGTGAAGTATTATGATGCACAAGACCGTATTGTAGAAATTGCATTCCTTATCTCTGGAAACGGATGTACAATCCAGTATGATGTATCTCTGGAAAGACCCGATGAACGTATCGTCCGTTGGAACAACGGGGAAGTGTACCGTACTTGGACAGAAGAAGGCAAGACCAAGTTTGTGAGGCTAAACGATGTGCCAGACTTGTCCTATTTAGCTTACTGGTGTTGATATACGGAAGTTCGAACTGTATACTAGACGTGGCATATCCGCTGCCGCCCTGTCTGGTGGCTACGAGGACGCCAAGAAGTTCTACGAAGCCGAAACGGGAAGTTCGTTCGAAAAAGACCTTGAAAAAGCGAGGAAGTATTATGAAGGTAAAAATAACAAACAAGAAAGATGAAACTGATGTCTACTCGTTAAACCTATCCAAGGCGTTTGGCGTCAGGCGCATGGGAGATGCGTTAATAGTATATTATGCTGGGTTTGAGATGTTTTCGTTTAAGTCAAACCAATATAAGTTTGAAGAAGTCGAAATGTCGGCTGATGGTCGGGCTTATTATACCGAGCGTAGTATTGAGGAAATAGCAGAGCGTTTCCTGTATGATTGACCCAATCTGAAAAAAATATAGAAAATTTAGTCAACCCCCTTGACAAAGGGGGTTTAATTATCTATATTATTCACGTAAACACAAAAGGAAACCAAAATGAAAACACCGAAAAAGACAATCAATGTACTTGTGAATCCTACAAAGGAAGCAATCGAGCGTATTGCCAGCGTTAGGTTGATTCGTGGTTACGATGACAGTCGCATCAAGAAACAATTCGCAAAACTGGATGGATGCGCTATTCTGTATCCTGAAACCCATCTTATGCCGAAGGATGCTGCTGTTCGTACAAAGAGCGTCATCGACCTGTTCCTTGAGACGGCTGGGACGGAGTTTAACATCGTAACGGTATCTACCGATGTGTGTACGCTTGCCTCAGATTATGGCAAGTATAAGAAGTGCAAGGTAAAGTTCTTCTATCAAGACAAACAATCGACGATTACCAAGGTGTTCAAGAAGTTTAACGAAGTCTTCCCTTACATTGACAAATTGACGGAAGACATTTAACAAAAGAGAGGAAATCATGGCATGCCAATCATTCGAAGAACAAATCAAGGACTATGATGCCCGCAGCGACATACACTACCATGTGTATTTTAGTTCCGCATCGTACACCTATTGCGTGGACGTGCTTCAGTTCAAGAAGAAGTCCGATATCAAGAACGACTTATACAAGAACAAGAAGTATTATTCCACTTACGCAGAAGCAAAGAAAGTTGCCGATAAGCTCAACGAAAAGGATACTGATGTTGGCCATCTTTTCGGCAGGGCTGCAAGTGAATTTGAGCATAAGATGTATGAACTCCTTAAAATGGGAGGAATGACCGAGGCTCAGAAGCATGCTATTGAAGCGGCGAATGCTAATGTGCATGCGCTAACCAAGCTTATCAACGACGAGCACTTCTAATGCGTTGCAAGAACTGTCCATACACAGAATATGACTACAGCGAGAACGTTGAGCTATGTAAGTTTTTCGGGTACGGGGAAGACGAAATCTCGGAAAACCGAAAGGGCGAACTCGGATGTAAGTACAATATGAAGAGCCTGCAAAAGTTCGTCAGGATGCATGAGGCAGAAGAAGAGGAAATCGTCAGGCAGATGGGCGATTTCGCCAAATGGTATGAAGAAACATATAAAAACCAATCCAATCAGGAGAAACAAAATGATTAGCAAACTCAAAAACATCAAACGAATCAAGAAAATTTTCACCCCTGGCCTGTTCCTCTTTCTACTGGCCATTGTTGGATATTCAGTGGGGGCTTCCCTTTTGGGTCCTGCGCTTAGAGGTGAACTTCCTTTATGGAAACTTATGACAGGCGAAGCGATTCTGTATTTTACAGGCGTTGTTGCCGCTGTAATGGCTTACCCCTTGCGTGGCAAGAAGGTAACCGTGTCTCCCAACGACTCCGTGAAGGAACTCCTCGACCGCATCGTTGCTGGATATTCCAAGGGCCCGTACACGGTTATCGACCTTGAATACACATCGTTCGAACTGCGTAATGCCGTCTGCAGGAAGCTGAGTCAGGAGGTGTTTGATAAAGTATTCAAGGAAGCCTGTGATGAAATCGGAGTACCATACAACACGTTCGAGTTGAGTGAAAGGGCTATCGACTGCGCTCCACAGGGTAGTGGTAGCAATAATGCAGGCATCAAGAACATTCAGGTTAGCACCAAGTAGCATCTCTTTGAAAAAAAGTACAAAAAAATTTCAAAACCCCATTGACAATGGGGTTTTAATTATCTATATTATTGTACATAACAAGGAGATTCCTCATGGAAAAAATGTCAAAGAAAAAGTTCATCCGCCTCGTGATGTCAGCAGCGAACGAAGTCGTCAAGCACTTCTCCGAAGGAACCAAGACGATTGAGGCTGAAATCCCGAGCGGAACACAGACTGAGCTCGTGTCGATTGTAGTAAGCGGTCGGAGGGGATGGTACGAAACATTCCACGGAATCAAGCGTATGCCCGTGTTCATCTCCACGAGGCTCACCTTAAACGGCGCACAGGGCGAAATCGTGTTTTGGGGCAATGATGTACCTCCAGAACTCCGTGACCTTACAGCAAAAGAACTTTCCAAGAAGGGCTACCAGATAGGCCCCTGCGCTGCCGACGACAGGCCGTTTGCCAATTGGGTACGCTCATTTCATCCGTGGCAAAGCGAACTCAGGGACTTCCTTGAAGAGGAACTTGGAAAGGGCGGTGAAGTCTGCGGTCTGAACCGAGACGAGAACGGCAATTATAAAATTGACTTCTACGATGGAACATCCAAGTTGGTTACTCCTGATGAGTTCGAGGAAATAACTAACAACCCATTTGCGAAGAAGGAACATCCGTTGCATTGGCCGATGTTGCGCTTCCTGCACCCCGACAGATGGGCGGAAATCATAGAGAAGTGCGGAAGACAGTATGCCTATTCACATTGCGTATAACCAAATACAAAAAAGGAAATGAATTATGTACATGATGAGAAGAGTACACGCTGAACAGAACCCTAAAGGAGGCCCCATGCATGTCTGGGTGATGCAGTGGCAACGAGCTGACCTCAACGCATTGATTAAAAATGCCAGATTCAACCTTAACCCGTTCAATGAAGTTCCTGGTGGCAGCATGTGGGAAGACCACGCCCCCGACCAGAATAAGTTGCCAGGATGCGTGTGGCAGGGCCGTGTGGACGAGTATTTCAAATGGAACGACCGTCTGGTTCACGGTATCACCCACTGCATGATTTTCAACATTTCTAAATGCTGGTACAGTTTCATTCTGTCCCGAGAGACGAGTGATAACGACAAATCCCTTAGCCTTTTTAACTGCAAGTTTGATGATGGTGACGTATACCCATCGTTCGAAACAATCAAGGAATGCGTGGACTACCTGACAAGCCCAGAGGGTATCGGCATATGTAGCAACAAAGATATCAAACCTGTGGAGGTTCACAAATGACCGCATTATACATCGGAATCTACATCATTGTCGCACTCATCGTCTATCTCGTCGCACTGTTCGCATGGGCGTTCGGCATCGGGATGGGTTACCCTTATGCCAAATGGTATCACTGGTCCAATCTAGGGTGCGCATGCATTATGTTTGGCTATCCTGTCGCAGCAATCGCAGCGGGGATTTTAATCTTCGGTAGATAAAAAATCATAAAAAATTACATAAACCCGCTTGACAAGGCGGGTTTAATTGTCTATATTAACACATGTAACACAAAAACAAAAAGGAACAAACATGCTTGCATATCTCAAATGGCTATTTACCCCGAAGTCCGAACGTCCTGATTATGTTTTGGACTTGTTCAACAAGAACATCGCAGTGAATCCCAAGTTGGCGCCCTTCATGGGCAGATTGAATGTGGAAACTGCACAGGATGAACTTCGGTTCATCGTATCATCAGGTGCATACAGCGATGAACAACTGTGGAAAGTTCATTGCACTAATGTGAAGCATCTGTACACTCGTGCAATGGAATACCCGAATGCGAAATGGGCTGATTCCTTGATTGACAGCATCCTCTATCATATTAAAGAGGTTGATGCTGCGGTAAAGTCGTTGGACAAGTATTTTCTCCGTATTTTTGACAAATCTAATTTTAATCTGACTGACTTTGATTACAGTTCGTCTACGTTTGACCAAGTGTCTTTGTGCCCTGCGGGTGTTCTTCCTCTGATGGAGGCGACTGAACAGGATATCAAGAGGCAGGGTTTGTATAAGGATGAAGTTTCTTTGAAGGCGGACCTTGGTAAGTATTATGACTACATTATCAAAAAATTTTCTAAGTGGCTTAAAGGTCGTAAGCCTCTGGCAAGTTCCCCTCATATTGATGTCAAGACATTTGAAGAATGGCGTATAGACAGAGACATTATTGCCAAGTTTGATGCGGAAGAAGAAAGGTTGAGCAATACATGCAAAAAGGTGCTTGACGACATCCGAGGCTACAAAACCATGGGTGGCGCTGCTTCCTGTGCGGCATCCTAATCGAATCTAGTTTGGAGATTTGTATGAAAAAACTTTTCTATGTTCGCTCGGCTATGCTCACCCTGTTTGAAGCATACCCTGATGACCCGAAGACTGGTTGGATGGCGGGGCGTGAATGCCTCGGTTCAACCAATCTGGATTACCGTGGTAAGTACGACTCGATTGCATCCCTGCTAACCTACATATCCCCTAATGACACTTACTATCCCATTAGCGAATGGGAAGTGTCCAATGTTGAGGATGGCGGGTTCCTGCTTAACTTGGATGTCATTGTTGACCACAATAAGCGGGCCCCGTCGCCAGACCGTCTGAAAGCGTGGAAGGAAGGCCATGCACACTTGTGCCACGGGTACTATTCCATCGAAGTGAAGGCGCAGCGTATCGAGGATATTTCCGCAGACGAACTGCAGAAACTTATTGAAAAGGCATGAGGAAACCACCATGAGAGAAGAAGCGCTTAATAAGATAGATGAACTCGAACACAAAATATATGAAATGCGCAAGCAGCAGGACGAAATCAGGAGGCAAGAGAGCGAATACGAGCGTTATGAGGAAGCGCGTAAGTGGAAGGAAGACAACGCCAGGTGCATTCCTGTATGCAAAAACCTTCTAGGAAAGGTGTTTACATTTGGTGATGAGGTCGTTCATCACGAGGAACGGGTGATTGACGGGAGTGCGGTGGAGTACGAGTATGTTTTAATATATTTTGTACAGACAATCAATTACCGAGACAAGTCCAAGGTGTGCATGCGATGCCGTCGCATGTATTCAGGCGATGATGATGCCTCCATTTGTAACTATGACTTGTTTTTAAGTTTTAGCGAGTCTGAAGACGGATGGTATGTAACCCATTCCAATACTGGTAAAAGTTACGGAAAGCTGCATGTTCTTACCGAAGATGAACTCCGTGTTGCCCTCGATTTCTGGAAAACCAATCCGTTGCGTAATTTGATTAAAACGATGATGCAACCTGTCGAGGGCGGATGGCGTTGCGCTGGAGAAAAAGGCTAATCAATGAACTTGGTAAAGTGGAAAAGTAAAATGGACCGTAGTAAAAATAATCCACCATACCCTTATTGTATCCATGAGCATAATTATATTTGCCAAAAAGAAGAACCTATGATGCCTATAATCGACGGTTGGCAAACATTCAAGATTACATCCAAATGTGAACATTGTGGTGCTGTCGTAACAAACTATGTGAAAAGGATTTATAAAGGAGAAAATTATGCAAAAACGAATGAAGACTGAAAAAGAGTATGATGCTGCACTGGAAGCTATCGATTGCGAGATTGTAGAGCATACCAAGGCAGCCGAAGAACTGGAAGCCAAGCGGAGAGCGCTGCAAAATAAAAAGAGGGCTAAGTTCGACCCAGAATACCGTGCCTTGCAGGAACGGCTACGAAAAGCCAACGCCGAGCGCAAAAGATTTATAGCGGACGCCGCCAAGAAGTTCGTCGGAAAATGGCTGTTCATTGACGACGGAACTTATATACATGTCAGTGGCGTAGACGCCCCTACGAAAGAATCCACCAGTGGAGACTTCCAGGGTGAAGGGTATCTCGTGTTTCCTACGCACTACGACATTAACGTTGAGACTGGCGACGGGAAGGTGAACATATCCACGGGTTCGTCCAAGAACAATGTGGTATATCTCACCTTATATGCCGAGGACGTGCTTAAAGTATCGAAGAAAGACGTAATGGAAGACTTGGAGAGCAACCTGGATGGAATATTGTCAACCTATAAGGAACTATGCAAGCGGGTGAAATGGAAACCTTCCGTAGGCAAAGCATGACGTGTGTTTTTTTCATAAACCCCTTGACAAGAGGGGTTTAATTATCTATATTATGTAGTGTAGAATGCACAAAGGCATAAAAAGGAGTTATTATGTATTCCGAAATTCAAGACGGTCCTTCACGTATCGGAACATCCAAGTTTTTCTTCGATGTGTGGTATAAGATAACCAATGAAAAAGCGTTGGTTCCGTGTGGGTATTGCGGGAATGGTTGGAATGCCGATTCCAAAGAGCCGCCCAAGACTTATTTTGTTGGTGACTATTCCAGGGAACAGTTCAACTCGGTGCTGTTTCGATTGAGTATCTCGAAATCTTCATTGTGGGAAGGCAAATATGATGTCAAGGTGCTTTGCTTTGCCGACACCAGAGAGTGCGGGGCTGAAACTATCGTCTATATGAAGACTGATGACCCAAATAAGATTGACGCTCGCATGTTCGAATATGCAGCCGACGTGCTTTCCCGTTCTGGTGCTGTATTGGACCATGAATTGAACCAGAAGGATTTCGAATCACGTAAAGAAAAGATTGCTACCATGCAGGCGTATAACGACAAGTTGGCCAGAATTATGCAAATCGATAAAATCGGTAAAAACTTGAAAGAGCTTTTTCATAACTAGGAGTTAACATGGCAGTAAAACTACCAGATGACCCGAAACAGTTGAAATCCCTTTGTGAAAGGTATCAGAAGCAAGTCAAGGAACTTACGCAGAAGTGCGAACGAGAGAACCTAGCTTGGGGGATGGAGGAATACTATCTCACCCAGAAGATTCGTGACTTCGAGAAGCTCTGCGAGAACAACGACATTGGTTTCGACATCGTGAACGAGCTTGACAAAAAGCGTCGCCACATGCCAAGTGCAAAGAAAGAGCCTGTCACCGAGGAACAGTTCCTGTCGGTGTTCACTCATTACTACCCTCATGCCTATATCCACAATGTAGACGATGAGGACTTCGACGACATCTGGGTTCGAGCAAAGGGTTACTGGGAGGCCGACAGAATCCTGTACAGCCGTTCCGATAAGGAAATCCGCATGTGGAGAACCAAAGGCCAATATGACTACCATTTCAAGTCAATCAAGGAATTTGAATTCTGGTTAAGCAGAGCGCTGTTTAGAGACAGAGAATTTGAAAGAGAGAGCGATTTATGAAAATAATTGAATACAAAAATCCATTTGCCCCAGGCGGTGTTGAACAATTGACCGTCATTCGTGAAACCAAGACGCAGTACATTTGCAAGAACGACATCCGTTACCGTAAACCGAGCGAAGAAGTCGATGGATGCTCTGTTAAACAAGTGGGTGCCGACCGATGGGATATGTCTGCAACGCTTCGTATCACGGAGGACTAGAATGACATCATCAGAAGAAATGCACAAGGAATATGTAGAGCAGGCGGCAAAGAACATCAATTTCGAGTTCGTACCTGCATCGCTTAAATTTGATGGAAAGCATTGTACCATTCCCGAGCTTCATTGGGAGCAGCAATGTAAAGATGTTCCACACGATGACCCACGAGCGTTCGGGTATCACGTGGGTTGTTTCCGTGCTCGTTTCGAGCGCAATCCTGCTACTCGCCGACTTGACACTTTGGTTCTCACGTTCGAGGAAATGACTTTCGAAGGGTTCCTTCACCCTGACGACAAAGTTCGTATCGACATGGACAAGGATGCATTTACCAGATTCCGTGTCACCTATGACCCTAAGACGGAAAAGTTGAAGCTCGACCGTCTGGAAGAAAATGTCCAAATCAAAAAGGAGTAAGCGATATGAAGAGCGCAGAAGCATTTATCAAATCAAAGTTTCCTGAAGCCTATGCTGCATATCAGCAGTATAAAAAAGAGGAAAAGGCAAAAGAAAAAGCAGCGGAAAAGAAACGAATAGAAAAAGAGATGAAAAATCGAAAGGACTTTGAAGACTACCCGCTGTATTACTACTATGAAACGTCGTATCGTGGGCAGAACAGCATCAATTTAGACGACGCTTTTGAAAAGGTTGAAAACGCCGTTATTGACCCTGCTGGATTTAGCGGAGGAATGTCGTTCAAGGAATACCTTAATAAGGTTGCACATGAGACCGAAGCTCATTTCTTCAAGCGCTGGTTTGATATTCTTACTGGTAAAAGCAATGAACTCGCCGATATAATCAGTGACTGCGACTATCGTGTGACGCAGAATCCTGTTCATGATGGTATCAAGCTGTTCACCCGTGATGAAGTCAAGGAGTTCTTCCGCAAGGCAAAGTACAAGGACAAATAATATGAAACGAGTAAAGGAATATCTCGAAGAAATCAAGGTCCCCTACTCCGAGGAGAATGTCGATGGAATGACTGTGCTCAAACTCAGTTACCACGTGGACTTACTGTCAATCTTCCCTCCCGATGAAGGAAAGGATGAATTCCATGTAGTGACCGCCTACGACGGAAAGGTGCAGCAGTACGGTAAGATGAACCTTGATGACCTTAAAAAATGGCTCTATGCCGTCTTCATAGAGGAGTCTCCTGATTATGTCTATGCGGATGAAGCGCCAAAAGAAATAATTAATTAAATTTGCAATATACCCCTTGCATTTTGAAATAAAAATCCTATATTTAGGAATGCAGTACGTTAGTGGTGAGAACACCTGGCTAGGGGCTGGGTGGTGGTTACCGTCGCGATGCGTGTATCGGCGGGATAGTTCATTCCACAAGGGCGGGGCGAGTATCAGGCGCATGACAAACTCCCGTCCGCAAACCTTTTAATGGAGATATTATGGATAAAGATTTCCTCGGTATCATTGATGACATGGAACGTGGTTTTCAACACATCAATGTCTGCATTGAGCGTGACGATGATGGATATTGCCGTTGGACAAAGACTGATGTGCCAGACTTTTGGGAAACCATGAAGGAAGACAGGCCGAAGACAGCCGAGGAGAAACTCGAAGAGGCTGAATTCGTCGAGTGTGAAATCATCGAGGAAAACACTGCTGCTATCGGATATGAATCGGTTTAAGGAGACTTCTATGGTAGATAATGGTTTCAACCTAGCTGAAACATTGCAATACAACCCGAAAATGAGGCAACAACTATGACATATGCCGAACTGAAAGAACTTGTCGAGACCATGGACGAAAACTACAATCCAGAGTACCTTGCCAACAAGGAAGTTGTAATCGAATACCGAGACAAGAACGGGCACTACCATTATTACGGCATCGGTGATTGGAAGTTCAACCAGTGCGGCGATGAGTCGATGGACTGCCTGTATCTTCGGTGCGACGACGATGTGCCATGCCTGGAGAAAACATAAGGGGGTTGACGGTGCCGAGGATTGATTTGGACAAGCTCGCCGCTGAATACGGCCTCGAAATCGAAAAGAACGATGTCGGTCGCTACAAGCAGTGGAAGGATGCAGAAGTCATGCTGTTTCTCCCAGGTCATGCGGGAACTCAGGCTATTGTCTGGGGAGAATATCCTCCAAAGGGAAGTATCGCCTATGACGAGCCGTCTGACCTAAGCGTTTGGAGTAAGCTGGCTCCCGAAAAGGATGGCATTCTTCATTGGCATAAACACGAATGCTTGTTGAACGATACATTTAACGAACGCTATTTGCGTGAAGTAATCGAAAAATCTCTGAAAATCTACAATCAATATGCGAGAAAACAACATGGCCAAAAAGAAGAATGAATCTCCTGTCGTCTACATGCTTACAGGCATCATTCCTTACTCTGGTAGGGACCGCTCGGTAATCAATGTCTATCTTGACGAAGATAAGGCGAACAAGCGTTATGAAGAATTGCGTAATGAGAGTAACTGTACTTACATCGATGTGCAGATGGACACTTATGAGGTTGATGAATAAGGTCTGAGGTAAAATATGACAAAAGAAAATGATGAAATTGTATGCGTCCCTCTGTCCAAGCTTCTTGTTACCGACAAGAAGCCGTATCGGGTTCAGGTTGAACAGCCAGTGTTTGCTGACGATTGGGAGACGCAGGGCGTAGACTGCTCGGAGGTTCCTTCTGTAATCAAGCCAGACATGGATGGGCCTGCCCTAGCAAAGGTTGCAATAAGCCTTCGTAGAGAAGCGAAAGCTTGGCTCAAAAGCAATAAGAATCTGACTGACAATGGTGCAAAGCTGTTTGCAAAGAACTTTGCATGTGCTATCAAGGCTGCTATTAACGCCACTTACAATAACAAGGACCTTGCAGAAATTATTGCTAAGGAAGGATTTCAACTTAACAACAAGGAGTAATTATGGGACTTTTTTCTAGTGCTTTTAACCTTATTGCAGACACTGCGGATTCCGTTGTCGATGTTGCCTCCTCCGCAACAAAGGCAGGAGCCCGTGGTGTAAAGAGAGTTGCAAATGATGCAGAAAAGCTTGCAAAAGATGTTGTTGACCCCTTTCACATTTTTCACGATGACGAGGACTAGACACATGAACAACGAAGCAAAGATGGATGCCACGTACACAAAGGCAAAGCACCATGACAGTGACCCGAACCACGATGCGCAGTGGGAAAACGACGGTATCAAGCAACTGGAAGTTTCTGACATTCCTCAGATAACGCTTTCCATGAAGAACGCTTTGCATAAATTCAATTACAAGGCGGTGTGCGATTTCATGGCCCGTGAGTATGACCTGAACATTTTGAACCCAGATGCATTAAAGTCGTTTGTGTATGAGAATGCTATGAACGCTATTGCGAATCTATCCAAAATAATTATAGACGGGGCTTCCCACCCTCCAAGGGAATTTTGGCTTGATGAAACATGGCTTCAAGCAGACATTGCGTTCACCCTTCCGATTCATTGCCGCATCAGGCAATATCATGAAGAACCGTTGAAGGTCATCTTGGAATTCATCCCGTTCGCATCAGAAATGTCCATCGAAAGGCGATAATATGGATAATATGGCATCGACGTATCAAGAACAGCTCCGACTGGCGGATATTTATGCGTCCGAAAATAGTTGGAATGATACCGACTGGCAGAAGGTTTATAACTGGTTGAAAGAAAACCAGAGGGAAATCGACAAGAAAACAGTACGCAGTTTATGTAAATCAGCAGACGAATCCGAAGACATAATTTGGACACTGGGGCTCTAATGAAAAAGAAAAGCACGACACTTACTTTATCCTTGAAGCGGAAATGGTTCGACCTCATCAAGAGTGGGGTCAAGCTTGAGGAATATCGGGAATACAACCCGTATTGGTGCGCCCGTTTCTTTGTCAAAGAACCTGGGTTCAAGGACTGGGTTCATGTCCGTATAGACTACACGGAACTTGTCTTCACCTTGGGCTATCCGAAGAAGGATGACATGTCCCGCAGGCTCGTATTCAAGAATCCTCGCATCATGATTAGGACGGGTAAGCCAGAATGGGGTGCCGAACCAGGTAAACCCTATTTCGTAATCACATGGGATGCTCCAAATGCCGAAGAGAAAAGTGTTTCCACTGACAATTTATGCGAAGAACCAGTTTAAACCGCCGTATTCATGCATATACGACCAGTTAGAAACCGTGTTCATCAGAATAAAAGTTCCAAAGAAGGTGAAATATGATTGATTTACCGAAAGGCGAGCCTACTGAACAGGAAACCCGTGAACTTACCGAGATGTTTCCTAAGCTTTATCCTGCCCTCAGGAAAAAGATAGAGGAAAGCCGCCCGAAAACTCACGAGGATTGGATTAAATTTGCCAAATGGCATGATGAATTCATCAAGAACATGCCGTCGGTAAAGCCGATTGAACCTAATCCAGATTGCCATTTTAAGTTTAGAATGGTAAGAAAATAAAACCCGATGATAATAGGAGTACCTATGGCTACCAACAGTGAATACCTTCATGCTATATTGTTCTCTGGAATGCTGGATAGATTGACGCCAGTCCAGATGACCAATTTCATGAAGAACGCTTCCGAGCATATCCCGAAGTATGTATACAAGTACAAAAAAGTTGTCGGAAATCCGCCAACTGCTGAACACACTCAAATCGTAGTAACGAAACGCTACGAACTGGAAAAGGTTAGCAAGTACACAGTCCTCCACTGCATGGAAAGCCAGATGAGGGCTACCGAAAACCTTCCCGCATGTAAGGCTTTGCCTATGTTGAAATATGCTATCGACGAGTTTGAAAAGGAACACGAAGGTGGCAAGGATGAGTAAGAAGTTTGTTCGTTCAAGTCCGTTCCTGAAACAGAGCGAGATTTCTGAGAATTTCCATGGGCAGGAAGTGTATAAGTCTGGCCCATGGCATCCGTATTATCGTTATGAGGAGCGTGATGAACTTGGAAGACTTACTGGGGTCTACTACGCTGATGAACACAGGAAGCCAAGACCGAGGACACTCGTAGTCAAGTATTCCGATGACAGCAAGCGCCCGTATGCAATATGGTTCTGCTATGATGGCTCCGAAGAAATGCACTTCTGCTTTAAGTACAAGAAAAACGGAGACCTTGACACGATTTACTTCTGGGGTGACGGTGGTAATACATGCAACGAGTTTCATTACAAAAAAGCGATAGAGACAAATACGGTTAAAACAGGTCGTCGAGTTACATACAAAGAGAGTTGGCCAGCAATCACAATCAACGGCCATACTGCATTGTTCCTCCGTGAACTGCCAGACATGACCAAGGTTGCTGGGTTCTACTATACCCACGAGAAAGACCCTTACTATCCCCAGACACTAATTGAAAACGACTGGGCAATCCACGACTGGCTAGGTATCAGTGCAGAAACCCTGTACGACGAGTACCCGAAGAAAAAGCCACGTCCCTTTGACCCTAAAGTGGACGGATATTGGGTAAGGAAGATGATGGAAATACAGAACGCAATTAACAGGCAACAACTTGGAGAATGATATGTCAATGAAACCGATGGGAAAAATTAAATTTATGCATCGTTTGTTAACCGACCTGATGGCAGACTGTATGTTCGTCATGTGGTTTGGAATGGTGCTTGATACCATACTGGTAGTCTATGCGTTGCTAACTGGAGTGGATATGATTGTGTATCCAAGCAGGGCTAGCACGCTCCGTATATTATTTGCCGTATATGGAGGACTAAACGCAATCTTTCTTATCATGACCTACTGTTTTATTCTGGAACCGCATGAGCGAGAGTATACCCATGCAGAACGGCATGAGCAATATGGCAAGGCGCTAAAACCGATGCTTGTGCTATGGCCGCTTGCATTGCCTATGTGGGCAGGGTTCATCGTCTCGATGATTGTCAGCGGTTTCGGATGGCTCATATACACAGGTTACAAAACGCTTGAAACCAAATTGCTTAAATAGAGGTTGGTATGTTAAAATTTTACATCGAATCTATCAAATTCGTATGGACATGGACTAAGAAATTCCTGCTTGCAATTACCGTTTTGCTCCCAGGCATCATCTTCCTGATATACATGTTTGTTGCAAATATGCCAGATGTAGGGATAATCCCAGGCCTCCTCGTAATTGCCGCTATTGCACTGTGGGCCCCAATTCCTCTGCGCCCGTTCTTCTTTCAAGGTCAGAAATTGATTGAATGCTATGTAACAATGTTTGGGGCGATAGGTATTGCGATTGCGTTCATCCTTGTCTTTTTCGGGTGGCTTGTGTGGTTGCTCCTTCCTATCCTAACTGGATTGGTTATAAGCGCCGTGTTGAACCGTGAACCTAGACCACTTGAATGCGTAGTAACAATAGTATTCAACATTGTTTGGGGCCCAGGTGCTCATTACGTGTATCAAAAGCTACTTGACAAAGTACTTAAATAATACTATATTCAATAGAGCAGATGCCCCGTAGCTCAATGGACTTAGAGCGTCGCTCTCCGAAGGCGAAGGTTACGAGTTCGACCCTCGTCGGGACAACTAAAAGGGTAGGGACCCCTGAAGGGTGCATTTTCGATAAGATTTCCCAATCCATCCGAACCAAACACTTGCACCTGGGTCCTGCCCTTAATCTTTTAAAATGGAGAAACCATGGAACTGCATCACAAGATAATCGAAGTTCTTAAACAGGAATTTCCTGCCTTGGTAATTCCCGAGATTCAGGAAGGATTTGCCATAAGCATTGGTGTGTTGATTGAAAGGCTGTCGCCTGACTCACAAAACCCAGTGAAGTATATGGAGTTTGCCTACTGCTCGGCAACAGGAGATTTCACTTACATTCCTATCCTACTGTCGGAATCTGGCATAGGTCACCCGACAACCGTAGAAGAGTTTCAATCGCAAATTCAGTGGGCCAAGGAACACGGCCCCTTCAATGTGAAGACTTCTGTAACGCACGGTGGCCCTTCAATCACTGTCTACAACAAAGTCGCTGTCAATTTAAACAACAATTTCGTTCAGGAAACTTTCCTCGATGACGAAATCAATTTGGCATTGTCCAGAGCCAACGATAAATTCGGTGTAGAAGTCTCCGACGACAAGTCTAAAATCAAGGTGTACCCGAAGGATAAGGACTCCCTTGATGACCCTCTCCTTCTCACGGTTGAACACCATATCAAGTTCCCGACAGACAAGATGTGGCATATTGAACTTCTTACCAATATGCACAACATTGGCTCTGACCCTCACAATGACCCGAGCAATCACGTAAGATGGTCTGGAATCCCTCTTAGCGACATGCTCGACAAGATATTCGGGATTTTTGAAGACGATGTATATAAAGCAATTCCAGCCGCAGGAACCCCGAGGTAAATTATGTCCTATACAGTACAGGAACTTGCAGACAAGTTTAGGTTTGCAGCAATGAAGTTCATCAACGATAAGGAACTCGATGCAAAACAAAAGAAAATAAACGCAGAGACTCGATACGGCAATGCTTACAAGAAAATGCTTGAATGTAAGCCAATGTTCGCCGATGTGCAAACTCTTGCGAACAGCCTGTATGATTACCTCCATGTAACTCACAAAAGGCTTGACTATTGTTCTGAAGAATTGTATCAGGCCAGTTACAATAAGGGATTTCTCAGCATAGGAAGGAACTATTTCATTTACAACTGCGTTCCTATTGACAAGAACCTCTATAATGGCAGTTTTCAGGCTATCCTCATCAGTTATGGCGACGGTTCAATTAACAGGGCTAGCTTGACCGACTATGGTGGAACCAAGGAAGACTATGCAAATATAGTTAACCCAGATTATGTATACATTATCGAAGACCCGAAGAAGTTTGTCGAGGAATGTCAGAATCCAGATGGTGACGTATATGCCAGCCATTGCTTCTCTAAACTGGATTACTTTAGTGAGGCACTGGAACAAATCCCTGAAAGGATAGATGCGTTGTTCAAGTTTGCAAACGCTTTTGCTGACACAGTTGACGGCAATGTTGCAATGGCTGCATACATGGCGAAATACAGAAAATAATTGCAAAATCCCTTGACAGAACTTTCGTTCTTTTCTATATTGTATGATACGGCACGGGGGCAACCCCGTGGTAACAGTGAAGCAAGCCTGTAGATTGCGGGCTAAATAGCTGTTCGCCACCCCACAGGCGTGTGGATGGGGCGGTCGGAGTCGGACCGTATGAGCGACCAAGGTTCAGCCCGTCACCTAGAAATGGGGCCAGTTGACGCTTTGCGAGTTTCGATGATACACCATCATGATGGTCTGATGTGAAAACTCGTAGCACTTGCGACGACTAGACTTACCCTCGGGGTAAGCTGAATGCCGCAGCGTATCCCCCCTACGCTTAGCCTAATCAGCAGGGGGTTTCTTTTTATTCAGAGTAAGTCAAAATGGAAGAAGTTTATCAAGTTTCATCTGTTCCTGTCATGGGCATCTGGTGCGCCTACAAGCTTGCGCCACTCTACCCGTTCTTCTCATCGTTCAATGTCTCGGAAGCGAAACACGGTCAGAACTCTGTTAAAATCCTCTCCACCGAAAGGGGAAAATTCAGTCAGAAAGGAACTATTCACCGCAGGATTAACCCGAACGACCTACTCAATTCCCACCAAATCGAGGTGGACATCCCGTACGAATACAGAATAAAGTTCCAGCTCGAAGACGGAACACTCCAGACAGTCTACACCAATGCCGACGAGGCAGGCTGCCTTCTCCGTCTCATGTCCTCCCAAGAGAATATCGACAAATTCAGGAAGCTTGCTCTCAAAGGCTATTGGGCGGCTGCTATGACAGCTCTCATGGGTGAAGAAGTTGTTGAAAAATCCTACATCAGCATGGCCGACAAGGAAAATCTTGAAGCGCTTTCTAAATTGGCTGCTAATAAAGTGGATTAAGTTTATGGCAGAAGAAAAGAAAGTTCAATGGGGTGTACCGAGCCAGTTGGAAAACATAACCGCCAACTTGCGTGTGAGCATTTCCTATCTTGATTTCAACAAAGCCAAAGTACAGGAAAAATTTGGCGACCGTACGGAAGAAATCTTTAATGTGCTGAACGAAGTGAAGTCGTGGATGACAGAAGAATCCGAGATTATGCACAAGCAAATTGCAAGCGTCTTAGAAAACATCAATAGGAGATAACATGGATATTTCAAAAATGCTGGTCAACAAGGCGACCGATAATTTCAGGAACAGCATCGAGCATATCATTGATTATATCGAAACGTCACAGAATCAAGGTCCGATGAACGATGGTGAAATCCTCGAAGCTGTCAAGCACAGATTGATAGGAATTTCCGAAGCGATTGCAATGACACAGGAAAACGACCGCATGCTTGATGCCGCAAACAACGCACCCAAGGTAGACTGATGAACAATCTGCAGTATTTTGTGAGAAATGCGAAGAACATTAGTAGGCTCATTGAGTCTGTGATGAACGAAAACTGCAAGACATGCCCTGCAAAGGCCTTCTGTTATGCAGATGGAAAGCGCAAGGAACAAAAGTATGAAACTTGCAGTGATGCGTTCATAGCATGGTCATTGAAGGAAAAGAAAACAAGAAGCAAAAAGGACGCTGAACCTAGACCCTGTCTGGAAACCACAAACACCTGAGGAAACTATGAGCATCGGTCGTGAATACTATGACGAAGAGGGCAACTACTGGCAGATTGAAACCCCGTATTACATCCCTCCCGCAGAAGCAATCAAGCACAAGGAATATGTCCGTGGGTTCAGGTCAGCCAAGGAAAGGGCTGCCGCAAAACGGTTCAAGCGTATGAACCGTACCCTCGAACTGGCAACAATTTCACTCGCTGTTATACTTGCAGTCGTTTGGTGTATTAAGGCATTCGCATGAATTATTTACAACGAAAATCAGACATGAAATTTGCCCCAGAAGAGGCCCTTCTAGCCGATTATTTCGGGGAGGGTAACTATGTACCCTTCCATGCAAAACAGGTCCAGCAACGCAAGCTTCCGCTAAAAAGAGGGGACTTCCTAGCAGGTGGCATACAGGTTACTCTCCCCGCCCTGAGACAGTTGGGCGTAGAGTATAGCCATACCGATTATCCAAAAGAATTGTCGATGTATCTCCACCGCAATGTGTGGCTTAGCACATTGAGGCGCATCCGTCTGCAGATTGACGCCGAGGGTGACATTCCCTCCCTGTTCATTAAGCCGAGCAACAAACTGAAACGGTTTACTGGCTGTGTCGTAAGCACGATGGATGACCTTGCCCCATTAGCGCATATTGGCAACATCTTCATTCACTGTTCCGATGCTGTTCAGTGGTGTGTAGAATACCGTGTGCCAGTAATCAACGGCAAAATCCAAGGCTACTTCTGGTATGACGGGGACAAGAGCGTGATGGTCGATACCTCAGTTGTGGAACAGATGGTCAAGGACTTTGTTTCGGCCCCGTCAGCATACTGCCTTGACGTAGGCGTTCTTGGAACAGGCGAGACCGCACTGGTTGAAATGAACGACGCTTTCAGCATCGGTATGTACGAGGGTATGGAATCCTGTTATCCCGAATTGTTGATAACCCGATGGAAAGAACTCACAGGGGGTAAGAAATGATTGTCCGTATAACTGAAACCGTTTACAGCGAATACAGTGGAGTACATAAGCTGGAACCAGTCCTGTACAAGATTCCAGGAGAATTGCAGAAGATGGTTGACGATATCCACCGCATGTCAAGGGATAGCTCAGTCAAGGCAGACATCTTCTCCGCAGAACTGACCGACAGCGACAATCTACTTTGTAATAATCCATTCCATAATAGTCCAAGTTGTAATAAGGAGGCGTCAGATGGTTGTGACACAGGAACGAGTGATTGATTGGCTCGAACGTCAGATAGGATTCGTGAAGGCGAACCACCTCGAAAATTTCCTTATGACAAATGGAGGCGACCTGAAGATGGAGCCAGACCATCCTAACCTATGCACCCTCGTCATATATGACCCGAGGCTTCCAGCAATAGGATGAAAAAAAATCTTAAAAAATGTTCGAACCCGCTTGACAATGCGGGTTTAATTATTTATATTGTAGGCATAGCATAAGGAAATAGAAAATGTCGAACCGATTGAAACTCCGTGTAGAACTGGCTGATGGATGCATTCTTGTAGGCGAGGTAATCAGCGTAGGAAGCAAACCACAGTCCCCAGAATACTTTGACAAACCTCAGATGAAGTGGTTTATGGACTTACTGACGGACACGCTAGGGAAGGTCGAAATTAACGCTCTCAACATCGTAAAAATGGGACCAGACCCGATTAAGATGCAGGAATTCAAGGACCCTGTGGAGGTAGTCAACTACGTGATGGAGCTTATGCGGGTTGCCCAAAACATGCCCCTGAACTTTCTGAACCCAAGAGAATAACCTATGAACAACCTGTTGAACCCAGCAAACCCTATTTCTCCCCTCAATCCGATTAACCCAGCATCGCCTTTACACTCAGGCCTGTTCAAGTCGCCCTCGGACACCCTATACAACATGGCTGCAGCTACATCAGCAACACAGAACGATATGCCCATGTTCGTCCTCGGTATGTTCCTTGGCATAGTATTCACTCTTATTCTAGGCGTATTCATCTTTCTATGGAAAAAAGGATAACAATGAAAGTTAAAGAACTCAAACAACTTCTCGAAAATGTTGATGACGAACTCGAACTGGTTGGTTACCAACATGGAATGGAACAATCTGGCCTCTTGCCAATCAGCAAGTATGATATGAAGACCCTGCAAGGGGAAATGGTCAAGCATAATACATGGGACAGGTTCGACGGCACTGACTACACTTATGAGGTGTTCGAAGAAAAGAAAGATGGCCAAATGAAAGTGTTTAGACTGTATTAAAGGTATTGACAATGAAGAAACCACTCATAGCATTCAGAAACTGGTGCATCTGCACGGATAGCCCAATCATTTACTACTCCATCGTAGTACTGTCTTCCCTAGCCCTAGGCTTCTTTATCGCCTATGTATGGATTCCCTTAATGCAATGGATTCACACCTATGTCTGAAAAACAAGATGGCATGCCATACCTGATGTTCACAAACAGGGATACGAACCGTTTCTTGTGGAACACCAAGGCCCGCAAAGAGATTCTCGAAGCGAACCGACCGAAGAAACCGATTGAACCCGTTGAACAAGAAGATGATGGCTAACACAAACAAATCAAAAGGTAAACCTATGTCCAAACCAATCGTAATCTCTCCCGAAGCGGCGAGCGAAGTAAACCAGAAAATCAAGGAACTCAAAGAAACCCTCGAAAAGCACAACCTGCTCATGGTGTTCAATGTCGAAATCGGTGAGGGATTCCTGTTCCCGAACACATACAAGGTATGTTCTATTGACGACCCCGAATACGACGAGGCGGACCCCACCGATTTGCCCATGTCCGTAGACGGCACCCAAACCAAGATTGGCGGCTGCATGTCCACGTTCGAAAAGTATTACAACGCAATTATTCCAGCCAATAGGTAAATATTATGATGTCACTTGACGAATGCAAGAAACATGCGGCAAACGGGGAACCGTGCCAGATGATGACTCCTGATGGCAAATGGGTTCCGTTTAATGAAACACAAGTAATAACGAAGTTCCGTGTCGCTCCCCGTCTGTTCGAGAACAGCGGCCCGAGAATCGTGATGTACTCCTTGCTCAGCCTCGAAAAAATGGTCGAACGCCATTTCCGCAACACATCATTGTGGATTGACTTGCCGCAATCTGGCTTCAAGGAAGACTGGACTTTGACCGCTGGCTACCATGGCAAACTCGGTGCTCGTGACATAAGGGTTGAACCAAGTATCGAAGACCAGGTAAGAGCCGTATTGGGAAAACCGAAGACGGAATATCTTGACCGTACGGATTTACGCCTCAGAGATATATTCAGAACGTATTTCCGTGTCCGTAAAGTAAAACCAACCGAGTACGAAGTCCAATGCCGCTCGCTGACGAAAGCCCCAGACGATAAAAACTGGATTACCATATTCAGGGTGAAACAGGAGCATTTCAAGGAACACGACGATTTCAATCTTGCCTCTAAGGATGCGCCTCTTAGCTGGTGCATCGAAACCTGCGCTGATTACTCGTATATCCCGAAAGAATGGAAGGAAAGGCTTGGAACATACCAGTATAGTACAACTGAGCGATATCGAATCAAGCAACAGCGTATCAAGAGCGTATCAAAAATAACGCCATGCGGAACCGAGATTCTCAACAACATCGCACTCTGGATTTGCAACTACCTGACGTTCATCAGCCATATCGACATGAACCTGAAGGACTTCTCGGATTTCATCGAGAATAACATGGAAAAGACAGACAGCCCGACTCACCGTCTGGCTACACCAGGATGGACTCCGAACAACAGGAGCCTTGTCAGCTACTACCAGTACAGCGAATTTGCAAAATATCGAGATGCCGCCCTTGGGAGACGCCAGTATGATGAAAACGGGTACTTGGATTACCGACAGGCACACGCAATCCTTCTGCGATACTTCAATATGAAATATCACGGGACCATCTATGAAGTGAGAGAGAAACAGTAGTTCATTAAGCGATATAAAACCAAATCTAATCCAATCAGGAGATAACACCATGTTCAAACGAGAACTTACCAACCTAGAAGAAAGACTTTACGACTTCCTCGACTTCGCAGACAGCACCCTAGAATACGATGTCTCCCAGAAGTCATGGGAAAGGCTTCGTGAAGCGATGAAACGCTGCAAGGAAGACTGCAAGGTGAAATACGGAGTCATCAACAACGGTTACTCCCTCCATGTTGAACTCCCCTTCGATGTAGACAAGTACATGAAACAGAAGCAGAACAACCTCATGCAGGACATGAAGGAAGACCCAGCAGCCAACAAGCTCGGCGAATTCATCGTCAACCAACTCGGCATCAACCTCGTCTCCGTCGATGGCATCAAGGTCGAAAGACAGCATGACGGCCAGATTACCGATATCCACATCGCTTTCATACCTGCACCAAAGGAAGCATAGTTATGACCAAGCCAGTTAAACCTGTGTCACTTTCCATGTTCACTTACTACAACGACTTGAAGAACCTCTGCAACAACGAAGTTTACCAGTTCAAGAGACCTGCTCCTTGGGACAAGGAAAAGGAAGTGAATGCTGCCCACTGGATTTTCAGTGAGGAATACGCCCTTAACCACGACGGGTTCGAACTCTTCTGGCATACACCTGGAGTTATGGACGGCGGCGTGTATGTCGTCGCCAAGTTCCCAAAGGACGGCCACAAGGACACCCTCGTGGTAGAAGCACATAAGGACGGTTTCGTTCCAATGGGTGTCCTCAAAAGTACCGAAATCAAGCTGGAACGTGGAAAGAATAGGATGATTCGCCTCTACTATGGCGAACTAACGAATGAATTCAAGGTCTACTTTGTGGATGAACAAAATAAATCAAATTAGAGGTAACCTATGTCACTGAAAGCAAAAAGAATGATTTCTGTCTACTTCTTCGCCCTCACCGCCTTGTCGCTCGGATTGGGCATGGTGTCCCTCCGTCACTTTTCAATGATTGGTTGGCTCCTCCTGTCACTCCAAGTCGAACTTGGCATCCTTATCTTCAGCCTGATGATAATTGGCATTATAGTAGGATGCGGTTGGGCTATGACAGGCGATGCTCACCAGTCGTTCATGTCCTATCTCAAATTTATCTTCAAGCATGTGTTGGAGTGACCAATGGCCGTACACTACTCGATGCTCTGCAACCCCCGAAATGACGGGGACGGTAGGGCCCTTGCCGAGGAACTGAGGAAGCACCTGACCGAAAGCCTAGTGGCGTTCACCGTCAATAAGAACAAGGATGAGTTCGTCAGGATGACCTCCTGCCGATACCTCTCCGATGGCGACATCAGGGTTTGCTTCATTATGGGCGACATGATGCCGCAACAACTTACCGACTACCTGTATGCCCATCAGGATGAACTGGGCATAGACATAATGGAAGCGGGAAAAGATTAAAAAATCCCTTGACAACCCGCCTTTAATTACCTATATTATAAGCATGGCTGAACAGAAATACACATTATTCTCCGCTGGCGAACTCGAAAACGAAATCGCTGGCAAATGGGCTTACCAACCCCTCGGCTTGCTTATGGTATATGCCAGCAAGCTCGCAGACGAGTTCTACGAGGGTGTCAACGATACCGTCGGCCCCATGCTGCAGGACACCGTTGACGACCTCTATGACTCCTATGCAGAAATAAAGGACGAGAACATCAAGGTCAAATCCCTCAAACAACTCAGGGCATGGCTTGACGCTGTCATCCATGCTTTCGAAGTGATTGAAACCACCGTGACAGACCCTGCCATACGTGGAGTGTTCGAAAACAAGGTCACAGGTGTCGGTGCAGGCCCCCTCGGCACCCTAGTAGGATTTTCTTCAAACCTCTGGCACGATACCTCCAAGGCCATCGCATACAAAATCGGAACACCCCTCCGTGAATCCGTGGACAGCTACTACGCCAAGGACAAGCAAATAACGGACAATAACGCAAGGATGAAAGCCCTCAAACGTATTCGGGTTTGGCTCGATGTCGTAATAGACGCTGTCTCCTATGTCGAAGAAAGAACCGACAACTCAGATTTCACCCTCCCGAAAAAGGAGTCCAAATGAAACAGATTGCATGCATCTATGCAGAACACGCTGACGCACCAAGAGTGTCGGGAGCAATCACGCTTGCCAAATGGAATATCGACAAGTTTGACAACCTCGATAAGCTCGTCAACTACCTTAAAAACGAAATGAAGGAAATATGGATGTACTGCAACGGCCAGTCCGTAGCCGCAGCCACATTGCCCCGAACACAGATGATTAAATACTTCTGGTCCAAACGCCCGACCAAAATCACAATCACCTTCAAGGACGGAACCAAGAAAGATTACCCCATAGAGTACAACAAGGGCGACGAACACCTGCCCAATACCCTGTATAGGAAACCCCTCGGATATAAGGCGTATTTATAAGGACTCAACATAATGTCAAAAACAGAAACTATTGTAAAGGTAATAGTATTCGTGATGATAGGTGTGTTTGCAACTGCTGGCGTCAAACAACTTATCAAAGAGATGGATGCCCACGATACCGAAGTCAAGAAGGAACAATCCACGGAAATCCATTCCGAAATCTATATCCCCGTACCCAATAAATACCGCAGAACGAGTGCCGATTACAGCAGGGGCTACTATGTCTGCAGCAAGTACATGGAAACCCATATTACATCCCCGCACTTCGAATGCTTCGGGTCCCTCTACTCCTGTAACGGCATGCCCGTTGTCAAGTGCGCCGATGGAACCGCCTATTTCAACCCCACCGATTTGAAACTCGACGGGGCCCAACTCCTTAACCACAACCAGATTTTTCCAATAAGGTAACAACTATGTCAAGACATACCACAGAACTCGAATATGACTTTGAAAAACACATGGACGACCCAGTTAAAATCCGCCTCGTCCATGACTTCGAAGACGAATACGCAATGGAATTCTGCCTCCTGAACGAAAGACCCCATTGGTATCAGGTTCAGGAGTATTTCCGTACTCTCGACCATACCTATGAACCTGGCTCAGGATGTAGTTGCCACGGCGTATGGAGCACCCGTTGGTTCACCGTCAAAGACCTCGACCACGCCAAGAAGATTCTCGAACATTACAGGGCGAAAATCAAGACAGCTGGCGATATCTACAACCTCTTCATTGAAAAGGGCATCCGTGAGCGTGAACGAGATATGGAAGCCTACAAGAAGTATAGGGCAGAGCGTGATGCCATCCCAGACTGTATCGAATAACCATAACGGAGGACAACAATGAATCAAAAACTTAAATTAAAGGAATTTATTGAACAAGTCCGTGATAGAATCATGGCCGACCACAAAGTGTCCGAAAAAGAGGCATATGATATTGCTACTTTTGACGAAGATACTGTCAAAACATGGTGGAAGGAGAATGTACCCGTAGATGAAGCGGCATTAATGCAATGGAATCAATGGAATCGCTAATACGAAAGGACAATACAATGTCAGAACAAAAGTATAGTCAGTTCAAGCATGCCGACGAAATCACATCAGACACGATGATGATGTACGCAGACAAGTTAGAAGCGATGATTGCCAAGCACAAGGATAAAATCCCTCAGGATGCAATCGACCGCTTCTACGAACATTTTCCAACCCTAGCCTATCTGTTCAGTGGACGACTCAACGAACTCGCCCCCGTTCAGAACAGGTTTACCGACGAAGAAATCAAGATGTTCAAGGATACGCTGGAAAAATGCGGCTTCAAGGCAACCAAGTTCGTAGACTCCGTTCAATCCTACGATAAGCCCCAGTATGACCGCCATGACTATATCGCAGGAAACGATAAAGCCCTCGTCTCCATCCTGAAGTACAGTATCACCCCAGTGTGGGACCGCTTCGACAAGGGTCACGCCGATAACGAATACAGTGTCCTGATGGCAAGCCCAGGTGGAAGAGGAACCCCTGTCCCCTATGGCGCAAAGACACGATGCAGGTCTATGGAAGCACTCTGTGACACGCTGGAACGAATCCTGATACGATAAAAAATAAAATATCCCCATTGACATTTAATTGGGTATTTTCTATATTTTAACAAGGAAACTACAAAAAAGGAATAAAACTATGCTTGATTTCCTGTTTGGAAACAATGAAAAAAGTGCAGTCCTAGACTGGCTCGTGGAACATGATAACGGTGATTATCATGGCTTTTATATGACTTATGGCTATGAACTTAATCGGTTTTATTACGAACAAACTTACAGTTTGGATGCCCTGAAGCAAATGAAAGAAGATATGATTGCTAAGCACAATCGTTATCTTTATGAAAAAGCACACCCGAAGCCGAAAATCGGGGAAACCTACAATGTCTACCTCTGCGGAAACCACGTAGATACCCTCTACCACGTCACAAACATATCCTCCAACGACAAAGGAGTCTTCTTCACCATCACGAACGAGGACGGTTCGACATCCCTCAAAGAATACTGGGGCTCTGGCAACATCAATTGGACCAGAGAATAAGGAGAGAACATGAGCTATATTACAGACGTTAATCACATAGAGTGCAATACAATCCAAGATGTGTTTGACAAGTACACATCCAAGGAAGCGAAGCAGGCGTATTCCTATCGCCTCTGCGATGTCACCATGAATGCACTCAGCGGCTCCGACTATGACGACTACTCCTGTGTCGAACCCACCAAGGAAGACATTGCCAAGGTGAATCAGGAAATCAAGGCCGATATCGACGCCGATTTACGCAGGGTTGTCAACCTCATGTATGGCGAGTGCTCATCCTATGTGGCTGACATGACCCAGAAGGGTGTCATGCAGATGCTCTCCGCAACGGACCTTAGACGAATTAAGAGGCTTCTCAGCGGATTCGATGAACTCTACGATATCCACATTAAATCCGCACCTAGGGGGTTCATCCATAATATTCCAGACCGAGAGCTAGACGAGGGTAATGGACAGATAAACCACTACAACTTAATCTTCCCTATAAGCTCGGACGGCGTTTTCGAGTATATTGCCCCCCTCCGAGCTGCCCTAGACAAGCTGAATTACGGAATAAAGACGGTAGTCACGGATTGCCTCATGGACACCCTAATCGAAGCGAAGACCCCCGTTAAGATAGAACCTTCCAAGAAAATCAAAAAGGAGAAAAAATGACGGAGGAAGCACTGAAAGAAATTGAAACCATGCGTGAAAATTTAAGAAAATTATCAGGTTCTCGTGGGCTTATGGAAGTTGGAGTATTTCTTAGATATGGCAAAGGAGTCAGCGGATTGGGAACGAGAGGACTCAGCGCTTTCAAAAAAGATATGCGTAATTCTTTAAAACGGATAGAAAGATATTTACACGGGGTTACTAATGAAAGATGAGATTCGAGACATCAAGAATATTGAAAAATTCGAAAAATATGGTGAAGCCCAAGTATATATCGAAAATATGCAGCTTGACATTCTTTATGAATGTTTCAAGTATTTGGAACCAAACGTAAATATCGACGATATTGAACAATGTAACTGGCATGGCTATGAACAGGAATTTTCAATTTGTGTCCATAACCATGATTGTTGCGACTGGGACATTTATACTGTTCCTGCAAAGGTTTTCGACTACTGGATGGAAGGTGAAAAAGACAAGGCGTTGGACTTTTACAAGAAAACTGTAAAGACAGAAAAGTGGAAAGACCCACGGGAGGCGAAATAATGGGCGCAAGCATGACCACCCTAAGGCAAACACTGGAATATATCCGCTCACTCGACCATGACGGATGCCAGAATGAACTGGAACAGATTAGCCACGCCCTGTTCACGAGCAATGGCAAAGTGATTCACGACAATATAAGAAACGACAAGATTGTCAGGGAACGCTACGATGATGAAAAACGCCGTTTCACCGAACAGATGTTCTCCTATGTCTCCAACGGGCAGATGATACCCGTGGAGCTGGTAAACAGCCTGTGCCGCTTCCTGTACCAGTCCCACAGGCACTGCTTCCCTGGCTTCATGGGGTTTAACCGAGTTAACGACCGCAAGCACATCACAAGGTGGCTCGACGACATGAAACATCCCGAGGAGGCTTGCGTACATGCCTGTTACATGATTCGTAAGTATATCAACGGTAAAGGGGCAACCGACATAATGCTTGGCAACCTCAAGAAAGGGTTCCAGCACTACGGACGTGCCAAGGACCCGAACGAAAGGATTTGGGCGATGGTTGAAACCATGTTCAGGGCATCAATCCACGAGTATTACTGGACGATGGAAAGTAAGATGCATGACCCGTTCTAACGGAAGCAGGGTTTAACGAGGCTTCTACAACGAGAGGTTACATCAGTTGATGCGTACTGAACAAATAACAGTTACACCGAACAAGGATGCTCCAATATATACGGCGCAGTTCCATGCTTGGCTGTATAATGAACTAAAAGAATATATCGATAAGAAGATTATATCTATATTTTACAGTTCAGCGTACGGTTGCGTAGTTACTCTGCGAGACACGCCATCTGAAGAATTGCGAGTTTTGGAAATGTCTCCACTAATGTCCAGGGACGATTTATTATTCAACATCAAACTATGGATTAGACTGAAAACTTCGGATGCAGAACACCATGACCGACCGTAAGGAATCATAGCCAGTAAAAAATACAGGAGACGCTAATATGCCAGTTATGGACAAGCTGAGACAATGTGCTGAAAAAATGGGTTATCATCTAGGCCCTATAGACCAGAAAATGGAAAAGGCTATCGACGAAGCCTTCGACGCAGTCTTTGAAGATGAAGAAAAATCGAATAAAGAACAAAAATAAAAAATGTTTCAAAACCCCTTGACAGGGGGTTTTAAATTATGTATATTCTTTGTGTAAACAATGAAAACCAACAAAGGACATACCATGAAAAACAGAAGATTTCCTATCGACACTGGCAAGTTCAAGTGCGTCGAACCGTATTCAGAAAACGGGGTTGAACTTGTCAAGGGGAAGACATACGAAGTGTATTCCTACGACAGCAGGTTCGTCTATATCTGGGGAATCAAGAACGCAAAGTTCTCACACATGTTCTTCTGGGAACATTTCGAAGAAGCTTAACCAAACATTAAACAAGGAAACCTAAGATGAACCGTAAGGAATTCGAAAAGAAGTACAAAGGCAGCAGCGATGAAATGTTCAAGGACGCCCTCTCCGTCTTCGACTCCCTCGAAAAAAAGCTGAAGGAAGAGGAAGAGTCCAGATACTACGACTCCGTCATGGGAGCAGGGTAAAATCAAACTTAATCAAATTAAAGGAACTACAATGAAAAACACGGAATTTATTAACACCAAGATGATTCAGGGCCACCGTTATGCCCAACGATTCGAGACAATCACGGAAAGCATCGGCTACCAAGACGATTTGGACAGAAGCTTGACCGATTTCGCAAAGAGCCATATCGTCGTCTCGCTTACCCCGTATGTCCATGAACCCCGTGTCAATATCATCGTGGAATACCTCGCTGACTTGACCGAGGAACGCATCAATCGGATGTGCGACGACTTCCTCCTGACGATGGCAAGCAAGGACCTGCGAGAAAAGAAGGAACCCAGGTCCAGGGAAGAAATGAGAAAGGACCCAGAGTTCATCCAGTTCAAGACATGGTGCGAAGACCTCGTATGCTGGGAAGACATGAACGGATTTACTGACAAACCACTTGTCATCGGAGGTGGAAACTCCATGCCCCCACTCCTCGCCAAACTTGCCGAAGCTCAGGATAAAGAAAATGTCGAACTCTACAAGAAGCTCTTCCCCGAATTCGCCAAGAGACTCCATGAGGCGAAAGTGGCCTATTTAGCCAAAAAAGAGGCATTACAAACTATCGTTCTAGGCCAAAGTAACTAACCGATGTCAACCCCAGAGATAATCACTGCGCTGGCCCTAATCCTCATCTTCCTGCTCAGAATCGCCTGGGGCCAACACAAGGCGAAAGTCTGGAAAAGGGAGTACGAATCAGCCTTCGCCGAATGCAACAAGGCGTGGGTAACCTACAAGGAAGCATGTTACAGGAAAGAGAAAACCCTCGAAGAAGAACTCGACTGCGACCCAGCCGAACTCACTTGCCTAAGAGAGGATTTCCTCAGGAAGCAATCACTGTGGCTATCCCTGTGGCAAAAACAGTAAACTTAATCCAATTAAAGGAAATGACACCATGTGGACACTCATCGTATTCACTGTTCTAGCAACGGGCCATTCTGGCGGCCTGTCCTCCACCTCGGTCCAAGGCTACACCTCCCTCAGAAGCTGCGAAAAGGCAGGGCATGAACTCGTAACGAAAGCCCCCGAGACAAGGTACTTCTACAACCAGATGGAAAGACCCCTCTTCGGAAGAGATACCACCCAGCTCTATTCAACCGCATATACCGAATTGGTCAAGTACGGCTACCAGTGCGTCGAGGTAAAGTAATATGTTCACGAACGATGTAAACTTCTATACCGTCAAGCAGATTGACGACTTCATCGATAGACACGCTCCCATCTACGAATGGGGCGTCGCCTCACTCGAACATACCCGTAACATACTCATCGACCGCCTAAAGACCCGTCTCGCCATCGCTAACGGCATGGGCCACTCAATCAATGGCGAAAAACGTGCCAAAGTCCTCATGGATTTGGGTTTCGCCAACTACAAGAAGGTCATCGACCTGACTATCGGCGACGGCTGGAGCAGGACCGTCCAGAATCCCCCTCAGGAAATCGAAGAAAAATTCCGCAAGTTCGCAGGCGGTTTACTCGACAAGGTTGGATATGTCACGGAAGCTAAGTTCGTCTTCTGCGACGAATCAATCGAATTCATGTTCCATACCGAAGATGACCTCGACTACTCATTCGAATACTTCTATGACACCACAGAAGAAATGATAGCCAGTGTTGGAATCCTAACCAAATCCACTTGGTCAAACGGCCAGAAAAAGCGTGAGTACCTCGCAGGTTCAATCAAGTGTTTCGACCTCGATTCCGCTCTCACAATGGTGGAAAACAGCAAAAGTGAACTCGCCGAAAGAATAGCCATCGGCCTCGTATGAAACTCAAAGACTATATCAAAGAAGTCAGGAACCATATCCTGTGCTATGAATACTCTACCACCTCCGACCTCGCTAACCATATCGTCGAAGAGGACCGTGAGTACATAGAAGAAAACTTCAACAACCATGTACCAACCAACGATACCGCCCATCAGGTCTGGAACCGATGGGTTTGTCCCTCAGGTATCGAACCGTTTGTAAACCAAGGAGCAACATAATGTCCCTCTCATCCATCCCGAAAGATAAATCTGACTTCATCACAGTTGACCAGCTGATTGAAGCCCTTACCAAACTCCGTTCCGAACATAACTGTGGCAACCTCCCCGTCGCCCTAAGCCACTGGGAAGACTTCGACATGGTGGAAACCCATAAGAGCGGCGTAATAACCAGGGTATCTACCACCGACGGCCCAAGGGTCCTCTATGGAAGGTCGATGTTGGAGTCCATGGAATGCATCATGCTCGATTTTGAACTGTTCCCAGAACATAATTACTAACAGGAGATAACCCATGACAGTAAAAGCTGTACTCCCCGTTGCCCCAGCATGGGGCGAACCGCCCCTCCCTGTCAAGGGCCCACTCAACGACATCCTTGCCAAACAGCTTGTAAAGGATGTACAAAACAGAATGGAGAAAATCGTGTCCGAACCCCAAAAATCAAAAAATATTTCCATCCCAGAACAGGATATCCCCCCTGTCGATGACCTGTCCTATTCCCTAGTAAAGCTGTACTTCAAGGTCAATACTTCCACCAATGAGGACGAAGACGACTATGACTTCTACATGCTCCAACGGGATTACTTTCCAGAACTCCTCTGGGCCTTCTCCATGACCTACATGGGCAACCACTTCCCCAACAAGGCGGAAGACCTCCCAGAAGGCGTAAAACCCGCTCAGCACTACCTAGCCTACTCCCCCACGGAAGGCATCCTCCTCTGCGTAGGCTACTACTTCAAGAACAGCATCCTCCAACGCTCGTCGGCAGAATACTTCAAGGATGCCCTCAAAAAGATTGTCGATAACATCGACGGCCAGTTCCTCGACGGATGGGGCGAAAACGGATTCCAGTTCAAGCATAAGGATAAGTACATATCCGCACACTTCGAAAGCAAAGTCCGCTATGTCATCGCCGATGTATTCAATGTTGATTCACTCCATGTCAGATGGGATTCAATCGAAGAGATTGACAACCTCGACTGGATGCTCTCCTATAAGGCCTACTACTGGCTCTATGAACACCAGAAATATGGTGACCAGTCCCAAACCCAACTGGATTACCTTACAAAACACAAGGGAAACTACTTCTTCGCTTAAACCCAAATTGCTTAGGAAGGCGTAATAATGGAACTTGAACAATTATACCAGTATCTCGGCAGCTATATCCGCAATGGCTATGGCCACCTGAATGTAGCAGTCGAGAATGCGTTTGGAGAAGGTGGAGACCTTAATTCCATCAGCATTGCAAATGACGGAAAGACAATCTATCTGAAAGAGTCCCATGGCCCTCAGTTTTTTGAAGGGGGCCTCTATGAGGTAGATGCAGGCAGTTTCTTTATCGCCAAACGGGCTACAGGCGAAGAAGGCCCTGGCATTCATGTGGGTGACCCCATCCTTGAACGTGACGAAGGAAACAAGATGATGCATACGATTGCTGGGATTCCCGATAATGCCAGGTTTACTGGAATAGTTGTACATTTCAGTATGCTGGAAAAGGAAAGAGGAACATAACCCTATGAATACCCTAGAACAAAGATGCATCAACTACATGAAGGCCTATAAGGCACCCAGAGAGGAATTCTTCCAACACCTCTGGGATTCAACCGTCTGCCCAAAGGATTTAGCCAAGAAAGCTCTAAACCATGCTGGCATCCCGTTTGAAGAAGTCTGGACCCTAAATGCCCGTATCGCCCATAACCCATGTACGGATAAGGATGAACTCTCCATAGACTGGCTGACAGTTGCATACTACCTAGAACAAAACCATGTCATTACCCTCAGGAATACAGCAGAGGCAAAAGACATGGTAAAACAATACCTTGATTCAATCCCATGAAAAAACTAATCGTAAATACAATAGCCTGGATTCTCATGATAACAGACTGGGGTACACTCGGCATCTGCTTCTATCTCCTCATGACCGACCAGAAGGATTCAGCAGGCCTTCCAGCTACCATCTGTGCAGTATCGGCATTCCTCTCAATGGTATTCATGGTGGTCGATGTATGTATCATTGAAGAAGGCGGTACTAAACCCCTATGATAAAAATCCCCTGAGTTAACCACCCAGGGGATTCAATGTCATCGCTTCAACACATTCTTCAATGCCGTGGTAAGACTCTCTATCTTCCCGAACATCTCACTTATGGCTACCATCACATTGGTAGATGTAACGGTACAATTCTCCACATAATCCCTGTCCAGCCTCCTTACTCCCCCAAAGTTGTAATAGTTCGGGAAGTAAAAGCGGCTGCACCTAGGATTCTCCCACCCGATAGAAAGAAAGGCACTGACTTCCTTGAACTCACCCTTCTTGTTATACTCTATCGAAACACAGAGGTAACCGTACTTCATATACAGGTAGAAAACACCCTTGCATAACCCGTCCTCGATAAAACCCTGCTTCTTCAAATACTTGCGGAAAGCAAAAATTTCTCTATCAGTTGGCTTAACCATACAGTGCCTCCAAACATTCGTCAATGCCATCGCCACCCCCTACATAGGAACCCGCCTTACAGTCGAACATCCCCCAGTGGTCCTCCTGACGTATCAGCTTGATATGAGTATCGGGAAGGCTCACTATCCTACCCGTGCTTGAAACACTTATCTTCCCCTCGTCGAATTCAACCCCCAGGGTCTTCAAACACTCGATTACACTCTGCTTCAAATCTACCATTGGAAACCTCTGTTGTTTTAACTAGGTATATTACAAATATAACAAATCCATCCAAGTATGTCAAGAGAGATAATAGAGAAAATTAAAAAATATTTTCCAGTTTCGGGGGGCAGCGAAGCTGCCCCCCTGCTTGCCACAAAAATCAAAAATTATTTTGAACATTAAGAAAATCAAAAATTTTTTGAAGGTGGTTGCAAACCCCTCTTTTAAAATTGGCCAAAAAACGCAAATTTCGCCATAGGTTATTACCCAGAACGGGATGTTTTTAGGACGTATTGGCGGCGCGGCGCTGTCATAAAATGAAAGGTTTTGGGACTGATTTAATTATGTATATATTGCGACAGGGTTGAAAAAGAAGGGGTGAAACCTAACCCGTGTTCGTCTGCACAGGTTATCAACAGGTTGCCTACAGGGTTTCGACGGCGGGTTAACACCAGGTTCACACGGGGTTTTCACCACAGGTTTTCAACCAGATTTCACCCTCCTTTTCAACCCCATTTCAACCATTTATCAACAGTGATTTCAGGCGCCCGATATTTTCAACTTGGGTTATGACGATTCGATTGAAACTGGGTTTGAACCCAGGTTAATAACCCAAGTTGAGAATAATGGATGTAAAAAGATGGTTACAACCCTGTTGATAGATTGTTGAGAAGTTGGGTGAAAACAGATGGTTGAAAGTATGTTGAAAACCTGTTGAAAACCCATGATAAAGATATCAACAAGATATCAACAGGTGTGAATAGATTGTTGAGAGGGTGGTATGGCAGCCAGCGTGCGGAGCTGGTCAGGGGTGATAACCCAGGTTGAAAATCTATGTATGTAAAAGAAAGTAAACAGAAAGGGGGACGCCTTTGCAGGCGCCCCCTTGATGATATGAATGAATACGAAAGGTGTTTAAGCCACGAGTTCTTGGAACAGGGACTTGGAGATTTCCTTTGGGACAGATAGTCTATCAACCAAATCGAAGGAATCCTTGTCGGGCCGCAGGATAGCGAACTCACCCGATTCGTGGAAATAGAGCCAAGCATCCAAGTTCATGAAGAACAGGGTGCAGTAGATTTGGTTTTTGACCTTGTTGGGGTCATTGGAGACATTGAGTATTTCCATATCCTTTGCCACAGGCTCTTCATCATCCACTAGGATAACGTTCGGGGTGAAGAAGATTTTATGCCCTAGTACAGAACGGGTTTCGCCCATGGTTATGAACCTATTGGCGGGGCCAATGATTGTGTCATTGGCGTTACGTACAAGCAGGTTCCAGATATGGTTCATATTGGTGGACGAAACCACGTCTGTACACGGCTTGTAAAGGCCATGGGAGACAACCCATTTGGCGGTCATGAGAGATTTCTTAGTGAGGTTCTCTCGTGAGAGGATATGGGCGGTCAGGTTCAGGATGTCGAGCATATTGGCTACACCTACAGCGAGGTAATCGGACTTGGCTTCCGTGAGTTTCTCGGAGATATAGGCGGAATCCATATTAACCGACGAGGGGACAGTTATGTGGCCCTTATGGAACTCAACTGAATCCCGTTTGATTTCCTGGAAGATGTTGATGTTGTCGTGGAAGCCAGTGGAAACTATGTTGGCAACCTTGTATGCATCAATGATGTTCGGGGTCTTTTGGGAAAGGAGTTGATGAACAATGCAACATACTGCTTGCAAGTTTTGGGTAGCAGAGCGAAGGCCGCTGAGCGTGAGTTGCTCAGAGATGTAATCCATAGCATCGTTCCTGTCTTCGGCGAGCATTTTCTTGACAAGGGATTCGGGATTTGGTTTCGGTTTCTGTGTGAACATTGGATTGCCTCCTGATGTTACAAATATACATAATTAAATATGGGAGCGGAGAAAAATCATAAATTTTTTTTGAGAAAAATCAAAAATTTAAAAAATAAAAATTAAAAATTATTTCAGTTTGGAAACGAGGTTGACAGCAAACTTTTCGATATCCATGAATCGTCTGTTGATAGCTTCGGCTGTCCGCATGGTGATGGTAGCGGAGGTAGTGAACCTGATGTGACCCTTGGGCTTGGAGAGGTAGGCAACGGTTCGCAACGAGGTGTCGATGACGATGGCTTCACCGTTGGGTTCGAACGGTGAGAGTACAATGCGTCTGCTTCCGCCTATCTTACGGACGATGGATGAGGCCCTGTTGGCAACCTGGTCGAAGTAGGTGGTTGAGCCGTCCTGTTCCATGCGCTTTGCTGCGTCGTTGAGTTGTGCTGCGATGAATGCGGGTGTTTCGTTCATGATGATATCCTCGTTGTTTCAAACCTTGGTTTCGAGCGGCTGGTGCCAACCCGTGATATGAATATAGTTAATTAAAAGCAAGATGGGTAGGGGTTTGTTGTGTAAAGTTTTTGTTACAGAGAGGGTGAGCGAGTATAGGGTGGTATGCTGCCACCGGGAACGGAATCGTCGGGGTGATAACCCAAGTTGGAAATCTTTTTGGAAAAAGGGTAAAAGCCTGTAACAGGCTTATTACTTCTTGGACTGGAAGTGGAGATATTCGGATTTTGAGAACTGGTTTTCCCAACGGATAGAGTAATCCTTAGGGAGAGTCTTTTCCAGGATTGAAACGACTTCCTTTCTTTTGTAGTATGAGATATCGACCATGCTGATATCGACGGCTTTTCCAACCCTGTGTTTGGACCATTGGTCATGTCTGTCGAAGGAATCATGTGCGGAGATGATAGTGGGAGTGAAGTCGGGTCCGAACTGGCTTTTGAACACCTTGATAACGTATACTAGGCCAGCTTCTAGTTGAGGAGTCAGCTCCATGACTACATAACCTTTTTGGAATGTGTTTTCCATTATGTAGTCATGGTTGGAGCCAGTTTGGACGGGGACATCGTAATCATCATTGGATTGAGCAGTCTTGTACTCCTCTGTAGGCTGATAGTATTCAGCGGTGTTATGTTTCTCAGGTACATAGGGGTCGAACACGAGTTTGACACCTACGATGAGCATGATGATAATCATGATGAGACCGAGAATGATTTTGATTAGGTTTACAAGGCATCCCATAATGGGCCTCCAATTGGATTAGATTTCTCGGGTGGCAGCTACTTTCCAAGCGAGGAGAGTCGGGTAGAGCTTTTTGGCCTCTTCCTTTGCTTTGGTATCGTAGAGCTTGAAGTTAGCGATGACGAATTCGGCTTCATTGAAGTCATCCTGGGGCAACATATTGAGGGGCTTGGCCGAGCAGGTCTTGAAGGTTCCAGGGACTCGGGAAGCTTTGCAGCATTTGGCGAACCAGATGTTGTCCTTGTTGTGGCGGGATTCGTTGGTCCCTTTACAGAATGTGTTGAACTGGCTGACAGCTTGGCCGTAGGACGGTGCAAGAATGATTCCGTTGACGACGATGATGCGCTTATCCATGATTAGTCCTCCTTGAGGTTGATGTTGAGGTAGGTTGTGAACTGGGTGTTATTAACCCTGAATATGGTAGAGTGGAACGAGGAAGGAATCAGGTTATTGCATTTGAGGTCAGCAACGATGTATTCGACCATGTTGCTAATCAAATCTGTTTCGAGTGGCTGATTCTTCTTTCCCTTTCTTTTGAAAGTGATGCCGAGGGTAAGGATGGCATGGTTGACCTTGTGCTTGACCTTACCGACGGAGTAGATGTGTTCGGCGAATTTGGTTTGCAAATCGTTTCTGACGAGGAAGCAAACCTGGTCGAAATCGATAGGTTCAATCCCTGTTTTAGCCTTGTTAGTAATCATGTTAGTAGCCTCGATTGGATTAGTTTAACTTGTAGACATGGGTAGCGGAGTAGGTATCGTCGCCAGTGGGTTCGCCGAACGGCATGACACGAACCTGGGTGAAGCCGTTGTTTTCCATAACGTATTTGAGGTAGAGGTGGTCATGCTTCCAGTCGCCCCAATGTACATCGACATTGACTTCGCCCTTGGGGTTGATACCATATTCGTAGTGCAGGTCATTTTCCTTGAAGACCTTAGCAACTTTCAGTTCAATTTCAATTGGGTTTGCCATTTGATTCCTCAAAAATTATTAAATTTTTTGTTTACAGAAAAAATATAGAAAATTAAAAATAAAAGTGGCTCAGAAAAAATGTAAAAATTTATTTCCAGTCCCTGATTTTGTAGTAGTTGATTGTGTTTTCGAAAGCCTCGGTGATACGGTGGTTATCTACCTTGTCGAACCCAGGCTGGCCGAGATGGTAGAGGCACAGGGCGCTGTCCCAGAGGCCATCAACGATGAGTGGGCCATAGGTCTCCCAGCACTTGCGGTAGACAGCCAGTTCATCACCTCGTCCTGCCCAACGGCCTTCGTCGTTCAGCCATGCTTCCACCTGTGCCTTAACGTCGTCCTGCTCGAAGGTCTCAATCAGGATGCTGCCACTGCGTCTGGCAAGCTCGTCGATGAGGTCCTCGGTTGGAACCTCTCTGAGCTTGTACTGCTTGCTAGGGTCAGGGATGTAAGTATGTCTTTTCACTGGGTTGCCTCACTCGGTTGATTCTATGCATTTAATATACCTAATTAAAAAGTCGGTGTCAAGCGGAGTTGGCAACTTTTTGTGTAAAAAATAGTTTACAACCCTCTGATGGGGACGGCGGGCAGAAGGTCAGGGGGTGATAACCCAAGTTGGATATTTTTTGGAGAAAAAAGAAAAGGCCCCCGATGGGCTAGAAACAACGGAGTCGCCATGGCAACAAACGCCCATCGGGGGAGGAGGAATTACTTATAGAGTTCGGGGAACAGTTCGAGTTGTCCGTAGTTGTTCCTCTTGTGGAGAGGGGTTTTCTTCACGGGTTTCTTCTTGGTTTTCTTCTTGGTTTTGCCAGCGAGGGTTTTCAACCTGTTGACAACTTCCTTGCGAGTAACGCCTTTGAGGGAAGCGTTGATGGCATCGCGGTCTTCGACGGACGTTCTGCGGACTGTGACGCGAACCTTGGTGGTTTCAGTCGGTTGGTAGGTGACTGTTGAAATCTTGGGGTTCGGACGGCGGCCACGGCTGAGGTAGTATTCGGCGAACGTGGTTTTGCCGTACATGGTGTCCACTTCTACATCACGGGTCTTGATGTTGTAGCCATCTTCACGCAGGTTGAAGATGCAGGCCGAAAGGCGGGTGATGTGGAGTTTTGTGAACGCATCAAGGGAAGTGATTTTTCCGTACTTCTTGATGTATTGCAGGACTCTGTTCTTTTGGTTGTTTCTGTGTTCGGCACTCATGGTTATTTCCCCTTTTTGTCTAATTCGATTTGTTTAAGAGTTGCTTCGATGGCCTGTATTACCTTGAAGTCGCAGATAGCGAACCCGAAAGCATTTTCGTCGCGGATTTTGAATGAGCCGTCGAGATAGACTTCGATAGGGGCGACCCCTTCTTCGTCATCATTTTTGGTTCGCCAGCAGTCGATGACCCAGCACTTGTCGTAAGTGTCGAAGTAATCGTGGCGGACTTCGGAGTAGAACGGATTTCCCTCGCCTTTTGATTCCTTGTACCACTTGGACATAAGGTCAACACAATCGTTGATGAAGCGCCTTGTAGGGCAGTTTGGAGTTTCCTTGAAGTTGAGGGCTTCAAGTTTGAGCAGGGTTTCCAAATGTTTCTTGATAAACTTTTTGTCAATGCCGTGTTCAACGAGGTGTGCAACGAGGTCTTTTTTCGTGATGACCACCGTGTTGTACTTGGCTACGATAGAGGCATAGACAATATCGTCGGAGACTTTAGAGATAAAGTCCGTGATGGTCTCTTTCGAGACCTGGGGGTTTGTTTTGAGGAAAGGGTTGACTTTCGTTTTCAGAAAATCAAAAAATGTTTTTGTAACTGTGATTGCCATGATTGACTCCGTTTGTTGTTTCTGATGATAATATAGATAATTAAAGTCTTTTTGTCAAGAGAAAAAATGAAAAATATTTTTACATAATCAGTTCAATGATGTCGTAGCGGACATCGTAATCGCCGTGGTCAACGATAAGGGAGTCACAGGATTTCATCTTCTTGATGATTTCCTTGTCATTTTTGATGCTGTGACTGGAATCTGGGAGATGAATGTCGTATCCATCCTCAGTGCTTCCGTCATCGTTCAACTCACAGTTATCCATTAAGGAATCGATGATGCTTTGCACCGCTGCATCGTGGCTGAAATACATATAGTTGACCCCTGCTTTCTCAATGGGGCTTCCGCTGCAGTGTTCAACAACGATAAATTGTCTTTTGTTTTTCATACTGCACTCCTTTTATTAAAATTCCTCGTCTTCGCCATCGAGGGTGAAACTGTCGATGAAACTGGTGATGTTAGCGACAGCACGAGCCATGCGGCTATCCTCAGTTTCCTTTGCCTTTGCTTTGGCCTTGGTGGTGGAAGATTTCGTTTTCTTCAAGGTTTTCTTCATGGTTGCCTCCTTAAATGTCGAACGAGTTGATGTGGAAAACATCTTTGCGTTCATTGACGAGAACATTGCAAAGATTAACATATTCGGGAACAGTCACCATGAGCGTGATGATAGAGCCGTCAGCAAGCCCCTGTTCAAGCATGGTGAGGAACTTCTTGCTACGCCCCATGCACTTGATGACTTTGCTATCCCACGAGTTGTTATCGTCGGTGTTGTGACGGAACTCAATCGTGATGCTGTCGGGGCCGATACCTTTCTGCGGGTTAGCGTACGAGAACGACTGCTCGATTTCAGTCATGATTTCGCTAGCGGCTTCCTTGCGGTCTTTTGTCGGGTTCCAAAACGAGGGTGCAATCAGGTCATCATCGCAGTGGTCTGTGGTGTAACAAACGGCCTGATAATATGTAGTCTTTTTCTTTGCCATAGTGGTCTCCTTTGTTTCTATGTTATAAATATACCTAATTAAATATGGGTTGTCAATACCTTTTCCAACTTTTTTGTGTAAAGATTTCGTTACAACCTCTGGGCGGAAACCGTGGGGACAGCTGCAGTCGAGACTAGGGTGATAACCCAAGTTGGAAATCCAGATGTGAACGAGAAAAAGCCCCACCCATTCGGGTGAGGCTCGGAGACAAGGGAAACTGTTAAACGGTAAATTCTTCTATGGTGAGGTTCACTTCTTCATCCTCGGCGGTGCGGAAACTATTGCCATACATACAGCCGTCGATAGTAAAGCCGTCCGCATCATTGGGGAATGTCTCTGTCAATATGTCGAAGATGCACTTTGCTGCCTTTTGACGGGTAGTGCACACTTCTGTGATAATCTCATGTGCGTCTTCGTGAGGGTGAAAGTGAAAGCCAGAAACAACAAAAATCTTTTTCTTTTCAGCCATGTTTGCCTCCTAATCGTTAAGGAATCCGAGGTCATCATAGAACTCTTGGTCGAGAGAGGGTTCGGGAGCGAGTTTGAACCCGTTTGCTTCCATGATTTCATCAGGGATATGGGCAATAGAACGAGGCGGGAAATTAGCCACGATGTAGTCAGCTTCCGTTTCCTTGCCATCAGGGTCAGGTTCATAGTCATAACCTGTTCCATACTGTTCGAGGTCAGCCCTAATTGCTTCGGGGTCTTTTGCAAACCAATCGAGGGCGGCCTGCTTAATCTTCGGCTTAAACGCATTAAAGAGTTGCTTGTAGAACTTGTTGCTTCCCTCTTTTTCCGTGATTTCCTCTGTGTCAATGTCCACGAGGAAATCATTGAAGTAATCATATTCGTGTTGCCCATCAGCATCCTTGATGGAGATACGGATAAGATAGGTTTTAATCTTCTTGTTGCTAACTACTTCGCCATCGAGGAGGATTGCAAGTTCCTGTGCATCCTCATCAGTCGGGAGTGCGATTTCAAGGTGGAAGATTGTGGTAAAACAATCGTCGCAACATTCGTCTTCACGCTTAATCTTGATTTCGTATTTGCGACTATTCTTCGGTTCAGTTTCGTCGAACTCTTCGCACTCAGAATCCCAAGTGTAGAACTTGGAAAGAAATTCCTTGACTTCATTTCGTGCTTCATCAAAGTCGAAAAGGTCATTGTGTTCTGTAAAGATGCCGTTGATACCGATGTATTCTTCGTCTATGTGAAAGCTCATGCTTGTCTCCTTTGTTTCTATGCTATAAATATACCTAATTAAATCGGTATTGTCAAGGGATTTTTTGTAAACTTTTCTAAACAACTTTGTAAAGGTCGATGTAGTTGTCGCATCCATCGAGATTCTTGCGGTCGATGGACTTCTTTACATACCACTTTTGCTTTCCAACCATAACAGGGCGGCAACCCTTGATGGGAGCATAGTCAGGGTCATTGGAAGACAAAGATGCTCCTAACCCTTTCTTGAAATGCTTTACGATGCTCTTGGCATCCTTGTCCATCAGTTCCTTGATGTCTTCGGGGTCATTGTAGTAAGCGATGTGCTGAACCATAATGTTGTCTCCTTTGTTTCTGTTAATTCATGCGTTGCTCTGTGTCTGCTACATCTTCGTCGAAGTACATAGAGCCTAGCCAGCGTGCGGTTTCCCACGCATCCATTACGAACAGGTCGTATGCCCCACCGCTTGTATCGTCGGAGGGGTCAACAAAGCCGTCAAACTCAGGGATATAACGAACGGTCGTAACATGGTTTGGCCCTATGGTTACTTCCTTGGTGTAGGTTGCCGTTCTATCGCTCAGGTAGTCCATCGTTCCAGACTGGTCTTTGGCTGTGTAGTCAACCCCCATCTTGGTCAAGTAGGATATGAGTTCATCATATTGGTTCTCTGTGGGTTCCATGAGAGGCTCCTTTGTTTCTATGATATAAATATACATAATTAAATTAGTTTCGTCAATAGGGTTTCCAACATTTTTGTGTAAAGATTTCGTTACACCCTCTGGGCGGAAACCGTCGGGGACAGCTGCAGTCGAGGATAGGGTGATAACCCAAGTTGGAAATCCAGAGGTAAACAAGAAAAAGCCCCACCCATTCGGGTGAGGCTCGGAGACAAGGGAAACTTACTTCTTAAAGAAATCGGCAGGGACGGTATGCTTCACGATGTCGAACTCTACACAATCGTCGGCATCGTTATAGGCGGAGATACAGTAGCCCTTCATGCAGTCCTTTGATGTCACCTTTTCATTTTCGAGATTTTCCTGTTCGATGTAGTCGTTTACTTCGCTGGCAATGAACTTTGCTGCCTTCTGCTTTTTCTTGAACACATCCGTGTAGCGGTTGTTGTTGATTTCACCGCCTATACGAGCGTAGGCGACGACGGTAAAGAATGTGATGTTCTTGGCCTTGGTGGTCTTGGGCTTCTTTGGAGCATAGTCAGCCAAGTGTTCAAGGAACTCTTCAAGGTTGTCCATATCGTCGGCAGAGGGCATAGAGAACTCCATCTGGAACTCCTTGCCCATCTTGTCACCATCAGCCTTTTCTCCTTTTCTACCACCGAGGCGTTCAACGAGGGTTACACCATCGGTGCCTGCATAGTAGTTGAAATGGTGCTTACGCTTGTTGCAAGTGAGGGTGACTTCACAGAAGATGTATTCGTCACCTTCCACATCGTTCACACGCAATTCTTCAATTTCACAGGTTGTGCCTTTTGGTGCGTGCTTCTTAACAAAGCGCTTGAACCATGTTTCATTAGAACGGCATTCCCTGATGATAACCAATGTAAGGTTCTTTGTATCAAGCATTTTTGTCTCCTTTGTTATGCCTATAATATACCTAATTAAAAGATGGTTGTCAAGTGATTTTTTGTAAAGTTTTTTTAAACCTTTTGGGCAACAACGAGTTCGCCATCCTTGATTACAAGCATGGGTGCGGAAAAGTTGGTTTGAACCTTGGTTTCAACCGAGTTGCTTTCCGCATAGTCGTCACGGAACCAATAAGAATGCCATTTGAGCATAATATCTCCTTTTTGAAAAAATTAAATTTATTTTAGAGTTCGGCGAGTTCCTTAACTTTCTCGCAAATTTCTGTGGTGTCGAGGTTGCAGGATTTCATATGGATGTCATTGGTCGTGGTTCGTGTAATTGTAACAGCGCACGCACTGCCATTATTCATGAACACGAATTTGAACGACCATCTTCCGTGTGCAGGGATGTTTTCAAGGATGTATGCGATTGTAACGGACAAGGTGTCGTCGAGGCGTACAGCGTTGGAGAAAACCTTTCTTGGGTAAACTCCCTGTGGGGTAACTTTTCCGAGAGAAGCGAATCCGTAAAGTGCGAGGTCTTCAACCGCTCTTGATGTTGCATCGAATGCTTTTTTAATGTCTTTGGTTACGTTGATTTTTGCAGGCATGGTTTTATCTCCCTTGCTTGATAAGTTCCTGGTTTTCGAGGTAAAGGCGTTCAAGGGCCGCATTGTATTTGGCTTCATTTTCCGCCTCAATTTGCTCTCTTTGTTGAACCCTTGCAGGGTCAGGATTCTTGTTTGTCGCAATGTAAAGCAACACTACTGCAAGCACTATCATTATAAGCAAGATGACCTGCGAAATGAAGTGTGTGATGCTCTCCAAGAGGTTGCCAATGAACGTGAACATGGTTGACTCCTTTGTTTCTATGTTCTAAATATACATAATTAAAAGGGAGTTGTCAATAGGGTTTAACAACTTTTTGTGTAAACATTTCGTTACCAACTGGGCGGAAACCCGAGAAGAACTGGCAGCCCCAGAACAGGGGTGATAACCCAAGTTGGAAATCTGGTTGCAAACCCGTAGAAAGCCCCACCCTTTCGGGTGAGGCTTGATGGAATAACATTATGAAAGAAAACTTACTTGTTCGGGTTTGCTTCGCCGAACTTGTGAAGGAAGTGATTTGACTTGCGAGAACATGGGTAGGGGGTACGCTTTCCATTCCTGTCTTGCAAGAAGCACTTTACTGGAACATTTACCCATTCCGAGGTGTTTGGCTCGTTATTGACAACATCGTAAAAGCACGCACCCATCGCATTTTTAGCCGTGCCGAACACGGAAGAATCCATAAGGTTCAAGTCGAACATATGACCGTCAACCTTTCCGCTGTGCCATGTATCTTCGAGGTCGGGATAACCGCCTATACCATTTGAGATTTTAGGGTTCCACTTGATAGTTGGTTTACCTGGACGGACGATTTCATATAAGTAGTTGTCTTTGCGAAAACGGGTCTTGATAAGATGCAACTCCGCCCCTTTGAAATAATCCGCATACCACGGCTTTGTGTTATTTGCCATAGGTTTCCCCCTTGTTATAAAGTGTTAATCTTTTCGATTCCGTTGGAAATAGCCAAGTCAAGGCTAACCATCTTTGATGCAAGTGTTTCAGTAACCTTTGCAACAGTTTTCAGGTAAGCCTTGCGTTTCTTTACGGTGTCCAGTTCGTCAATCGGCACATCTTCTTTAATGACAAGGATGCCTTTGTCGTCGTAACTGCTCCAAACGAAAATGAGAACTTCCAAGCGAGAACCCTTGCGGACTTCCCTGATGCGGGCTTCGGCTTCGCTACCATTATTGTTTACCGTATAAAGGATGCGGCGGTCACGTTCATGTTCGCAAATGTGTTCGCTCTTGTCAATGAGCGAAATGTTCCATTCGGTGCTTACCCCAGTTCCTTTCGTGGTGTCGCCACCGAAGATAGAAAGTGCATGATGTTCTTTTGCCATAGTTGTCTCCTTTGTTTCTATGCTATAAATATACCTAATTAAATTGGTGTTGTCAAGAGATTTTTTGTAAAAGTTTGGTTACGAGAGTTGAGACTACTTTAATCTAAAATATCTTGAATGGTAGGGGTTTTGGAGAGGGAATGATTACCCTTGCGCCATTCGTCCATATCAATCGTGGTTACTCCGATAACCTTTCGTTCGCTGTAAATATGGTAAACCCGATTGTTGACAAGAACCATGAACCATTGGTTAGCCTTGTGGTAAACGGCTCCCTTATATTCATTCGGCAGGGAATTAAATTCTTTTTTATTGAAAATACCGTACAAGCGTATAGGCATACTTACAGGGCATTTGCTACAGTCGATATGGTCGTTCGATTCGCCTGGGCAAGCATCACATCCAGCACTAATGAAGCCACAATGACTGCAAACACATTGACCGAACTGAGAGCTAAACGAGGTGTCACACGACGGGCAAACATCGCTGAAACCGTCCTCGTGTACAGAAGCAAACTCGATTGGTTTAACCAAGGCCACAATTACATTCACGGTGTAGGTGTCGCCTTTGTAGGTGCATTCCCATTCGCCGAGGTAATCGTCGCTTGCTGGCGTTCCTGCCACTTCGGAGAGCGCTCCGTATTCGTCAGGCTTAAAGAGGACGGCTTCTGTCCATGCGCCCTCATCTTCGTCCTGCGATGCAACGCACTTCACATCCATAACCATCCCATCATCGAAAACGGCGGTGCGGGTGAGTTGTCCGTATTCAGGACGGGTCTTGTTGTCAAGAGCATCCTTGATTTCCTTGTATTCTTTTTTGGTTAGTGTGATTGTTGCGGTGTGCTTCATAAGTGTCTCCTATTTATACCCTAAATATACATAATTAAATTGTTTTAGTCAATAGGGTTTCCAACATTTTTGTGTAAATTTTCATATACAAACTTCTGGTGGAAACTGTGGGGACGACGGGCCCCCAGTCAAGGGGTGATAACCCAAGTTGGAAATCAAAAAATAAAAAATAAAAATGCCCCCAATGAGGGGGCGCCTGTTAATGGGAACTGCAATAGATTACCTTAACATTTGGGCGGTAACACTTTTTGCATTTTTCACAGGTGATTTTATGGTTGAGTTTGGTTCCAACATAAGCCCTGCAATAGTCTGTAGCGTCTATGTAGGTTTCGCCGTCATCATAGACGAAAGCGTGAACATTCGGGTAATTGGCTACCCTTAAATATTCGTTTACCCCATGCTCATGCCAAATTGAGAAATTGATATGGAAATTATTGGGGAGCGGGTTATTCTCAATAAATTCCACAGCAAGATTAAATTGCTTTGTGTACAGGTAGAGAGTGAAATTTGGGTGAAGGGCCGCAAGCAAAGACCACATTTCCAACTCTTGCATATTTTCAATGTCGCCACTCTGATTTATGCGGACTACATTGAAACGACGGGTAACGGACAGTTGACGGTTCAGGTCTTGGAACACCTTGTCAGGACAGGTGCGAAGCCCTATTGCATTGACAGCGTGCCCATACATGGCGGTCTTTGGGTATCTGTTGTAGGACTTGTTTACATAGCACTCTCTTGTGCAGAACTTGCTATTGCGACAAGTGCCACGCACCCGCTTATTGAGACGAGGGATATAAAGCAACTCATCGCCTTTAAGGGTAGACCAACTGGCAACACCGTCGCCCAACTTGATATTTTTACCGATGTTGAAATGATAAGTGTATTTGTGAGGGTTGAATTTTTTGCTCATAATAACTCCGTTGTTATTACTTAAAATATAGATAATTAAAATAGATTAGTCAATAGAAAACCCAAAGTTTTTGGGTTAATTTTTGTAAACATTATTTTATCAAATCGACTCCGCCTGCGGCGAAGCTGGAAAAGGGTGATAACCCAAGTTGGAAATATAAAATAAAAAATTTTTTAACCCCTCTTTCGAGGGGTTTGGAAGTAGGTTAGTCAATGCAGACTTGGAACCAGGTGTCCGTGTGTTCTATACTGCACATATACACTCGGGGTCTGAACTTCCGTGGGAGTTGTTCATGAACACGCTCGAAGAACTGCGACCGAGAAGCTGCGAAATGGGCATAAACATCAAATTCTTTTTTCGTATTCATGTCAGTAATGGTGATTTTCTTGAAATCTGCCCAACCACGCTTTTTCATGTGGTGCTGAACATAGACGACAAAATTACAAATACTTTTTACAAGCTGATGCCTAGCCTTGCTCAAAGTGGATTTTTCATCCTTGTAGTAATCAGGGAGTTTAACACCAGAGTTGCCCGAAGTGTGGAACTCCGTGCGGAACATCTTGTGGTCGAATGTTTCCCCGATTGTTACACGGGTCTTGTAGTAGCCATCTTCAATGGAAAGTTTGTCATACATGGCTTACCGCCTTGCTTGCATTTTTTCTGTGTATTGGATTCCAGCGGACGAAAGCAATTTCTTTGCATTGCTGTATTCGTCTTCGCTCATAGAACCGTCAAAATCCCAGTCCTTTACATACCCTGCACTTTGAAGCACCATCAGAACCGCCTTTACAGCCGCATCGTAAGGTTCACGGTCAGTCTTGCAGAACTCTTTGCTGTCATCGGTCAGGTCGATGTAGAAGTCTTCTCCGCTGTCTTCCTTATTGACATTGAAGTGAATGAGAGTGGGGCTAACGGTAGGGGCTTTGTCTTTGTCGAAGAAGCCCTTAACTACCTTTTCTCCACTCTGTTGTTCATAGGTGGCAAGGATTTTATTCACCTGTCCGATGATAGCAGGCGAGATTCTTTTTTTGTTGCTTTTAGTCCAATAATTTGTGTAGCCCATATTTGACTCCGTTGTTAATGTTTGTTGTTTCTATGTATATAATATACTTAATTAAAATGGGTTTGTCAATAGGTTTTAATAAAATTTTTGTAAAGAATTAGATACAAACTGGGGTTTAAACCCTGTCGTCATACCCCTGTTGAGACGACGCCGCTACGGGCATGGGGTGATAACCCAAGTTGGAAATCAAAAAATAAAAAATAAAAATCCCCCTCTTTCGAGGGGGCAGGAGTCAGGCGATTTTTTGAGGCTTAGGGTAAACCTTGTCAATGAGTTCCATAAACACCGTGTAGATGGTTTCATCAGGCAAGCCGTTGAGTGCATTTCGCAGATATTGGAGTTTGGAAATGGCGTATTCTCTCTTTTCCTTGATTTCCTGTTTTTTCTTTTCGGCTTCACGGAAATACTTTCTTGCGTAAGCACGACCAAATTTTACAAATTCTTTGCGGTCATCTTCGGTCATCAATGTTGCCGAGGCATTGATTTCCTCCATGTTCTTTTTGGCGGTCGGCACAATATCGTTCAAGAAACGCTCTTTGTGAGCCGCCCCCCACGGCTTATCTTCCCAATAAGGGTCAGGTTCATACCACTTGCGTTCATCGTTGCCAATATCGTGGTCGGCAAAGTTCTCTACACTACGAACGCTCGGGAGGGGGTGTTTCTTGCTGTGATACTCATTATCCACAAAGGCATACTTGATAATAGCCTTGTTTTCACCGAACTTTTGGTCGGGGTCATCAAGGGTAATGTCAAGGTAGATAAAGCCGTGGTTTTCGGCTTGGTCGAAAATGTCCGATTTAGCCGTGTCCCAACCCTGCATAATATCATCTACCGTATAGGGAATGAGGTCTGTAGTATCTACAAAGTCTTTCATATCGAAGTTGATAGAAAGATACCGCTTGAACCTATCCATTTGGTCTTTGTTGATAGCATATCCGCCATGACTACCGCTAATCTCGCTATCCACAAAGGCGATAGCAGAACGCAGACGGCTAATCATGCGTTCACCATAGCACCACTGGTAATAAAGCCCAAAGAATGCCTGATGTTTATAGAACTTGTCGCTTGTTTTTTCTTTTGCCCGAACTCGGACAAAAAAGTTGCTTCTTTCACCCATAATTGTCTCCGTTGTTAAGGTTTCTATGTCTATAATATACCTAATTAAAATGGTTTTGTCAATAGGTTTTAACAGATATTTGTGTAAACATTTAGATACAAGTCTTCGATACCAACCAGCCTCCGCCTGCGGGCGAAGGGGAAAAGGGTGATAACCAAAGTTGAAAATCTGGTTAACCCAAAGTTAAAACCCCCTCTTGCGAGGGGGGTACATAATCATTAGATTCAAGCTTGATTTTCTTTTTTATATTCCGCAATCTTCTTTACGAACCTGATAGCATTTCGCTTGCTCTTGAAGAACAAGTCGGTAAGGCACTTGATGTCGTCCTCGTCATACTCGGCAGGATAGCAACGCAGGAACATACCCCTTTGCCCAGCAACGGAAACGGCTAAGTCCATGAACGCATACTCGGGAACATCTAGGGTAGACGCAGTGTCCTCGGTACACAGGCATTCGCATCCATTAAGGGTGAAACAGACAGTCCATCCAGTCTTCCACTTGCAGGTATCTTTTGCAAGAGACTCCTCTACAACCCCGACAGGACACTTGCCGTGCCCGCTATCAATATCCATAATGTATATAGGCTTTTGATTACGCATTGGTTAAACTCCTTTCGTTGTTTCTATGTATATAATATACCTAATTAAAATGGTTTTGTCAATAGGGTTTTAACAGATTTTGTGTAAAGAATTAGATACAAACAAGGGTTTAAACCCTGGGTGGGCAGCGGCAGAAGGTCAGGGGGTGATAACCCAAGTTGAAAATCAAAAATAAAAAATAAAAAATGCCGTGAGGAAAGTGTGTTGTGGCTAGGCTGTGTGATGGCCTATTTTTCCTCACGGCAGGGGGCAGGGAGACCCCCGATTTTACAAGTGCATTAACCTTTGTTTCACCAATGCGAGGTCAACGGATGCCAAAGCCACCTTGAACATACGTTCTTTGACAAGGCTAGGGCAAGGCTCGTCAGTAAGGATGCTTACATCACGGATTGTGTCCTGATGCAGAACTTTCTTTTTGCCCTTATGTTCAAGGACGATTTTCCAAACGATGCCGTCTTTGGACTGGGTAAAACGTGTATCATAATGGATATAGTCCAATGAGTTCATGCAGGGAGTGATGCTTATGGTGAAGCCGCAACTGATAGGCTTTGCGAACCCTCCGCTATATCCCATAGCCATATAGCCGACATCAAAGCAAACGCCAAGTGTCTTAATATCGCACTTTTCATCAACGTGTTTTTGCCATTCGTTGATTAACGCCTTTATAGCAAGGATGTTAGGTTTTCTGAAAATCATTTTTTACCCCCTTATTAGAACCAACTGATTCTCACGTTGTTGTAATGTTCGGGAGTTTCTTTGAGCCACGAACGGAACAGTTCAACCACGTAGTCCTTTGGGTAGTCCTTGGGTTTGACACCCCATTCCTTGCACTTGCGGTTATACTCCCGCTTCGTCATATTGGCAAGGGTTTCAGTCATGGCTTTGAACTGTTCTTTGTTGAACTCCCAAATGGCTTCCTCGGAATGGTATTCCCCACCAGTGTAGGAGTCTTCGATATATTCATCGGCAAGGCTTTCAAGCAAGTCCTGACCCCACGCCAGACCCTCGCTCCCATACAGGATTTCATACCTCGTGATAACGTGTGCTCTTGTAGACATACTGCTTTCTCCGTTGTTTTGTTGTTTCTATGTATATAATATACCTAATTAAAATTGGTTTGTCAATAGATTTAATAAAAAATTTTTGTAAACTTTTTGATACAGACTGTGCGGAAACCGTGGGGACGGCGGGATGAAGGCGCAGGGGTGATAACCCAAGTTGGAAATCTTTTGGTGAACATAGGAAAAGCCCCACCCATTCGGGTGAGGCTTGGAGACAAGGGAAACTTATCCGTAGCAGGAGAAACGCTGGTCTTTGTCAATGTTTCCGTATTTCTTTTGGAACTCTAAGGCTTTCTTTGTGAGTTTCTTCGGAACCCAAACATCGCTGTAATTGATTTCCCAATACCATTCGCCACTGTCGAGGTCATCATAGCAGTCGCCGTCGCCAGTGAAGTAAATTAAATTGACGGTCATTCTTGTCTTTTCCTTAAAGGCTTCCTTGACCTTATCGTAGGCTTCACGAACCTTGACCCAATTTTCATCTTCCGTGTCGAAGTCACAGCAGCCATCGTTGAAGCCATCGCCTCCGTCATTGAGGGCATCGCTCATTTCTGCGGCTCCCTCGTCTTCTGCAAAGTTGTCAAACTTTTTCTTGAAAGCGTTGAACAACTTTGCTCCAACCACTTTCTTGACGATTTTTTCTTCCACAATTTGGTGGTAAGATTCGATGTTTCCCATTGACATAGTAAACTCCTTTGTTAATGCTTGTTGTTTCTATGTATATAATATACCTAATTAAATTGGTTTTGTCAATGGGTTATAAACACTTTTTGTGTAAACATTTCTAAACACGGTAATCCCCAGGGAATCCTGACGCTTCTCCCGGTTCCAACAGCAGAAGGGTGATAACCCAAGTTGAATATCAGGGGGAAAACAAGAGAAAACCCCCCAAATGGGGGGCATCCCAGGTGTAACCCAGGTTTAAACCCAGGATTATGCCACCTTTACGGCCTTGATGTGGTCAATGATGTGGATAACATTGTTCATCGGCTTGAAACAGGTGTTCATGAACTGCGAGTCATCGTAGCGACCCTTACGGATGCTAGTGTGGGTGATGTAGTCTGTGTAAGCGTTGACGAGTCCCCAAGCGTTGCCCTTATGGTTTTGGTTGTCGTCCGCGTCAAGCATCTTGACGAAAGCGCTCTTCTGACTTGCAAGCACCAACTTGGCACGTTCATCCGCATTAGAGGGCATCGGGAACAACATATTGACAGCGAGTTCCAAATCGCTCTTTGCCATCTTGATGCTACTGAACTGCTTTGCCATTTCGTTGAGTTTGCCCATATACTGAGCAACGCCCTGCAAGATATACTTTGCTTCTTCCATGCGTTCATTAACCCTTGCGGAGTGGCGAATGTTGATGGTGTTTTCAACGTTCTTGAAAGCAAAATTAAATTGATTCTGACAGATAACACGGAGCGGAGTAATCGCTGCGGACAACTGATACTTTCCGTTGAAAGAATTACGGAAAATAACGTAGGGCTTGAACGTGTCGCCCAAAACATCAACTTCGGGGAGTTCTGCAATAAGGTAAATCATGCCCGTGTGGGTCATGCCACCCTTGACGAACTTCAAGCCGTCGCTGATGTAGTCCACGAATGCGAAGCCATCACGGTTCTGTACCACCTCGTACTTCTCACCAACGACCCCGAGGATATGCTTGTGACCCTTTTCGTCGAGATAGGTGTTAGCAACCATATCATCCACTTTGGTCTTGTCAGCGAGCCAGAGCGTTTCCTTTGTTACTTCGTAATTGAGCTTTGCCTTTGTGAGAGCATCATCTACCGCTGTGGTATCAAGTGTGGTGCCGATGCTTGCCCAAGAAGCAATGCGAGGGAGGGTAATAATGTCAGCCATAATGGACTCCTTTGTTTGTGTGATTTGTTTCAATTACATAATTAAATATAGGTAATTGGATTTGGTTTGTCAAGGGGTAAACCGAATTTATTTTAACTTTTTTCCAACCCCAGCGTCGTCCTGCGGCGAAGGCGGAAAGGGTGATAACCCAAGTTGGAAATCTGGTGGAAACAAAGTTAAAACCCCTTTCGGGGCTTTGTTAAATCTCCACGGTAATATCGTCATAGTCGGCAAGCTTGCTCACCTCTTCTACCAATTCATCAGGGAGTTCATCATTGTCTTGAATCCACGGAATAGGTATGTAGCTATCTCCGCCGCCAAGCTTGACCTCTCCTGCTTTATACTTGTTTTCAATGCAGGATGAATCACCTTTTGCAACCGCTTTGAGTTCATCTTCGGTCAGTTCAACTTCCGCATAAAGGCGAAAGCCAATTTTGTATTTCTTTTCTTTTGCCATGGTATACCCCCTTATTTCATCAATTTTTTCTTAATGTTTTCAAGCGTTTTATCCATCAGCTTATTTAACTCCGCTTTGGTAATGACGGAATACGAAGTTTTAGGCTGAACATAGCATGAATCGTCTTCCATAGGGCGGATGCACGGTTCGTCCACGTTGAGGCAAACACGTGCGTATTCAATACAGAAGCAAGTCTTGTACTCCTTGCTCCACGTGATACGGCGGACAATGCCGTAGGTGGTTACACGCCTGTTCAAGTCAATGATGTCGTTGTGGAAAACCAACACCTTGCCGTCCAACTTCTTGTGGATGATGTTCAAAATTCGTGTATGGTTTTCGTCCATAAGGTTTTCATTCCAGATAAGACCCGAACCGCCTGCGTAGCCGTAATTGTGATATACGCTAAGTTCTTTAATCAACTTATCGTCAAACAGTTTTACTGTCCTTGCCATATTAGACTCCTTGTTGTTTCTATATTAAATATACCTAATTAAATTCAGTTTGTCAAGCTTTTTTTAAAAAAATTTTTTTGAGTCGAGGACAAACCTGGTTTCTCCTGGTTCCAACAGCAGAAGGGTGATAACCCAAGTTGAAAACAAAAATAAAAAATAAAAAATAACCCCCTCTTTCGAGGGGGCAGGAGTCAGCACAGAGCCAAACTATTCGTGTTTTTGCACTTTGAGGATAACCCATTCTTCCTTGCTGTCTTTCGTGGCAGGGATAATTCCGATTGCTTTTTCTTTCGCTTTCGTTTCCGCTTCCTTTTCGCTTGCAGCAATGATTTCCATTTGCAGGGCGGCACCAGAGAGTTCTTGATGAGTCAATTCCACTTCAAACTTGACACTTGCATTTTCAGTTTCATACTGGTACTTTTCAAGCACGCAGTTCTCTATATGTTCACGCAATGCCCTGGTGATAGGGAACACCGAGGAACGGAAGTCTTCGCCTTTGTACAACGGGTTAGGCGGATAGCCGACAAACATACCGTTCACACCGTCCATAATGCGTAAACCGCTGATTTGAAGTTGGTTATTAAGAACCACGTTTGCAATCCCCAGCATATTTCCAATCTTCTGATTGAAAGGGAACACCTGAACCGCTGTTACGGAAAGACATTCAAAGTCCTTTTCTTCTGTTGCTTTCTTTTTTGTAGCCATAATTGTCTCCTTATGAGTTTGCCTGATTATCTGCCAATTCTTCCATATCCTGAATAATGGTTAAGGCAAGAGCAAAAATCTTTACGATAGGGCGAACCTTTGTTGCCACCACATACTTCATCGCATCTGCGTTGAGAGCGAGGTTGCGGATAACCACCTGAACGGCAGGCTCTTTCTTCTTGTGCTTTACCCACATAGGTGCAAGGCAAAGCGAGAACCCCCTAGTCTTGAACTGAAACACGGTGCCGATTTTCTTCTTGTTGATTTTGGTCTTGACAAGGCTCCCATCACAGCACATTTCAAGCCCGATTTCGGGGCAGGTCTCACTTACATTCTTGAACGCTTTACGAACGTCGTGGACTTCGTGAGTGTTGAAGCAGTCTCTTTCATAATAGGTCATTGGTTTACCTCGTTTTTATACCTATAATATACCTAATTAAATTAGTTTTGTCAAGGGGTTTTAACCGATTTTGTGTAAAGAATTAGATACAAACTTGGGTTAAACCCTGTCGTCAGAACCCTGTTTGGGACGACTCCTTCCAGGAAAGGGGTGATACCCCAAGTTGAATATCGGGTTGAAACCTGTTAAAACCCCACCAGTTCAGGTGGGGCAAGTCTAAATTATAACCATTGAGCATTTAATCCAGCAGACTTGATTTCCTCAATGGCTCTGTTAATGGTATCATACCGTTCTCTGATATTACACTCAATCTTCTTATTAGTAGAAACCACCAACTTTATTGTTTTGTCCTTGTTGCGACCCAACCCACTAACGGCAAATGTGTATGGTGCATTTGGGTAGTGAGAACCGTCATAGCCAACGTGGCTAATATACAGGTTTTTCTTCTTGATGATAGCCTTTATAGTTTCATACTGGGTTGACAACTCGGTATCAACCGTCATTCTTGAAAGAATGTCTTGAACCCATGATGACAACCCATACACCATTTGGATATACTCCATTTTTGCTACAAGCTCTTGCGGCACACTAAATGAGTATGTTTTGGCAATTCTATCTCTGCCTTTCGGTGGTCTTCCCATAGATTTACCCCATTGGTTGATTTCTATAATTTAAGCAATTTTATGTTAATCGTCTTTTCTAATGAAATATACCCTGCGGATTCGTTTGCACTCTGGGCACCAAGCCCTAGTCCAAGTTCGGCAGGAAATATCTAGCGGAAAATGGTGGTGGCAAACACCGCAACGGAAGATAGGCATCACTTCACCTCGTTGAACTTGTTAAGCACCACCGCTTCGATGTAGGAACGCACGTCATCTCTCGACGGAGCAACAATGCTTCGTGTATCATCGCCATGAAAGAACGGGTCACTCGGATAAGCCACGAACATACCATTCGGGCCGTCCATGATACGCAAGTTACGGATAACAATGGCATCGTTAATCGTAATCACTGCCATGCCCTTTGTGTACATCATCTTTGATGTTTCCTTGAAAGGGAACACCCTCACTTGTGTTACCTTGATACCGCAATTCGGTTCAATCTCTTGATACTGTTCAGCCATGTTTAACCTCTCTTGTTTGTTGTTTCTATGCTATAAATATAGTTAATTAAATCCGATTTGTCAATAGGTAAAATAAAAAAATTTATCGACAGCATATCGCCTCTTCCTGCTGGCGAAGGCGGAAAGGGTGATAACCCAAGTTGAAAATCAAAAAGGAAAAAATAAAAATGCCCCCAATGAGGGGGCGAGGCTTATTCTTTGGTGAGCAAGTTCTGTTCAGGAGTAATCATATTCTTTTCATCCAATGAACTATAATCGCTTACATCGCCAAACACAATACCATCTCTTTGTTCTTCGGTCAGGTATTCTTCGCTGTCAGCGTTCAGGCGTTCATCGTAGTCCACAAGACCTGTGGCGTGGTTCGGGAAATACCCATCGTCTATGTCAGCGTTGAGCAATCCCAAGCGGTCAAGCATATTGTAGGCTTCGTCAACATCAATTTCAGATTTGTATTTTTCTTGCCAACCGTTTTCCTTATTGTAGGTATAAATACCATAGTATTCCGTAACCTGTTCTTCTCCCCATTCGCAACGGAATTCAATGTCGGGATAAAGTTCGCAAATCTTTTTCATCAACCCATTGGCAGGAGAGTAAGCACAATCGGTAGTAAACTCAATTTCACCAGTGCTGTCCAAATTGGAGTGCAAGTCTTCTTTTGTGTCAATGACTTCGCCATACTCGTTATTGAAAGCGGTGTGGCAAAAACCCCATTTTGAACCCCATACCTGAACGCAGAACGAATACCAATCGTCATAGCCGTAGTCTTTGATGCATTGCTCCCTTTGCTTGCGTTCGGCTTCCTCGTCATAGTTCGGGTTGTCCTTCATATCATCTTTGGTCTGCACGTATTTAGCCATATTAGACAACTTCTGAATACCCTCGGGAATAGGGATAATGCTTTCGCTATTCAAGTCCAAAATGCTATCGTGCCAATTCCTCTTGTCAAGCACAATAACGTGCTTGTCAATGAAAGTGTGGAGTTGCTTTTTCGCTTCGTCAGTCTTTGCGGTAAGCGTGATAATGTTGTTGTTCCAATTAGGCATAAGCCATTCTCCGTTGTTTATGTTTCTATGCTATAAATATAGATAATTAAATCTAGTTTGTCAATAGGTTTTAATAAAAAATTTCTACTGCCAATCCTGTCGTCATACCCCTGTTGGGACTGCTGGTTCACGGGGACAGGGTGATAACCCATGTTGAACCCCAATATTAAAAAAATTAAAACCCCTCTTGCGAGGGGCGGTTTTGTTCTTATTTCAGGCAATTCGCATATTCGGCAGGGATATTCTCGGAAACCCATACACGGCAAAGTGCGTCAGCATAATGCTCTGCGTAATGTTCGGTCAGTTGGTCATAATCAATGAACTCAGACCAATTATATTTGGGAACACGGATTTTAAGGCTATCACCGCTACTAAAATTGCTTACGCCAACGTTAATAACCACTTCTACATTGCCCAAATCGGCAAAGGGAAGTTTGTTAAGAACTTTCTTTTTAAGGCTGTTAAGAAAATCAACAGGTTCTAATCTCGGTTCGTTACTCATAGTTATACCTCCGTTCAGTCGTCTATCAAGTCCACAATGTCCTTTACCGAGAGCCATTCGTGGTGAACATAGCACCCAGCTTCGTCATCGAGGTCGCCATACTTTTCTTCAATCTTGTCTTTCAACTCATCAGTGTCAATCTCGCCATCGGAGTCGCACTGGTCAATCAAATCGACAATGTTCTTGACGGAAAGCCATTCGCTATTTCCTGCATAGCAACCGCATTCATCGTCAAGGCTACCATACGTTTCTTCAATTTTGTTTTTGAGCTTTTGTGTGTCCATAGTTTACCTCGTTTGTTTCTTGTTTCTATGCTATAAATATACCTAATTAAATTGGGTTTGTCAATAGGGGTTATCAACTTTTTGTGTAAACTTTTGTAAACCGATGTCCAGTCGAGGGCGGAAGCAGAGCTCCTCGACTCCAGGACATCGCAGGGTGATAACCCAAGTTGGATATTCAGCCCTGTAAAAAAGAAATGCCCCTTTCGGGGCGGTTATTAAAAAATTATTTTTTGACTTCGACATCGCAGGGTTTTACCGCAAGAATAAGACCGCCCTCGCCACTATATTTTGGCAACTCATTGCCGCTATCATAGACTTTCCCATTCATACTTCTCTGAACCATATAGCAACCATCGTAGGAAAACAGATATACAAATTCCGTTCCGACAACAAATTGCCTGCCAATGCCGTAGCACTTGATGTAATTCTTTGCTACAAGAACAGTTCCTTTTTTCAAAGCCATAGTTAAACCCCCTTTACAGAAGTCCGTCAAGATAGTCTCGGCACAACTTACGCATATTATTCTTTGCGGTCATATCGCCCTTGACACGCAGATAATCAAACACAGGCATTTGCGAGTTGAACTCAACTTCGGCTCCGACTTTTCCCCTCGGTGAACCACCCTTGTCCGCAGGTGCTTTTGTAGCAACCACGTTAAGAATAGTCATATAAGGGTTATGCTTATCAACACACTCTACCCTAAATTCATCACCAGCAATCCACTTGTGGAAGTCTCCGTGGTCTTGCTTGTATTTTTCGCCAATGACTATGGTATCGCCCTCTTTGACTTTCGCCATAGATTCTTTGCAAGCATTGAAGATAATCTTCGTTGCTTTTTCTACAAATTCTGTTTCTTTGCACATTGTTATACCTCGTTTGTTTCTATGTATATAATATACCTAATTAAATTCAGTTAGTCAAGGGTCTAGGCTTATTTTTTATGTAAAGTTTCGTAAACAAGGTGAATGAAACCGTAGGCTCGACGCCGCTACGGGCATGGGGTGATAACCCAAGTTGAATATCAGGGGGGAATCAGAAGAAAACCCCCTCTTTCGAGGGGGCTTGATGAGGTATTCAGGCAATCTTTAAATGACCCTTACACACCATTCGTTTGTGTTGTCAATCTTGTTTAATCGGCTAGCCCTTTCCTCGGCTGCCGCCTGCGTATTCCACGAACTATCAAAGTTCGCACTCCAAGACGAACCCTTACGAACCATAAACCCATGAGGATAACCATCGGGCGGTTGTATCACGTTTCCGTCAATCGTTGCACCCACTTGATAGCCTAGTACAACTCCGTCTTTCACAACAGAGTTGCAAGCCAAATAGATAGAGCTTTCCATACTCATAGTAAACCCCTAGACGGTAGTTGTGCAGTCCTTGAACGCCCTAATATCGCTATCTACAAGGTAGGTATCAACATAAGCGTTATCACTATCGGCTTCATCTTCAAAGCAGTCTGCCTTGCTTGCTCGGCTGACTACCTCTTCATCGGACAGGTCATCTTTGCTACGCACCATAAAGGAATAGCCGTGAGACCTAGACATTACATCTACTTTGTAATAGTAGTATTCGCCACTTTTCATAATTACCTCGTTGTTTGTTGTTTCTATACTAAATATAGTTAATTAAATTCAATTTGTCAATAATAAAAATAAATTTTTTTTCTCACGGCGGAGGACTCGTGCTTCTCCTGGTTCCAACAGCAGAAGGGTGATAACCCAAGTTGGATATCGGGGCGAACACGAGAGAAAACCCCCCGCCTTTCGGCAGGGGGCTTCGGACGAGGTATTAGAAAAGGTAATTTTTTCCGCCCATTGGGTAGTTGCGAGAAAAGCAGGGTTGGAACAATTGTTTAGCCAAGCCCGAGGGGTCATATTGGTATTCTTCTTCGTGCTTTTCAAGCCATGCTTGCCCACGCTTATTGATAATTTTTATATCAGCATGGTTGGTTCCGTCATGGTGGTAGCCATTGATATGCATCCCATCCTTGTCTTGCCAAATCTTGATGTTGTCGCAGGAACTGAACAGACCGAGCAGGTCATCCACGTTCTTCAAGACCTTGCCGCCATAGCGTTGACCATTCCAAAGGTCATCATAACCCCAAGCCACCATAGGGAACAACTTGCAATACTTCATGTTGCCCTTAAAGTCATCGTGTTCAAGTTGCAGGGTATCATTGACATAGTTCCAATAGTCTTGCGAACCCTCTTCTTCGGGTTCTCTTTCATTGGCTTCGCAGTTCTCTTTGTATTCTTCGTAGGAAACATCTCGGTTGGTTTCAAGGGCAACCCATTCGGTAATCTTTTCTTTCTTACTCATAGTGCTTACTCCGTTGTTGTTTGTATCTATAATATACCTAATTAAATTCAGTTTGTCAAGGGTTAGCAACAAATTTTATGTAAAGATTTCTAAACACGGTGAATGAAACCGTAGGCTCGACGACGCTACGGGCATGGGGTGATAACCCAAGTTGAATATCGGGAGGGGGCGTAAAGAAAACCCCTCTTGCGAGGGGGCGAGGTTCAGCGTTGCTCTACACCAAGTCCTTATTCACTTCAACGCAGTGTATCTCAAAGGTCAATGTATAGCTTACACTGTCTTCAATATAGCACGACCATTCGCTCTTTTCTTTTTCGTCAAATTCACCAATGTCTTCGTGTTCAGCAACACTTTCCCACGCAGAACGTATGGCTTTTTTGCAGTCATCAAACGAACCTGCCGCAATCACCGACACAGTAGAGCCGTCGCAATCTTCGGCACGCAGTTTAGTTGCAACATAGATTTTCTTCATAGTTTACCTCGTTGTTTCTATATATAATATACATAATTAAATCCATTTTGTCAATAGGGGATAGCAACTTTTTTCTGTCTGGAAGACACCGTGAATGGAATCTGGGGATTCGAGGATTCTGGTAACAGGGTGATAACCCAAGTTGAATATCGGGCTTGCCAGAAAGAAAGCCCCCTCTTGCGAGGGGACTTAGGAGTTGTATGACACAAAATTACAAGTAAATATCAGTGATGTAAAAGTCGTTGCAATCTTCTTGTTCAAACAGACCAATCAAATCTCTGATACTATAACAATAATAAAAAATATCCTCATCGTCATCGGGCAAGTTGTCTTCGCTATAATCACCCTCAATGGCAATGGTCTGTGTTAATTCGCTGTCATCGTCCGTGAAATGAACATTGACCTCAACACGGGTTAAACCTTGTTCTTCAACTTGTTTAATTTTTTCCTTTATTTCATCGGAAAGCTTATCATAAGTTTCTTGCGTTGCGTCTATCATATTAAATACCTCACTTCTTCGGTATCGTAATTTACAACCGTTGAGACAATCCCAATGCCCGACCAAACACGCCACCACTTATGGCAGTTAGGACATTCCCTATCCTCTTCGCTAATGGTGACTTTCTTGCCCTCGGTGCGTTCGCCTGTCACCTTATCGTACTGGGGTATCGTGTAGTCAAAGTTGCGGGCGGCGAACTCCAACGAATCATCGGTAGCTCCGCAGAACGGACACTTGCAGGCTTCTTGGTGAGACTTCAAGGCTAATGCGTGCATGACAATCTGCTTGCCAGCACAAAAGCCGTTTACTCGGACTTCCCACCGCCCTTTGTAGAACTTGTTTCGTCTCTTGTCAAAGGACTTGTTTACCTCTTGCGAGGTGTAAGGTAGATGTGACATATTTACTTCTCCGTTGTGTTGTTTTCGTTGTATTATAAATATACCTAATTAAATTCAGTTTGTCAAGCCCTAAACAGAAAAAACTGGAAAGCTCGTGATTCTCCTGGTTCCAGCGGCAGAGGGGTGATAACCCAAGTTGAAAATATGGTGGCACACGAGAAGAAACCCCCACCCATTCGGGCAGGGGCATTCAACGAGGTAGGAGGTAAGCTTGTTCGTCAGCTCGGTTCGTCAGCGAGGAACCATTCACCGCAGAAGTCGCCCTCTTCGTTGAGCTTGTCAACAAGATTGTCTGCATCCTCACGGCTTAAATCCACCTTGAAGTTGATTTGTGCAGGGGAACCATCCACCCACTGTTCATTGGCGGCAATTCCTACAACATGTTGTTCAAGGTGCTTTCTAATCATTATGCAAAGATAATTGGCAAAGCCATTCGCATTATCCTTGATTCCATTCTTGACGTTCAAAAAGATTTCTGTCATACGATACCCCTTATAGTTTCTCTTTCTTGGTTACAAAAGTAGCAATAGGTTCAGACTCTTTCTTGCTTCCTTTTACATAGATAAAACACTTGCCAACCGTATATCTCTTGGTGTAATCCTCGCACCATTTCAATGCTTCGGCAAGTGAATCAAAGCTATCGGTTTCGTGAAACTCACCGTTTTCATATCTGATACAGAACTCGCATAGGAAAGCCAATCCGTCAAGTTGGATGAGCCGACCACCGACAAGAAGAAACTCCTTGCCACAATGCCCATTCGCAGGGTCGCACAAGTAGTCTAGTTTCTCTATGGGGTAATCCTTGCCTAGTGTTTTCTTGGTAAGTTCCCATTGGCTTTCATCAAAGGTAAGTTGTGCGGTCTTCGTTTTGAAAGGGGCAATTACTGTTATTCGTCCAAAGTTCATTTTAACCTCCGCTGTTCTATATATAATATAGCTAATTAAATTCAGTTTGTCAATAGCCAACATAAAAAAATTTACTGGAAATGAGATGACCCGACGAGATGACCCCTCGACGCTGCTCCAGTGTAGGGGTGATAACCCAAGTTGAATATCGGGGAGGGAATCGAAGAAAACCCTCGTCGTTCGACGAGGGCTGTAATGCGGAAAGTGTAGGGGTGTTTGAGTCTTGGTTAATACCGCATTACCTTTCTAAACTCCGTGTTCCTTCGTAAGATAGAACATATCCCACGAACAATTACGCATAGCCTTCATCTGCTTGCGAGTTGCGGTGTCCTTCCAAAGCACTTTGTGTTCATTCCCGAACATAATGTAGAGAACGGTCTGGGCGAGTATTCGTGAGACCACAATATCTGTGAAGTCTCCGTTAAGAAGTTCGGGGTGCTTTTCAAGGCACTCCTTAATCGCACCCCTTACCTTATTCATGTGGATAGAATCCTTGACGAAATCAGTCGCATTATCCACAATGGACTTACGATTGAACTCTGTTAAAGACTTCTTGCTAATCTTGATTGCTTTTGCCATAGTGATACCTCGTTTGTTTCTATATAATATAGTTAATTAAAATAGGTTTGTCAAGGGGGTGTATCAATTTTTTGTTGGAAAAATCTACTGCCAACCCTGTCGTCAAGACCCCTGTTGGGACTGCTGGTCCCCAGTGGAGGGGTGATAACCCAAGTTGAAAACCCAGCAGGAACAAAAAAGAACACCGCCGTTCGGCGGTGGGAGCAGTTAGGTGAAAGTTTAGGGGTGTTAAGTTTGTTTCCTAACCGCTCTTTTAAACGAATTTGTTAAAGAATGCTTTGACATTTTCAATTCCCGCCTTAACGGATTCAAGATACTTGTCAAACAATACTTCACTAATCATATACAAATGACCAATTTTATCCCAATGCCTTTTATGCTTTCCCTTGAACCCGCAGGTTTCCACGTCAGAACTTCTGAACAAGATAATATGGCTGTTGCTTACCTTACAGAATGTAAGCCATATATATCCCTCGCAGGAATAATAACCACCCTTGACATTACGGAAAGCAGGAATGACAATCGGATTTTTGCCATAGCAAAAAGTATTCAATTCCTTATCCCACTTTGCCTTTGAACGCAGGAACAAGTCCTTATGAACAATAGCATAGGTAATATAACTCTTGCCGTTTCCACTTTCCCATAATGCCTTATACTCAACATTGACTATTTGATAGTCATTGCCAAATGATTCCCGAATAGTCTTGTCAAGTGCAAGCAATTCATTTGCGGTGAACTCCGTTTCAATCAGTTCATCACCCTTTTTTTGCTCAAAGGACATAGGGATTTGCCTTGCCTGTGCGTGTTCAATAGAGTAGTGAGACTTAATGTAGGATTCTCTTTGGCGAGAGTATTTAATGATATGTGCCATGTTATTACCTCGTTGTTTGTATCTATAATATAGATAATTAAATCTGTTTTGTCAAGTATCTAATTAAATTATTTTCATAATCCGCACGGATTATTCCCCTGAACCCTGACGACCGACGGAAGCTCCAGTCAGGACTAGGGTGATAACCCAAGTTGAATATCGGGTGGAAACAAAGTTTAACCCCCTCTTGCGAGGGGGCTTTGTCGTCAGGAGTAAAGCGACGGATTACGAATTGAAATCTGCAAGATAGCAGGAAATTACTTTCGCCATTTTGCGAGCAGGGAGAACTGGAATGTCCGAAGCCACCCCCTTGATTGTCAAGGTGGCATATTCCTTGCCATGGTTGTCAATGCCGTAGGTAATGCTTGCATCGCTGTGAGACCATTTGGTATCAGTCTTGTGCGAGTTGTTTGGCTTGAAAATGGTCTCAACGCACTTGGGAATTACATCGCTCTTCTGTTTCAAGCGAGTTCCATACTTGAACTCAAATACGAGGTAGCAAAGAACTTCCCTCATGTGGTTGGAGAAATCCTTGAACTTCTTTTGCGTGGTGGTGTCCATTGTCTTGTATCTAGGCATTGTGTTGCTCCGTTGTTAGGTTGTTTGTTGTTTCTATGTTCCTAATATACATAATTAAATTTAATTTGTCAAGTATTTTTTGTAACATTTTATCAACATTCTATACCCGAACCCCGAGCGTCAGCGTCAGAGCAGCCCGCGTGCGAAGGCGGAAAGGGTGATAACCCATGTTGAATATCGGGGCAGAGCGTAAAAAATGCCCCCGTAAAGGGGGCGGCACTTCATCAGGGAGGTAAAAACTTAATCCCACCAATCAGGCTTAGGGTCAGACGATTTTTCAAGCGCTTCGCTCAACTTCATTCCGACAGGGATACTAATGTCTCGTTCAACGGCAGGGCAACCGAATTGTCTCAGTTTGGAGAGTTCAGAGAGGTCAATATCGCCATACTCGCTGAAATCTGGGTTTGCGTTGTTCACCACATAGCCGTAAGCAAGGTTTTCGTTATCCTCGTAGCCTTCAAGGATATACCACGTCAATGCGTGGGTGAAAGGGCAGAACAGACGGCAGGCGACCTTTGCTTCGCCTTTCAATCCGTCTTGCGAACCGCTAGGGTGTTTCTTCAAGAACTTCTTGACTTGTGCAGTGATAAGTTTCTGTGCCATTTTATTACCTCGTTGTTTGTTTATGTATATAATATAGTTAATTAAATTAGGCTTGTCAATAGGGTTTCAAACATTTTTGTGTAAACATTTCGTTACAACCCGAATGAAACCGTCGGGGACAGCTGCAGTCGAGGCTGGGGTGATAACCCAAGTTGAATATCGGGGCGACGAAAAAAGAAATCCCCTCTTGCGAGGGGCGGTGGTTAGTCTTCGTTAATGTAGCACTTTGAATCTTGAACGGCTCCGCAGTGAACGCATTGCTGAATGTATTGATGCCCTATTACTCTGTCGCCTCTTGTTATAGTATAGTCCTTGACCGTTTTCCATTGGTGCCTGCATTGATTGGACATCTTCTTGATTGTAATGATGATTGCTCCAACGATAGCGGAAACCCCACATACGCCCAATGAGACGATGAAGATTGTTAAGGGGAGCATATTATACCCCCTCTGCCATAAACTTACGGAACAATTCCATGCGATAGTCTTCCCGCTTTTGGCGTGAGATAAACCCACCCTCTACACGGAACTTGTCCACCCACCGCTCTGCACCTTCCATTACATCACCCCTTGGGTGCTTCTTTAATTCCTCAATATCTTTGGGAGTCAGTTTAACATTGATGAAAGCCATATTATTACCTCGCTGTTTCTATATATAATATAGTTAATTAAATCTAGTTTGTCAAGCCATTTGAGAACTTTTTTGCCTGTCGTCAGACCCCTGTCGGAATCCTGGTTCGCCAGTGTAGGGGTGATAACCCAAGTTGAACGGACGACAGACGAAAAAAGAAACCCCCTCTTGCGAGGGGGCACGGAGCAGGACACAAATTTCTTATGCGGCTTTTTTCTTTTCCTTTTCCTTATAGCAGGCGGCACAAATCCAACCGCTTGCTATCTCTTTGTAGTAGGTCTTCTTGCCACAGCCTTGACAGCGGTGCTTCCTATCCCAAGCCTTTTGGTCAAAGTCCTTACTGCGTTCAAACGAAGGCTCATCCACAACCTTTGGTATATCTATCCTATCCATTGCTCACCCCCTATTCAAACGAGCCACATTCGCTCATCAAATTGGTAATCAAGTGTGCTTGATAAGGGAAGTGATACCCACCCACCGCAACACTCTTGTCGCCAATAAAGGCACAGAGAACACCGCATTCCTTTTTCAGTTCAAGTCGGCTATCTACCTTCTTGCACTCAGCCACAAATTCGTTCAAACCCATTTTTACCTACCTTTTTAAGTGAGTTCTATATAATATATAGTAAATTAAATCCGTTTTGTCAAGTGGTCTAATAAAAAAATTGGCAGCAGACCATTCAGAGGAGACGGCGGGCGAGCTGGGAAAGGGTGATAACCTAAGTTGAATATCGGGCGGGGCGACAAAAAGAGGGTTGCAACCGAGTTGCAACCCTCCACAACGGAAGTAAGTAAACTTATCTGATTTTAGGAATACTATTTTCCAAATCGCTAATGGAACTATAATTGTTTGTACCACCATGACTATCCTTGATGCTAGTCGCAGTGCGGAGCAACACGCCACGCATCGGCCCACTTGCGTTCACATCAATGGTCATGCCACGGAAGTCACCATAGTTGTAATAGACAATCTGTCCATCGGCACGCTGAATGTAGCCGTAAACATAGTAGTGACCTGTCCTTTGGAGCAGAACCTTTGCACCAATCTTCTTGCATACCCTTTTCATAAGGTTGTGGAAAGAGAGTGCTAGACTCATTCCCATAGAGCCACGGGGCATCGTAGTTCCGCTTTCGTTAAAGAAAACACCTTGCCATTTGCGTTTGAAAGTCTGCATTGTTTTAACCTCGTCTTGATACCTTTAATATACCTAATTAAAAGCATCTTGTCAAGCCCTACCCATCATTTTCTTTGTAAACTTTCGCTTACATATCCCGCCGACCCACCCAGCGGCAGCCCCCAGCCTCCGCCGGGCAGCCAGCAGGTAAGGGTGATAACCCAGGTTGAACATCCGCGTGTTGCCAACAGAAAGGGTCGCAACCGCTGGTCGCAACCCTGGTGAGAGCAGGCTACTTCGCACCTACGTGAACTAACAGACCTTCCCACAAGAAGTAGAAGACCATGAAGTAGGCTGCGAGCACTCCAAGTCCTTCGCCTATGCTTACGAGAACACCTTTATCCTCTCTCTTTTCCTTGACCTTGATACCCATTTGAAACCTCCGTTGTTGTTCTATATATAATATACACAATTAAAACTACAATGTCAATAGGTTATTAACAATTCTGTGTAAACATTCGGTTACAAACCGCCGCCCCAACATCGTTTCCAATCCTGACGATGACCCGACTCCTGATGACCGTCGAATCTCCAGTCAGGACTAGGGTGATAACCCAAGTTGAATATCGGGGTGGGGTCAGGAAAAAACCCATAGGGTTATACCCTATGGGCTAGCAACCGATGACCTAGACTACTTCCCCAAACACTGGAACATAGCCGTATGACCGAACGCCAACGGAACCAAGTCCTTGAAGCAGCCTATCGCAGTCGGCTCGTATTCGCCTTTCTCGTTCTTCAAGTAGAGCATATACTTCTTCATTTCGCTACCGCCTTTACCAAGTAGATTAAACCGATGATTGCATAGAGGAACCAAATAGGTGGAAACAGAACACCGAGAACCACCAATACGATGAGGACTATCAGTTTCATTTCCTGCTCCCCTTGTAAATGCGTAAGCCCATCTTTATTGCAGTGAGTTTGTCTTTCGTTGTAGGTTTCTTCTGTGCCATATTATACCTCGTTGTTTGTATCTATAATATAGTTAATTAAATCTCGTTTGTCAAGGGGGACAGCGAATTTTTTATCGAAAGCCGCACGCTTCCCTCTGGGACTAGGGTGATAACCCAAGTTGAATATCGGAGGGAAAACAAAAGATTGGCGGTCTCTTTCGAAACCGCCTTGATAAAGTCCGTTAGGAAAATGCCACTTCAATAACCTTTTCCTTGATGACAGCCAATGCGTCAGTCAGCAGGGGCATACTGAACTCGTGCCTATCCTTGTCTATGCAGGTTATCTCGTTCGTGTAGGTATTAACCCTAACCATATACTTCAACGGCTTTCTGCGAGGGTTCGCAACTACACCGAACATCATAGTGAACGCAAAGTCGCCATTGTGTTCTGGTATAGGTTCAAACCCTCGTGCCGTCATACGATGAAGACCGAATATCTCACGGCATAAATTCTCTTGGTCATACATATCACGAATTGTATCAGCCAACTCGTTCAACTTCGCCACAACATTATCCATAATATCTATGTTAGCAACGTTAGCGATGAACTCTTTTTGCTTTCTCTGTGCCATAAGTTACTCCTTTGTTTCACTTAAAATATACATAATTAAATCCGTTTTGTCAAGGATTTAATCAACTTTATTTATACCTTTTACTATGGGGTGGTATCACGCCCGCAGCTCCAGTCAGGACTAGGGTGATAACCTAAGTTGAAAAACATAAAAGAAAAAATAAAAAAGGTTTAACCCTACGGGTTAAACCCTTGTTTTTATCGGAGTTAATTAAAGCTTAACCTTGAAGTGGACAAGGGACTTGTAAACAACATCTACAAGCTCGTCCTGCAAAGCCTTCGCAGCAAGCCCACGTTGCTTCTCGGTGTTGCGGTTCACCTCGGCTATGGTGGCGTTGAACCCCCCGAACATCAGACAGCGATAGCCCGTAGGCACAAGCTCCACGGGAGTGACGTTGAGGTAGTAGCTGGACGGGTAACTGTGACCGTCATAGAAACTGCGACCCGCCTTGCGGTAGCCCACGCTCAGACGGAGGGCGTTGCAATCGTCCGACCCACTGCCCGTCTCAACCTTCTGCATAGGGAACGGGATGCTAATATCCCTGCCAAACTTGACTTCAATGCCTGCACAAAGCTCCTGCACCTTCTTATACATTTCGCTTTCAGTATCTACTTCTATACCTTTGAGAATCATTTTACAACTCCGTTGTTTTCCCTAAGGCAACATCGCCTCGGGACACCCCTTAATATAGGGTGGTATCTCGCCCCCTGTTCAAACTGTTTCAGGGTGATAACCCAGGTTGAACATCGGCGGGAACCAATTTAAAAGGGGACCTTTACAGGTCCCCTTCGTTCAAATCGTTTGCTAGACCCTTTCAATCTTGTCTTCGTCAGCATGGACGCGAACCCCGCCCCAACTTCCTTCAAGTTGCCCCAAATCGTCTATGCTTTCTATCACGCCCACCCGCCCGTTATAATGCGGTTCGCCCGCCATTTCAACAATACGGATTTTATCACCGACTTTAAAACCTTTTGTATCGTGTTTCTGCATCTTGTTTTTACCCGTTTTTCTTATAGATGTTAAGACCCATTTTCTTAGCGGTAATTTTCCAAATCTGTTTTGGTTGTTTCTGTGCCATAATTTTATGCCCTTTTTAGAGTTGAGTTTTTCAGTTTAAAGTGTTCCCTAAGAAACACTACATATAATATAGATAATTAAACACGAAAGTGTATATATTGTTTAGCATTTTCTTGTAAACTTTCGTTTACAAAAGGAAGAAAACATCGTTCTGATTCCGACAGCTTCAGCACAGTTTAGGGTGATAACCCAAGTTAAAAATCGTGGCGGGCAAAAAAGAAAAAGGGAGCCTTTCGGCTCCCCCTTTCTCGGAGTTGTTTTTTCTTTCTTTATTTCCTGCGGGAATAAATCTTCAATCCCATCTTGATTGCAGAAATCTTATCGGAAGTTGTAGGTTTACGAGCCATTGTTTTAATCCTCTTTTGTTTTATTGTTTGTTTTGTTTGTTAAAAGAAAAGGAAAAAGGGGAGCCTTTCGGCTCCCGATTTCCTAGAATTCAGGTTCTTCATCAATCTTGGACTTTGTGGAAGTTTTCTTTTCCATTCCGTCCAATTTTGTTGCAACCCAACGGAATTCTGCTTTGGATTCCAATTTCTCACGAATGAGAGAAGTTTTCAGAACCATAAAGAGTTCTTTTTTGGAACCCATAATCGGACTTCCGTCTGCGTGTTTCGTTCCCGTAGGATATTGTTTATCCATGTATTGTTCCAAAGAAGAAAGTTCAGCGGAAGAAATAACATTTTCATTGCAACGAGAGCGGAATCCCAAAGTTGTAGAAATTGCGTTCACTCCGATGAGAGCCTCCGAGAAATTTTTCGGAATTGCGGTTCCGTTCAAATATTCCTCACCGCTCGGAATGTCAAAGTTTTCCACCAAAGAGATGAACATCTTTGCAAGTCCGTCCGAGTCAAAGAAGTGAATTTCCACAATTTTCTTGGCGAGCCTGTCAAAATGCTTGTTATCATAGCATCCGAACGAGAGAGCCAACATCAAATTTTCGTAGGTTCTACCGCAAGAATGATGACCGAGGGCTTCGTCGGAAAGTTTCAAATCTTTCAAATGCTTTTTAGAGAACATTTTCCAAAACATTGAAATATTCGGATTTTCATTGACCGCACGCAACACGCTTGCATCTTCGTAAATCAATTCCAACGGAAAATATCTTCCGCAAGAGCCGAGCATTGCAGGGGAAATTTCAGAAGTTTGCCCCATGAATCCCTCTCTATCGCACCCGTTGAAAGCAATAAAGAAATTCACGTCATTATGAAGATGGAAAACTTTGACAATTTTTGTCAAAGCCACCGTCAAAAATGTTCCTTGAACCCTAGGATTTGCGGCAGAAAATTCATCCAAAAGAACGACCGCCGCATGAGCCTCGGGAAGACCTGTTTTTTCGTCCGTCCAAATGCGGTAGCCCTTAGTATCGTCGGTGGTCGGCACCTTTGCGTTCGTTGCAGGGTCTACACGATAGAACGGGAGCCAGTTCGGAATCTCGTCCTCACCCGCAAGGTCAAACGAGCCGTCCTTATTCTTATGCCCCTTGTAAGAGAAGCCGACAATTTCACTCCCGTTCACCCATTGGTTGATAGCAACCGTGATGAACGGCAACTTCCAATCCGTTGCGAGAGAGCGAACCACCGAGGTTTTACCCATGCCCGGTGCACCCTCCAAGCCGTAAGAGATGATAGTGTGCAAGATGGTCTTATCGTCCACCACCTTGCGGTTCACGTTTGCGAGTTCCTTGAACTCCGTTGCAGTAACCTTGATTGATTCCATGTTAGTAACTCCGATTTAACCCTAAGGCTTCATTGCCTTGGGACACCCGTTAATATAGGGTGGTATCGAGGCATCGGGCCGTAGGGTGATAACCCAGGTTGAACGTGACGGGGTATATTTAGGGGGTGGCGCGTATAGGGTATTAGCCTAGGCTAATTTGATATTTGATAAGCGCGGTACTTTTTATTTTTTAAAAGAACAGGGTTTCCAAGCAGGGGTTTCCAAGCAGGGGTTTCCAAGCAGGGGTTTCCAACCCAGCTTTCAAACAGGGGTTTCCAACCTGGGTTTCCAAGCAGGGGTTTCCAACCATGGTTTCCACCCAGGGTATCGGGACAGGAATCGGGACACGGTGTCTCGAACCAAGGTTCACACACGGGAATCGGGACAGCAGGCGCCCGCTGCCAACGATGTTTCAACTTGAAACACACAGGATATCAACAGGTTATCAACACCCTTTCAAAAAATCAAAATCCAAAACTGGGGGCAGAAAAATAGAAAAAAATATTTAAAGCCCCTGTCATACCCTTTGAAAAATTTTTGGTAGGGGGGTATATACAGTGGGCTTAAAAAATTTTTTGGGGGTGGGGGGTGTTTTACACTAAAGAGATAACCGTATCGAATTCGACACGGTTATAAAAGTAAATTGAATTGAGTTTGAAAACAGGGGTTTAGAACGGGAGGTCATCATCCTCTGGTGGAGGAGGGGTTTGGGCCTGGGGTTGTTCCTGAGTTTGGTACATTGCGCTGATGGGGGTTTGGTAATAGGGGGGTTGAACGGGTTGTGCATCCGTCTGGAACGGGGGTTCCCCACCCGTCGGAAAAGACGGTTGCGCATCTGTCTGGAAAGACGGTTGTTCAGCCGACGGGAAAGCGGGTTCGGCAGGCTGTTGGTTAAACTGTCTATTACCGAGGAGTTGGAACGTTTCGATTACAACGTCAGTTGCGTAGCGTTTTTGGCCATTCTGGTCATTCCACGAGCGGTAGGAGAGGGTTCCTTCGATGAAGAGGGGCATGCCCTTGTGGACACCGAGGGATTCGATGACATCTGCGGTTTTTCCCCATGCGACGAGGTTATGCCAGTCGGTTTGTTCCTTCTGTTCGCCATTTGAGTCTCTGTATCTTCTTGTGGTTGCAAGGGAGAGGGTGGCACGTTTGCGGCCCGTTTGGGTGACAGCGAATTCGGGGTCTTTGCCTGTATTTCCTATGAGGAGGACTTTGTTGAGGTAAGCCATATTTTGTTATTCCTTTTGTTGTTGATGTTTTTGGTTGCAATGGAGGTTTTCACGGCATTTGAAGCAGATGTGGCGTTTGGGGTCAACGAGGGTTGTATAGGCACCAGTCGCCAGCAGGTCCATACGGTTTATTCTGGAAAGACGCCGTAGGCATATGAGACTGCAAGTGCTCGTATCGCCAGATGAGATTTCTGTCTTCCAGTATGATTGTGTCCACATTCCCACAGAAGGACAGGGTGATGCACTTGTCAGGGTCATTGACAGCTACCCATGCGTCTTCCCTGAATTGCTTCGATGTAGTGTCGAATATTGCGACAAAGCAATGCCCACGATAGTCTACGAAGTCGCCGACGAAGTAGAATCGTCGGTCGCCAAATGTGTGTATTTCGTGCAGCTTGGAATGTACCATTTTTGACCTCGTTTTGGAAGCACCGTTAACCATTCTTGATGCGGTTTACGGCATATTCGACATATCGGGAGATTTCCTCTGGTGTAGCCGAGTCGGTATCGGCTATTATGAGGGGAGGGGTTGTTTTGGAGAACAGGGGCACATCACGTTTCCAGAGGGGTTTGTCGTTGAGTTCGTTACCGAGGAGGCCTAGGATATACTTCGGGGTACGTTCGATGACTGGGACAAGGTTATCGAAGCTATTTTCGTCAGGGTAGAAGCCGAAGCGGGTACAATCCGTGTTTCCATCTCTGTTGGCAATCATGGAGAGGTGGTGCTTGCTTCGGCACAGGGTTTCGAACTCTGTTTCGTTCATGGGTTTAGTCCTCTGTTGGTTCATCCAGGAGGTGTTTATCCTCGTCCTTGTCGAGTTCTTCTTGGAGTTCCTTTTCGTCCCAGATTTCGTCATAGTTTGGGCAGTCTGGGATGCAGACGTACTTATCCTGCCAGTCTTCTGGTTCTGGACATTCATCCATTTCAGTAAGGCGTTTGTGGCAAGATTTGCAGACAGCACAGGAGAGGGGGCAATCGACGAATACGCCGTCTTGGCAGATATCAACCATGGTTTGCTTCCTTTTTAGTTATCTTTGGCGATGCCGTAGGTTGTCCTGAGGGCAGCAAGCTGTGTTGCCGTCTGTTTATAGACCTTGACCATGTCGAGGGCGTAGAGGATATGGTTTGCGATTCCCTTCAGTGTCTCGATTGGGGCCCATGACGAGTCTTCGGTGTGGAAGTAATCGAGGGGTTCCCAATTCGGTTTTACGTCCATTTCTCCGTCTTCGTTGCGGTGGATACCGAAGTGCATGATGAGCACTGTCCCGTAGAAGTCGTCACGGGCTTCGTTGTAGTGCATGCAGAAATCGATTCGCAGGTCATCGAAATCGGTCGATACATGACCTTCGACGGTAATCGGGTTTCGCACGTTCAGTCTTACGGACTTGTTTTCGACGGTAAATCGTGACTTGTCGCAGACCAGCGGGGCGAGAAGGTCGATTACGTCACCTTTGGCGTTGTCAGCGTCGAGGATAGCCTGTTTTTGTGCAGAATTGTTCATTGGGATTTCCTTTTTGTATATGTGGTTTGTATTTGTTTGCATGAACAATATAGATAATTATTTTCTGGCTGTCAAGGGGTTTTCTTACCTTTTCTGAAAGATGTTGCCTTCAGGGGTTCATCCTTGGCAAGGAATTTGAGTGCGAAAGCGAGTCCTTGTGGTTTTGACGTTGGGATGACCTTGACGGTATTTGCGTCGTAGAGCTGGGGTTCAACGAGTCTGACTGGAGGGCCGAAGTATTTATCAGGGTGTTTGAGGTAGTCTTGGAAACGGGCTTCTGATTTCGCTTTGAGTTCGGCGTATTCTTCCCTACGGACTTTATCCCAGTATTGGTAGTTGAAGTTGCGTTGTTCGACTGGCCTTCCATAGAAGTAGTTAACGAGGTCTCTAACCCAGTATTCGACAGCGGCACATTTTCCGTCCACGTCTCTGTCTGGGGGGATTTCGAACTTAATCCGCTTGTTGATTTTATTGGATATATTTTTGAAGCCTCCGATAGAATCTAGGATTTCGTCCCCGTTGCGGAGGTTTCTTGTGGCATTTATGACGAACGAGAAGTATCTTCCGTCCTTTTCGATTTTATACAGGTCGGAGTGCGGTCTGGCGTCCATGACCAGTTCGTCTGCCGACAATTCCCCTTGATTGGTGGTTTTGAACCCGTTTTCTTCGAGGCGTTTGAAGAGGAGTTCGAACGGGGTTTCCTTCCATCCGTTCGGGAACTCGTTCTTGACCATTGTAAATTCGCTCATTTTTTATCCATGGGTTTAGTTAGATACTTGTCGATTTCATCCCGCAGTTTCTTGTATGCGAGTATTGCATGCAGTTCTTTCAGTGGCACTGTTTTAGACATAGTTTGTCACCTACTTAGTCATCTTGGGCAAATCGAAGGTGACATTGAGTTTCTTGTTGCAGTGGGAGCAGTAGACGGAGAATGCGGGGAAGTTGCAGAGGGTTGGGACGTTTTTTTTGAACTCGTTGACTGTTCCGCATTCGCATTTCCACTGCACCTGATATTCGTCTGGTGCGAAGCAATGGGAGATGAGTTTCCAGCAGACTTCTGGTGCAACTGGATTTGATTTAGGCTTAGGTTTTGGTGGAATAGCGAGTTCCGCATCGAAGCAGTCCTTGGGTGCTTCAACCACGCCGCAAACTGCTGAGTCGAACTTCTGGGGGATGTCAACGGATTTCCAGTACTTGATTTGGGCCCCGTTGCAACTATGGAAGTTGCCTGCTGGGACATCGTAGCAGAGGACATCGCCTTCTTTGCTTTCCGTCCAGGTAAGTGACTTGGCTGGTTTCATCTTGGCTACGATGACTGCGGGTCTGAGTTTTTCTGGGTTCTGCCTGTCTTCGAGCAGGGCGAAGATTTCCTGATTCAATGGTATTTCAGTGTTGGAAACGTCGTTCCATCCGTGCAGTTCAATCATTGGTTTTCCTCCTAGGAGATGCAATTTTTGAGTGATTGTTGTTCAATATCGTCGAACAGGTCTCCCGTGCTGGGGAGTTTACCGTTGGCATCGTCGATATAGCGTTCGACGAGTTTCTTGAACTCTTCGTTTCCGCCATAAATCCACATTGTACGATAGTTGAACTGGGTAATGAACTTATGGGTTCTATCGGTGTAGAAGGCCATGTTGTGGAGGCCAAGCATTCCGAATTCCTTTTCCTTGTAGAAGACATGAACATCGGAGAAGACTGGCTTGTCGGCATTGTCGTAAGTGAAGGTGCAGCCTTTGGATTCGAGGTATTTGTGGGCGTCGGAGTATTCCATGTTCATAACCTTAGGTTTTAACAAATATAACGAAACAACCCCATGTTGTCAAGGGGTTTGTGGTAACTCTTTCTTGCAGTTGGGTTCTCCGCCCTTGCTGTCTGGAATCCAGGTGCATTTCTGGCTTTCGACAATGTCCTTGAACCAAGTGGGGAGTTCTTTCGGCAATTCCTCCCCGTCGAGCAATCCTTTTATTTTGACCCGTTCCATTGAATCCTCGCTTATAGCTGTATAAGCTCATTGGTCTCGCGTTCTTTTTCTGCAGCTTTTACGAGGGCTTCCATGTTGTCGATATACTGTCTGACGAGGGACGGGTTAAGTTTGCCTCCCGACTGACGCATGCATTGCCCGACGAGTTCGTGCTTTGCCTTGTCGTCACCGTTCTGGGCCCTGTGCAGGAGGTCTGGAAACTTGTTGATGATATCGAGGACAGCAATCGGGTCGGGCATGCACTGGCGGAGACCGATGTTCTTGATGACATCCTCTGGGGTTCCACCCTGTTCGAAGATGATTTCTGCAACCTTCTTTCCAATCTTGGCGTTGATAACATTGTCCTTAATCATGTCGAAGACATGGAGGACGTTCTGAATCTTCTCATTTTCCATCGGGTTTCTCATGTTTTTACTCATTTGTTCTATCCATGCCCATGTCTTACTCAGCAGGCAGCCGTGCATATTTCGTGGATTGAATTCAGTTATGTGATAAATTTCGAAACATTTATCGGCGAGCTTGGCTATCTTCTGGTAAACCTCTTCCGCAGTAAACTCCGTGCATAGGAGCCACATGGGTTCAATAGGGTGTTGCCAGTCACCGAGCTTCTTGATTGTGTGCAGAAATTCCGTCCAGTCATCTGGACTTACGTTTGAAGGCTGGCTGTATGTGACAGATACGAAATTCATCGCCCCTCCTCTGGGTAAATGTATTCTGGTTTAATCTTGCTGGTTTTCTCTACGAGTTCGCAATGTTCTTCGTACAGCTTGATGTATTTTCTTGCATCCTCCTCGGAGTAGAACCCGATGCGGTTAGCAAGGCAAAATGCGTCATAGGTTTCATGCTCGATGTAAACATCAAGTTCCTGATACTCGCTTAAAAAAGCGGGTTCCCACCAGCGGAAGAACAGGAATTTGACCCTCTTGTAGGGAGCGAAAATTTTCTTTCCGTTATTATACAAGACTTTTATACGCCACATAGGTTAAACTCCTTTCCAGTCGGCTTTGTCGAGGAGCCAGTCGGAGAATGTGATGACTGGATTCATAAGATACTTGTGCTCAGTTGATGACCATGGCCTGACGATGCGGTAGAGCATGAATGCTGGCATCAGTGCGAGCTTGGCGAGGTAGTAGATACCGAGAGCGAGCAGGCTGATTAGGGCCGCTGCGATGACGAAGGGGAGTGCAATGATTGATATGAACAGCACTACAACCCAGTGGATTCGTTGTTTGATAGTCATAATTTACCACGGTTCATGATATACAAGGTCAAGGATTTGCGTCATTTGGTGGTCAAAGTAGTTTTTTAACACGGTGAGACACTGAATTGCACTATCAACGGTGATGGCCACTGTGCCATCGCTGTTGACTGACGCTTTCACTTTCTTGAACCAGTCTGGCGAGTCCAGCTTCATCTGAGCGGCCTTTATCCGTGTGTTACGGACAAAGGTTGCAAAATGCAGACCAAAAACTGCATCGTGTAAATCGTCAACCGAAGATTCGAGAATCATGTCTTTACTGCGGGTTACCCAGTCGTCTGCATCGAGGTTTGCTTCCTTGCGTTTTTCATCCACGGCCTCACGGGTGAGATAACCTTCATTGACCATCTCTGTTGCATACCGTTCGATTTCGTCGAGATATTCCTTCGTTATTTTATCTGCCATAATTATCTACCATACCTGCGAGACAACCATTGTTTATCCATCTTATTCCTAGATTTAAGCTTTATGCTTTCTGGTAATTGCTCAACCAATCTTCGCCTGCTTTCCTGATAACATTCTAGCGCCCATAATTGTCGTGCATAAATTCCTGTCAGTGTAAACAGGCGTATTTCTTTATACAAGCCAGGGAGTACACGGGTATAATAATACACACTATGGTCTTTATTCGAGTACACCGCAGTGGAACTTCGCCCTTCCCATCCATTGAAGAACCCCAATGTATAGTATGCCAGTTCAAACGCCTCCTCTTCGGTGAGACATAAGTTTGCTAGTTTACATTTCTTCATGGCAATGATTTATCCGAATAAGTCTTTGTTGCGGTGTTCTAGGTACGGAATAAATATAGTTAATTTTTCTGTTTCGTCAAGTCCCTTCCGCACATAGGGCAAAATTTTATGCCACGGATGGTGCAGATATTAACGGTCTGGTCGTCCGTCGTCTGGATTTCAATATCGTTAAAGTGTACTATCGCCTCGTATGGAAAGCAGCTCATTGGTGCATTGAGGACAACGCCACCTGGGTGTTCGCAGTAGAAGCACGGTTGCTTCTTTTTTTCTTCTTCGTTTTTCATTTGCGATTCCTTTTGCAATCGGGGTATAGGAACCTGAGAGCCTTGTAGATGCCATCTGGTGCTGACATCCCAGGTATCGGCCCATGACAGTCGAACAGTGCTGGAAACCTGCGGCGGTCCATAGGCATGCGTTCTTTGGGATGCTTCTTCCGCCATTCCGCTTCTTCCCGTTCCCATTCTTCGAGAGCCTTCTTGCGTTCTTCTTCCCACTTCTTGGCTTCGATGGCACGCTTGGCATCTTCCTCTGCCCAACGCTTACGGTCTGCAGCGATGTCGTGAATCTTCTTCAACGGGATTCCGTTGGAAAGGATTTCCTTGATGACATAGTTGTCGGGACCGTATTCCTCGTTATTGAGGCGGCAGATTTCTAGGTCGTAGTCTTCCTTGCTGCGGAAGTAGCCACAGAACCATTGCTTACCGTTCGGGTAGACACGGTAGAGTTCAAAACAGCGTTCGGAGCCTTGGAGTTTAGCTCCTGTATAGTCAATCATTTTTCTCATTTCAGTTTCTCCGCAAGTTTACGGTAATTCTCTTCGAGGTTTCCCCAGAATGCAATCCATTCTTTATAGGATTTATGTGCGATGCGTTTGAACGGGTTCGTACGGGTTCTATCGCCATTTTCGGAACAGTAATGCAGGCGAGCGGTACGGAAATACACATGCCACAGGAATTTGTTTTCCTTCGCTCTTTCCGCTTTTTCAAGGCACAGCGCACGGCGGAGCAGCTTGATTTCCATCGCCTGCTTTCTGGCGAGCTGCAACCAGTTTTCACGGGCCTTGTCGGTATTGAGTGCATCTTCCTTCAAGTTGGCAAACTCGATTTCTTTTGCTTCGAGTTTCGCTTTCAGCTCGGCATTCTCGATGCGGAGCTTTTCGTCAGTCTGATTGTTGTTTGAACTGATGTGAAATCGTCTTCCACCTCTCATGTTTTCTCCTTTTCGTTTTCGGCAAGCTTCTTGATGTAGTCGAGCATGAACGGGGTGTGCTTTTCGACAAGTTTGCACAGTTCGTCAAATTCGATGACATGCAATTCAGTCAACCCCTGTTCTATCGTGCTCATCCTAGACAGGTATAAAGAAGACTCTTCGTTGAAGTATGGGTGAAACCCATAGTCAATATGAAGTGTACGCCCAGTCAGGTAAACCGACTTATCACCATATCCTGTAAGCGTGAGTCCGTCAATCCGCATATATTTACAGTTATTGACATCTTCATCATCCCAGAATACATACTTTCCGCCAAGCGCCCCAATGATAGCGTTGCGTAGTTGTTTTTCAATGCTTCCGTTCTCTTTGATGATTTTTCTAAGCAGATGTGCCTTACCCTTGGTGCAACGACGAATCATGTCGAGCAGCTCTGTATTTTTATCATGTAGCTTCTCGGCAATTTTCGACATTTCCCTGTAGGTTTCAATGTCTGCCTTATAATGAAGGGAATCCATGTAAAGACCGATTGATTTCGCCACATTTTCGCAAAGTGATTCGTCGGAGTTAATCGTCGGATATTTTCTTAGTTCATTGACCAAGGTGGCAATAGCATTTTGCTCTTCATGGGATTTCCTACTTATTGCCGCTATCTCGTCAATATGGTTTAACACAACTTCACAGAAAAACTCTTCGCAAAAAGCCATACTGTCTTGCCAATATTTGCTTCCGCAGGTTTCCTCTGCCTTCTTTCTTGCAGCCTCCACTTCATCCTTCCATCGAAGACCTGCATCAGGATTTGTCCACCTTTCAGTCAAGGTGGTTACACGGAGGAATGCAATGAAAAAGTTGATGAAATAGCCTGTACGGTCGCTATAATATCCTAGAATACGCTTTAACCCGTCAAGGGTGTAATCCCACTCTGGAGGTGGCATGTATGTCATTCCAGACTTAGGTTCTTTTGCGTAAAGCTCTCTTGCTTCTTTCAGAAATTGTTTTGCATCCATACTACTTCTCTTTGTTTTCCTGCTGCATGTCGTGCAGGGATTTTACGTGGTAGCTGATAGTGTCCTTGCTCAAGTCGGGGAAATAACCAGTTTCCTCGTAGAGTTCGTCAGAAACCCATTTGCACTCTCGGCATTGAATCCTTATGCTGAAAATGCCGTAGTCAACCCTTTCCCCGAAACACTCGAATTTGATATCGTTCTTGCATTGAGGGCAGACGATGTAGTTACGCGGTTTCATGTCGAACTGCATAGGAACTCCTTACTTAGTTTTTACATGGTTCTTTACGGCGTTCACGATACGGATTACATCCTTGTCAGTAACCGATTCCCACCTTACCTGATAGGACAGGTCATCAAGCGTACCGTTCTCACACGGGGCGACACCCAGCATCGTAGCAAGACCCTTACCATTGATAAAGAAAACTGAGTTCTGAATGGCACCCTGCAAATTGAAGGTGTCCTTCGGGAATTTCGAACCGATGTATTTCACGAACTTGACGAAGCTCCAGCGAGGGATATCCATATACCGTCTATCGGCTTCGTGCCAAAAACTGTCACCATACAAACGAACCTTGTACTGATTGAGTTCAAGTTCGGCAAGCGGCCTGTCTTCCGCTTCTGGTCTATAGTCAAACGAATGAATGCGACGGTTGGAATCGGTCGTGTCGAGGACTTCACCCTTGCCCTGTGCAACCCACATGGCGAGTTCCCAATGAGTCGGGATATTGCTTGTAATCTCTTCTGTTTTAACGTTCTTTTTTACCATGTTAAACCCTCTGGATAAGCGTCATCAAACCCGACATAGAATTTGCCTTTATAACCCTGTTTGATGGCTTTGTTGATGAAATCGATTGCTTGCTGTTCCGTATGGAAAATCGGGTCATATATGCTTTTGCTGTATATTTCGGCATGTCCCATGGCGGTATCAGCCGTCATGAGGATATATTGGGACCATCTGAGAAATCCCTTCTTCCACTGGGGAACCCAGCGACCGTGTATTTTCTTGACACGGTGTGTCTTGTCGATGTAGGTGGCCATAGTTATCCTTTAATCGGTCCAGTTATAAAAGTCCCGTTCCGCATTATGGTCATATCCGCAGTGCATGCAGCGGTAGTTTCCATCTTCGGTCTTTTTGAATTCTCCGAGCCCACACCATGGGCAATCAGTCGGTTCGTAGTATTCCTTACACGGATTCTTTGGTTTCCTAATGTCCTTGCTTTTTAAACGGTAGTCGGTCTCCTCCCTGACAACTCGGGTCCATACCCTGTTTTCTCCAAAATGCAAGTACAGTTCTTCCTTTGACATCCGTCTCGCCTGACACTTGAGCAAGGGATACAATTTCTTTTCCTCTTCCGTATATGTTTCGGTAAGCCACGGAGCTCCGTCTGTGTTGAGATACCTGTTTTCCTTGTCCTCGTAGGCGGCGAACACCTCATCAAATTTAAAGTATGGGCATTCCCCCTTTGCCAGTTTTTCCAACTGTTCTTTAAGCCAGTTGACTTCGGCCACGGATGCACCCTTCGGGCATATATCGTCGATGATGTCGGCGGTATCTCGCCAAGTCTTCGGCGGCTCAAAATACGGGGGTGGATAACCTGATATTGTATCGACCCTGAGAAGTTCTTCGAGTTTGTCCTTGACGTTTTCATCGAGGTTGGAATCCCCGATGATATCAAGCGCTTCCTCAACATTGCTATAATACTCGTCCCAGTTGATTGGGCAAATCGACATTTCACCTACCATAGTTAAACAATCTCCGATTTGATGTTTTTATCGTAGCACCATTTCCATTTGCTGCAGCTGTTCAGGTAGCGAGGCACCCTGTTGTGGTAGAAATGATATCCATCCTTGATAGTCTCTTCCGTGTTGTTAGTGTTTGGCATAAGTGTCGTATGGTCCGCTTCGAGGAAACCGCCGTTAGGGGGCGTGACATAAATCCAAACATTCCTGTCAGGAAGAGCATCAGCAAATGTCCTCCAAGTGATATTAATTGTTTCAAACTTTATCATTTTCAACCTTGTCTTTGTCACCGAACGCCCGTTTTGCTGTATCAAACAGATTCTTTAGCCCATTGCGGTTGTTGTCGATAATTTCCTTGCGTTCTTTCAACCATTCAAGAGCATCGTCAGGTTCGACAATATAAAGCATTTGAATCTGAGTACCATCAGCGGACATAGGGATTTTGCCAGAGTTAACCTGCTGCTCGACAAGATTAGCTACGGTAGAAATTCCATTGCTTTCATTAGGCCATACGCCAAAGCCATATTGTTTGGGCTTCTCGTCTGAAACCAGATTCAAATCTATGTAATCGCCTGTCGCCATTACAGCAGTGTTATAGAACCCACCAAGTTTGACATCGTTCACTAATACTAATCCACGAACAAACTTGTTGTCTCCTGTGACAAATTTGCCACGCAGCATTTTATACACAACGTCGCAGACATGTTGAACCTTGCTCTCGTAGTTCTTACCAGCTTCGGCTTCTTGCTTACTGAACTCTTCGCATTTCTCGTCAATATGCGTCTTTGCATTAGCGAATGATTCTTCATTGCCAGGAAATTTCTTTTCCAAGTCATAGATTGAATACTTGAGATTGCGATACATCTTGGCTTCATCGGACTGAACCATTTTCTTTGCAGTCTGGTTGACATCAATGAGTGCGTCGATAAGTTCTTTCGTGTAGCAGAAAGGGGTGCATTTTATGTTATTTAGCATAGTTATCCTCTGTATGTTGCGGGCAATGTGCCGTTTCTTTTTGCCCATTCAATCTTTTCCTTGCATCCGTATTCGCAGTGGCAACGGCAGTCATCACATGGGCAATCAGAAAGAGCTTCAAAGCGGTACTTCTGCTTGATGTTCGGATATTTCTTGTGGTCAACCTCGCTCAGGAACATCGAGAGAGGGCGGGCACAGAAAGTAGGCTTTCCGTAAAGAGCCTTGTACACAACAAGAAGTTCCTTTGTCTCAGTATGCTCGGCGAGCCCGATAATCTGATACAGGTACATGTTCGGACTCTTTTCGAGTTCATTCTTGGTTAGTGTTTCACGCTTGAAGTGCTTGACTATAGCACCTGCAATGAATCCACGCTTCGATGCAACACTTAAATCATAAATCATTTTTCGCCTCAGTATCGTTGTCCTTGGGGGTTCTTCTAGGTTTGATTAACAGGATGAGATGGTTTGGTTCAAACGGGTCTTTGTCCGTATAAAGAGCGTATCGCCTGTACTTGGACGGAGAAGTGTTCAGGTGAAGTTCCTGCATTGTCGGCTCACCGTTCTCGTCTACGATATTGTACACTGAAGAAATCGCACCAGCCTGTCCCTTACATGCTTCACGCCTGCTTCCAAGGTCGATATGCAGGCCAGTCTGTTCGTAGAGGTATCTGGCGAACTCGACATCGGTCAACTTTATCCTTCGATAACCGTACTCGCCTGTATAGTTTGAAACCATGTAATCAAGGCAATGCTTCTCATAACCAGGCATTCCAAGCTTTAATGTTACGACTATGGACATACTTCCTCGTTTAAATCTCGATGATGAAGTCTTCGTGGTTCGTCGGTTTGGAACCACGTGTTTCTTTGCCGTCTTTGATAATCATGGTGTCGGCATAGGCCCTATGCTCGCCAGGATATCCGTTCGGGTTGCAAAGAATCGTTATCGTCTTTCCGTTCGGATTGACATAGGTGCAAATCTTCCTGTCGTGAACATGGCCGCAAACCCAGATGGCATCGTGGTCGAACATGTCGAGGAACTTCTTTCCCTCGAAGTAGAAGTAGGTATTCAGTGGGCTGAGCCTGTATTCGAAATTGATGCCGACCTCGATTGGAGCGAAGTGGGTCATCATGATTTTAGGCTGCTTCGCTACGAGTTCGGTCATCATCTTGTCGTAGTGTTCCCAGATTTTATCGGGATTCTGCTTGAAGTATCTCCAATGCTCGCCGTCGAACCATTCACGCTTCCAAATGACCTTCTTGCTGTGTCCGTAAGCATACGGTTCGACATTGAAGTCGCACATGCCCATGCAGCCTGCTACGTTGTCCATCATCCTTCCTTCGAGTAGATGGACATTTCCCAACGTGTTGCAGAACTTCTGTATTGCGGCAATCTTTTCTTCCGACGTTTTGAACTGTAGGTTAGACTTTGACGGAGTACCGCCACGAACGAGGATGTCGTGGTTTCCGAAGCACATATAGACTTCCTTGTACTTGTTGGAAAGCCACTTCACCGCCCTTGTGTAGGTAAGCCAGTCATTGGCAACATCGCCTGCGACAACGATTGCGTCAGTCTCGGGATAATCGCAAGAATGCCAGAGGTATTCCATCGTATTGAAAACGACATCTTCCTTCACTTCGTCGCCACGAAGTTTTGAAGGCTTGTTCGCATACGAGAACCAAGTGTCTGGATGAAGGTCGGATAGGATAAACGCTTGCATAGATTATTTTCCTTTGAGACGGTCTTTCCAGTAGTCACGGGGATTGATTGCCAACTCGCTGTCGGCAACCACGGACAATTCCTGCTTGCATGTAGGGCATTCCGTCTTGACAACGTATGTATGGCGGTTCCAGAGGCTGGAATCACCCTTTACGGATTCATAAAAGCGGATGTGACGCATGTCCTGAATGAATGCACAGTGGCAATTCCCGCAACGGAAAGTGATGCCACGACGCTTGCCGAACACGTCTTCGATTTCTTCTGTGGATTTGAGTTCTTTGTAGTTTTCCATAGACTAAAATATAGTCTATTTAATGCGGTTTGTCAAGAGCATTCTCTTCATTTTCGCATTTATAAGGACGCAATCCTACTCATGCAAACATTTACTTTTACATTCGGGACAAGAAAACGAGAACTCACCTGTAAGTTCCGTTTCACAGAATTTCTGTGACACAACAAACTCACAGCCGCATTTACACTTGAACGCCAACTTATTGCCTGATTTCAGCACGGTGACATCACTTTTTTGCCCATAGTCCCTCATAAAGGGGTTTGGAACACCTTTTTTATCCCGTTTGAAAATCATTTTTCATCCTCTTGGTTCAGAACATTTTTCAACGTGTCGGCAAGATTGGTGGCGGCAAGCGCTTCGATAGAGGGAGTTTCCTTCTCCTCTTTCATGTGCTTTTCCAACCCAGCCTTGTCGTGGCCGAAATCGGCCTTGCAGAATGGACAGCGGAAACCCATAATTTAATCCTCTTCGTAGTAGACAGGTTCTAACCCTTGGTCATAAGCCATGCTGTTGACAGCAGACTTGAACTGTCTTCTTGAAAATTTTAACAACGCCTTTTCAATCGCAAGCCGTTCTTCAAGGTCTGCGATATTTACCAAGTGTTCGCACATCCTCTGATTGTATGCGCCTATTGACTTGGGGCGCATTTCGTCAAAGAACCGTTCCTCGGCTTCAAGGGCATTGTATATCTGGTTTTCAAACCGATTCATCAAAATTCCCATTTAGACCGACAATACACATGGTATGGCTTCAATGTCATCGAAGCTTCATGGCTTTTATGGAATGTAGACTTGCCACCTTGGGTAAGATACATGTTCTGACAATGCCATGTGACAACCTTTGCTGTCCAGCCAGTATTGTAATAGCAGGCGCCATCCTTGGTCATCAGGTCAGATGCCTTTCGATGGAAGTGCATCAGGGTATCTTTCGTTGCAGGATTCCAGATAACCAATTCCTTGCAGTGGTCATCCTTGGCATACGCACTGCACAGGGAAATAACTAGAATAAATGCTATAATCAGACGCATGGGTTAACCCTCTTTATCTCTTTGCTTATTATTTGTTCTCCACTTAATCTCGCCATAGCGGAGCATATCAGCCTTGTCCATCAGCCGTTCGGCAATTTTAGAAACATCTATTGCAAAGACATCGTCGGTGACTTGGTCAATCAACTCCCAGATATCGTCCGAATGTGCATAGAACTTCGAGTTTACAAGGTTAGTGATTTCCTTGATGACATCGGCCTTGTGACGGTCAACATAGGTGTACTTCTTCAACAGATGACGGAAACGCCACTTGAATCTGGTAGATGTAGAACACTGGTCCGCAGTGTACACATCGGCCACCGTCTTCATGTGTTCATCAACATACAGCTTGGCGACAAGCCTCTGATTGAAGTAGCACTTGATGTGGAATTCCATTTCATTGGCCATAGCACTCTTGAATTCACAAGCATCGTTAAAGAGCTTGTTGCAATAACGCTTAAAGTATGTCTGAGTAATCATCGTTGCCACCTATGCATTTACAACTTCGGGAGGAATAATCGGCTGCACACTGCATATTTGCATGCCAGCAGTTGACCACAGGTTTACTTCACAGTCGGCAAGGACGCAGTCACACGGGGCTACCACAGATTCGAGACTGTATGTGCTTGTCTGGTTGAGAATATCGAACACGACTTCACCTTTCTTAATGGTATCTCCAGGTGCGAACCTGTGCTTGACGAGTCCTTGGTAGTGGGCATGAAGGTTAATCATGTTGTACTGGGCAGGGAGCGTTCCACCAGCCGATGACAGGAAGTCTGACCTAGGCGTACCATCAAGTGCCTGCAAAAGTTTCAAAACGAATTCAGTTTGCTTTTCAATGACATCTTTGAAGCCTGGGGCAAACGCCATTCCACCAAGTTCCACAGTAAACCCGATGTTGCCGCTGTACACGGCATAGCGTTTGATGGTGTCCGTTTCCGATTCGCAGAGCATGTAATGCAGGCCGTTCTTGATTGCAAACCTGATGTATGATGCAGCGAACTTGTTGTTAGATACAAGTATTGCATTATCACATGCAGGGGAGTTATGCACATCCACTACGGCATGTGCCCAAGAATTGATTCTAAGCTTGATAGTTCGTACCATGTCATCCATTGAGTATTCAGAATGGATACCAAACGCCCTATTGAAGTCACGAGTGGGTTCCTTGGGGTTCGGCATCTCACGGACATTCTCGTTTAAGCCAGGGATGTTTAGTATCTGGTACTCGACTTCCGATTGGTGGTTAGTATTCTTAAACTTGTGCAATGCATGCGAAGTGGCATAGACGGCAGCCTGTTCGTTGCCGTGGGTTCCTGAAATAAGGAAGATGTTCATTTTAACCTGCCTTTACGATTTTGGTTATCTTTTCGATAATATAAGCGTGGTCGTCACTGAGTTTGAACGTGTCTAGGATATCCTGCTTCACCGTCAATTCACCGACAAAGAGGCGATACAGTTCATAGGCGACACGGTAACGGCTCTTCTGTTTAAGAACGCCCCTTTTGTCCTTTTTAATAGCGTCCTTCATGACACGCTTCAACTCACGGGCAAGCTGCTTCTTGTCGCTGCCTTGCATCAGGCGGGCAGCCATTTCGTACTGATTACAAGAAACTAGCTTTCCGAAATCGCCAATAATCCTGTACTTCGGTCTCGAAACTATCTTGCTAAGAACTGCAAAGATTGCTGCGAGAAGGAAGAGTACGCAGAAGATGATGAACATGGTATCGTCATAAGGGCCGTTTGCTACGACAACATATTGAGTCATTTTGGATTCTCCTTAAATGAATTAGTCTAACGGAAGGCTGTCAACCTTGAATTCCTTGCATGTCTTGTTAAACGCAGTATTGAGCAGCCATGCAGTCATCTGTCGTACGCCGTGGGCACGAAGCCTCAACGGAATGCGCCCAGATATGATGTATTTTTCAAGCAGATGCATCATGTTTTTGAGAATGTCGATTTTGAACTCGGGCTTATAGTGAACCCATCTTGGGGAATTCATTGCGACGAGCCACAGCTTGACTGTCGCCCTACGAAGAATGCCACGCACATCGCTAGGCTTCCTTCTAACAAGCACACGGTCAATCATCTTGAGATAGTGATTGTAGGCACTATCAGGGTCGTGGCATACCCATTTTTCACGCTCGGTTCCATCCAGTGCAATGTACTTTCTGAGGAAAATACTCTTGTTGGGCCACTTCTGGTAGTGGATTCCGTGCATTTTAAGGTCACGGTAGTAGAATTTTAGAACCCTATTCATTTAGACATCCTTGTTTTTCAATGAATTGAACATCTTCGTCATATCGACTCCCCTTGCAAGATTAATCACTGCACTCTTGTAGGGACAATCCTTGATAAGGTCATGGGAAACCAGCAGGTTGATACACTTTTCCAGCTTTTCTTTGGCGGCAACGGCAGCATGTCGAGAATCACGAAGTTCCTTTCTCTTCGTTCTGTAAAAGTCACTCATCGATGACCATTTTTTACGTTCTTCAAGAACCTGATTGGACAAGTCCTCGATGATTTTTTCTACGAGGTCGGCAGGGTAGAAATCGACATACTTATGGCTATATCCACCATGTTCGTCCATGTAAAACGTACGCTTGCTGCCTTTAAGCCTGTTCATCGCTAGTGTCTTTACTGGCATATTCAACCATCCTTATACGACCGTTACGGGAATGATGTTCTCTTCACCGCAGTGGGAGCACCAGAGGTGTCCACCCTCGCGGTCATATGTTTTCGCTGTAAAGCGGCCCTTGTTATACTTTCCGCACTTTCCGCAAATGTATTCAAACTTCGGTGAAATGCCGATTAACATGGTAGGGCTCCAATTCCATGCGCTAAACTTAGTGCATTTTACACTCATGACTGCGACTCCTGTTTAGGGGTTTCGTTTTTCAGCCAGAGCCAGAATTGGTTGGCTGCCCAACCTTCGACACATTCTGGCTTTATTTCGGTGACAATGAACCCTTCGAAAGTACCTGGTTCATACAGGTCATGGAAAATCTCTTCGACAGATTTCTCGCTCTTGACAAACCAGACGGTTTCGATTGGATGATGCCAGTCGTATTCCTTCTTGATTTTGCGGAGGAATCGAAGCCACTTCTCGATGTCGGTCTCTGTCTTGATTCCGTATGATACTGAAAATATACGCATGTCAAAAATATAGCAATTAAATTGTTAATTGTCAATTACGGACACCACCACGGGGTAGCGCAACCTTCCTTTTCCTCGGGAGGAGTCCAGTACGGGTTTTCCTCGCCAGAGCCTGCGAGCAACGGAGCTTCGTTCTCGTAGGAGATGGTCTGCATTTCGGGTTTAGTGTATTCTTTCTTCTTTTTCATTGGTTAACTCCATTTGGTTTGTAATCCCATTCCACGACCTTATCTTCTTCATAGATATGGCCGAAAGCGTTTTCAAATCCCTTTGGGAAACGCATCTTGGTGATGTGGACATCCTTGATGCGACCGCTCGGGTAATACTCGTTTACTGCCCAGCATTCTTCGCCACTGCGTTCAATCCAGTGGGTTGCAATGTCATGTTCATCGACTTCAAGTTCTTCGAAAGTGTGCTTTGCCATTTTTAATCCTTTTTGTCACAAAATGTGTATAGTTTTTGTGACAAAATCATTTGATTCCTTTGAACATTTTGTCGTTTTCCAGCTTCATGCGGCGTTCATTCTCTCCCTTGGCCTTCATGGCTGCACCCACACTCAGGAGAAGCACACACAGGATGAGCAAGATTTCGGTTGACGAAGCAACATACCCGAAGATTTCGACAAGATATTTGACCAGCAATCCAACGAGGTCAAGAGCGACGGCACAGCATACTGCAATGCCAAGCCCACCGAAGAAATACTTTAAGAACAGCTTAATCATCCGATTACCTCGAATACCATCTTCTTGAAGGTTTCCCAGTTTGCATCAAGCTGGTCGTAGATGTCGATTTTACGTTCGGTTTTCGTATCGGGCCAACCCGTCACGATTACCTCGTATTCGCACTTAGCCCAGAAATAATACTGGCACTTGCGGCGAAGCTCCATTTCAATCAGTTCTTCTGGAGTATACTTCATGCGGTTCTTATTTTCGTCCCAGACCATCTTGCTGACAAGTTTAAGGTACTTGGCATCATCCTTGCCGTAGGCGCCATCAAGGTTCTTTTTGAGCTTTTTAAGCTCTTTCAACAATGCTTCAACTTGTCCGAATTCAAAGATGTTTTCGAACGTGATTCCATGGCCAAACTGGTTGTAGATGACCTTAAATACAGGTTTCTTAGCCTTTTTCATTCTTAGACTCCTTTTGCTTCTTGATGCTGTCGCAGAACATCTGGTAGCGCTTTTTCACCCGCTTTTCGACCTCGTTCCAAATCAGAACCCACGAACCCGCAGAAAGCAGTTCCTTTTTCTTGTGTTGGGTGCTAAACGGGCTTTCTCCATCCTTTGTATAAAGCGGTGTGCTTTCGAGATGGCGACCGTTGCGCTCTTCCCGAAGAAGGGAGGAAAACAGGAGGACCATCGAGTGGGCATACCTGACACGGAGAGCCCACTGGGACAGCAAACGCTGTTGCATCAGCTCACAGTTATGGGCATGAACGCTGAGAAGGAGTTTCCGTTCCTTATCCAGCATTTCATTTTTCGATTCCAAGATAGCCACATTCTCTTTGAGCTTGTGAGCCTGCTCCATGAGTTCACCCGAGAGTTGCAGGTTTCTCTGGATAGATTCGGATAATTCTTTGTCCATCATTTAACCTCTATGCGGCAATAACTGCTGCGACAACAATGAGTTGAACCATAAGGGCAACATCAATCATACACCAGATGGAATTCTTGATGATAATGTCCATAATAACCCCAAGACACTTGAGGGCTGCACATATAACCAGAATTGTTACGGAGTGATACGTATGGAAGTTTACTGCGGCGATTATGTAGTACACCAGCAATACAGCGGCCAACGCAATTACTTGCCACGAAGTTTTCTGCGAGTACGATACCATTGGGCCGATGATGTTGACAGCCAGGGATATACCCATGGCAACCGCACACAACACCACAAGGATGAACGCATAAGTAAACATGATTACTTGCCCTCCACTGTATAGAGTTCAAAAGCGGAAGAACCGAGTAGAGGATAATGAGAGTTAATCCAGATTTTCTGGTATGCCTGCTCACGGATGTCCTTTTCGGACTTCAACGGGTATTGGAGTTTTGGTTGGGTCTGCATTTTTTGTTTCCTTGTTGTTTGTCTTTTCAAAATATACATAAATAATGCAGGCCCGTCAAGGGGTGTTTCTAAATTTTTTTCTGAGTAAAATTGGTTAGTGATTTCCCCTTGCTGATATGGGCGCAATAGAAATAGATGCACCTGGCGAGTGAGTTGGCACGTTCCCGATGGTCGTTTAAGATACTGCCTATCAAATACACATATGCTTGTACAAAGCAACTTAACGGATTCTCGAAATATGCAGTGAATTTTCCCGAATTACATGCTTTGCTTTCTTCCTCGGATGGCATAAGTTTCGCAATGAACGGATATCCAAGTTCGAAGGTTTCAACATTCACCTGAAAAACTACGTGTGGAACACCGTCCGTGTCTTTATACGAATACTCAAATACGTCGTCGGTTTGCTGTTCATCGCATCCTATTTTGTGAAGGACATCGACGATGGGCTTAACGTTTTCATCGAATGCCTCGCCGTATCGGTCATTCCAACTGTCGAACCAGCCCTTATGTTCAGATTTCCGTTTATCTTTAACGGTTTTAACGGCGTCATATATCTTGTATTGTTTGTTTTCCATAGTTTTATGTCCTTGTGTAGGAAGTTTCCTTTGTAGTCGTTCCAGTCGGTTAATCCTTGAAGTTTCGGTACTGGACATCTATCACCTCGTACTTGAGTGATAAATATACGAACTTGAATATGAACTTGAGCAGAGAATTGCCCGACCAGTGATTGCAGAACACGTATGTTCCTCTAGGATTACGCCAGTCGTATGAGATGAGATACTTGTCTTGGTACATGTTAAATGTCCTCCATAATTAATTAACCGAAAGTGATTGAACAGCCAGTTTCCAACCCGTCAATCTTGTCGATAGGGGTGGCTTTGAACTCGCTGAGACGAAACTTGTCGTACCCTTTTCTCCACAGTGGGTCGTAATTCGTCCTTTTGGCAGCCCTCTTTGCTTCATCGGCTGTTGCGGCCCTGACAATGCAGAAGCGGTTGAAATCGGACGTGGTATGCTCCACAAGGTATAATCTTGGGTTAGTCATCGTCTTTCCTCACAATGCAGAGAGCATATACGGTTCTTGACCCGTGTACATCAAGAGAATAGAAACTGACCTGAATATGTGTGAAATCTTCATAGTATTGGTCTCGTTGGGCTGCGGTAACAAATGATTCTGACGGGATAATAGCTTCGCCTATCGCATTCAACGCTTTCTCGCCTTCAAGGGTTTTGCCGTTATGCACATAACACAATCTAGGCTGCACTTTTGCACCGATGCGGCTCATCAGGAGTGTCTTTGCTTGGCGAAGACTTTTGATTTCGCCACAATAGACAATCTCGTTTTTCAACGGAGTGTTTTCATCATATTTCGCAATGACGGTGATGTAGTGTTTCTTGAAGAACCAGCCCATTAGTCCTCCAATGTCGTATCAGCTACGGCTTTATGAGGGTGATAAAGTTCAAGAGTTCTGACAGGCGGGTTTTCGCTTACAGAACACGCCACGAACAGAAATGCCAAGAATGTTACAACAAGTTTCATACGGTTTCACTAGCCTTTATTGCGTCAACCTTGTTCATCTCCCGCAAAACAAATTCAACTGCACCGCCAGGGCCACCCTTTTCCAACAGGGAGTTAAGCTGTGTCGTGTAGTATGAAGCGGCAGACTTGAGGACGACAGCCCTTGGATAGATTCTGTTGTTTCTGGTAACACAGTCGGCATGTGCAAGCAGGTAATCTATGGTGGGTATAAATTCAATCATTTCCACTCCAATTTTCGATAAAGTTCCATGTAAGCGGCGAAATCATCGGAAGGAATCGTGGGCAACACCTCATGATGGAACGGGGACGCATTGACATGGTTCAAAACGGGTTCGTACTTCGGGTCATCCTTGTCTTTCTCACGGGGCCCTGCATAGTAAATGTACTGTTTCAGCGGGCAATATCCGAGGGGTGTCTTGGCAAGGCCGTATTTCTCCGTGAACACGCACTGTATGGTCTTGTCCTCGTTCTCGATGTAGCTGTTTTCCTTGTCGTACTTGTAACCGCGCAGCATCTTATCGAGAGCAATACTAAACTTCAACCGTAAGTCTTGTGGTGCACTCCACGTTTCGTGCCACTCCTCCACGTATTCTGTTCCGAGTTCAGAATCAGCAGAAATGTAGCAGGAATGTCCGTACGGGACTTCAACCAGGCGAAGAAAGCATCCGCCATTCACATCGTCAAGCTCTGAATAGTTCCCTTCCAGGGTCTCGACAAACGGGATTAACAAATTACGGAAACTGTCGCTGCAATACGATATGCTGGGAAGACGTTCTCCGCCGTCATTCTCGAATTCATATTCAGCCTTTGCGATAAGCTCGTCCTTCCGTTCTGGAATTCTTTCGGCCAGGTACAAAACGGTCTCCCAATTGAGTTGGAAGCCGCCAATAGAAGTCGCTACCAGAAATTTTTGCACAGGTTTCATTTCTTCTCCTTCATCTTACGGAAACTCCACTTGTCGAAACCCTTCGAGTCGCGAATCTGGTCGTCGGTCCCTACGGGCATCGTTGGCGTGGTGTTATTGGTGAGGACGTTCCCGATAAACATTTCAAGTTCCTGCATCGCAGTGTACGGGTCAAGCTGGGTTACCAACCTGATGTCTTCCTCGATGTTCTGCAACTTGTAGTCAAGCCCGCACTGAATCATTTCTGCAATAGGGATTGACGTGAGCTGAGGGTTTACAATCACCGTGTAGTCATAGTTCTTGCTATGCGGACTGTACTTGCTTCCGTTATAGCCGACAGCAAGGATTGGCGAATTGAACTGCACGAAAATGTCGTGTTTCCAGAACGGGTCGGAACCCATGTCAACGATGGGGTCGCCCTTAGAGAACCACGGGAGCTTCTCTTGGATTTCTTCCTGCTTTACATAGTGGTACTCGGCGTCGAACGGGTCCTTTGAACGCTGATGCCTATAGCAATGGAACCACTTTCCGCAAAAGCCGATGTGGAACAGGGTCTGACAGGAATTGAACACAGCGAACCACTCGTTACGCCCAGTGCAAATTTTATGGGGAAGCTCCTGTTGGCGAACGACACTTTCCTTTCGGGTGTGCCGTTCATACACGATGGACGGGTCGTTGAACACATTCAACGCACCGTCGTAGTAGTCTTTGAATTTTGAAAAGATACGCATGCTTACAATATAGTTAATAAAAAACTATTTGTCAAGTGGCGGAGTGAAATATTTTTGCTGAGCGAAGGAAGCCGTCTTCGTCCAGCTTCGAGATGCAGAGCAAGTGAGGCAATTTGCCGCCTTCTTCATACACCGTGTCGTCAAGCATTTCATCAATCATCTTCTTGAAGTCTGGGGCTTCCTCGCCGCTCCACATGCACATGTGTCTCCACTTGCAGATGTACCTGCGCTCTTCGTCACGCTGGTTGATGGTCGTTGCAGTAATTCGGCATGTGGCATGTTTGTCGCTCGTTGCGTTGATGACGATGGCCAATGCAACAAGATGCACCTTTTCGTTAAGCTTCGGTGCTTCACGGTAGATGATATTGTATTTCAGCACGTCTTGGTACTGCACAGGATTCTTGTCATCGAGCTTGGTGACATGTTCTTCCGCAAATACGGGTTCAACATGGGGGACTCCGTATTCGGCGAACGCACCTTCGATGAGTTCAACCGTACGGTTGAGGATTTCTTCTACATCCTGGTTTGACATGATGTTTCGTACCATCTTGCATCTCCTTTATATTGACAGGAACAGTTTCCAAATCTTCTTTGATTTCTCGATATTCGCCTTATGGAGGGCATCCACGGAAGCGGACAGGTTGACAAGGATGTTGTCCTTCGTGGTGTTCATCCAGTGTTCGTAGATTGCTTGAGTGACCTCGTGGGGAGCCTTGAAAGTCATTTTAGTTAGAAAGTCGTAGTAGTTTTCATCCATCGGATAATCCTCTATTAGTAAACGTTCAAAGCGTGATTTTCGTTGTAATTCTGTTCTTCTGAGCGTTCTTTGTACTTTTCTCGTAAATACTGCAAGGACTTTTCAAAATCAATTCCGTTGTCCTTGTTTTTAAGAACCCATTCCGCACCCGCTATAAAAATGCTGTATGTATCAACAAAGTCCATTGCAGTCTTAGTGTACTCCAGCGTCTTGTTTGTCATCCGTTCGGTAGTATGACTGGTTACATTATAGGTAGGTGGAGCTGGGTCCTTGTCAGACCCGTGTCTGCAAAACAAGCAATACGCATCAATCGCCTCTTTTCCAGTACACCAGTCCAATGGAGTGAGCGAATAGAAAGAATGTGCAAAATCGAATTGATGACCTTTCTCTTCGACCTGTTCACCAACCTCCTTGTAAGCGGTGGACCTGTATACAGTTTTTCCCTCGGCATACGCCTTCATGATTGCAATTTGCTCATCAATGCTCTGTTCAGGCATGACATTCTCCTATCTAGTACACAAAACGATTTCGATTACCAGAGCTAGAATCAGGGGCACAACCCATGTGAACTCAACTCCGATAAACATACATACGAGTTTCACCACGAAGCTCAACGCACAGGTTATAACAACGTATGCAACAACAAGTAGGAACGCAGATGCAATGGCATCGAGCGTGGTAATCCTGTCCTGCTGCTCGTTTTCAATACGAAATGACATAATAGATTTACTTGACATAAAACGACAAATGTAAAATGTTGTTTACTAACATTTGTCTCGACATTAACATTTCGAAATGTTAGTATCAGAACAAATGTTAATCCTTTTTCGAACAGATTTCGACAGCAAAGTTCTTTGCCTTACGTTCAATCAATACGACAACGACGGCAGTAGCGATGTAGATGAGTGCGGCAAGTATTTTCTTTTTCATGAGGAATCCTCCGTTTATTGTTTGGGTTGACGACAGAAATATACATATTTATATAATCATTGTCAAGGGAAATGGGATAAATAAGCGTTATTTTTTCCAGAGTTGACAGTAATTTGATTTTATGCTATATTTTTACAAAAAGAGGTACAATATGGCAAACGAAGACGAAGAATGTACACTTAAACGGTTGTTTGACTACCTTTATCCTACCGACGTGTGGTTCGAATACCGCTCGACTTCGGCGGATGGGGCATACATCAAGGTGCTTCTATACAATGATTTGTGGGTTACAGTCTATCCATATATAGACAACACTTTCAAAGTTGTCCACCACGACAACAATGCAAATCCGAAGGAAACCGTTTTCTACTGGTCATACAAAGACCTGATTGAGTATCTTGCCGTGAACTATGAGGGCTAACATGACTAAGGATGAAATCTTGGGTACACAGCGTACTTACTACATCAATACAAAGAGGGGTTACATAGGCAAGAACACGAAGGACAGCTGCATCGAGTTTGTCATGGAAGGAGACAAGGCGATGTGTTTTAAAAATGCAGACGACGCAGTTAAACTAGCGAACGACCTTGTAACGAAGGGGTCTGTGCCTCTTGCACGAGTGTTCTACTGTACCATCCAATCGGGAATACATCCAATAGCACTTATTCGCAAAGAACCCGAAGGTAAGATTAAATATATTTACATTGGCCGTAGCGACATGATGATGCCCGTACAAGGCGGGCTGCAAGCATTGTTGAATCGAGTTAACCAATCAAGGAGATAAATTATGGACCAATATATCGACTTCAAATCAGGCGTTCAACATCACATTCGCAACAAGTTCCTAGAAGCTAATGGCAATAACCTTCCAGAGGCGGTAGAAGGTGCCACATATTTGGCCGACGAGCTAGCCGATTTCATTAGATATTGCTTCGACAACTTCGGTGATACCTTAAAAGAAAGATATCGCTGTTCAATCGGAGTATTGGCTAAAATTGATTCTATAGACCACCCCGAACGATACAAGACCTACAACATGAGCTCCATGTTCGATGTACACCTTTGTGCAGGACGAATAATGGCAAAACACGCCATACAACAGGAAGACGTGCCGCTTGCTCAAATCGAAAATGATGTTCTGACATCAATGAAAACAACACAAGTTATGTCGAATCCAGGTCAAGGAACGTAATAATCGTCATGGTCGGTGATTGCATCGAACACCCACGAAAGCACTCCTATAACCAATAGGAACACGATAAACATCAGAGCCGCAACGACTCCTGGCGCCATCATTCCGTACAGAGCCCCAGCTCCGTCACAGCCAGCGTTCTGTGCGGCAAGAATCGTGATAGTTGTAGATAATTCGGTACTCATATACAAATTGTTTATTTGAAATATATGCGAATTTATTCAAAAAACGCAGTGACAATGGTCACTGCGTGTTCTGTATCACTCTGATGAAAGCTTACAACATGTCGATTACATCATCAAGCATGGACGGCTGTTCGTCAAACTTCCTTTCGGAAATGTCTGCACCATGTTGCCTCAACCAGTTTGCAACGAGGTGCCTGTGACAAAAGTCGCTTGGCTTCTCGTAGCAAAGGAGGGTGAGACGGTCGATTGCATCGGGCCCGTATATCCCAGAGAGTTCCTGCATGACTTCCTTGAAATCAAGTGTGTCAAGGTATTTCAGGAACTCGGCGGTATAGAACTCGGTGTCCCCCTTGTGCGAACCATACTTGAAGTCGAACAGGAGTTCCTTTGAAGGCGCCAGCTTAGGGTATGACGGCTTGTCATACCACTCGGGGTTAATCCTTGCGATAGACAGCGGAAACTCAATTTGCGGCACCTTTGCAAAGTACGATGTGAACACCTAGTAGTCCTCGTGTTTGAACCCTCTGAAATACGTATCGACCGTATTCT